AGAGAAACCTGGCGGTACGTAACGAGTACCGTTGAACAGAACCTTGGTGTGTACACATCAAGACAGTGGAGGACAAGTCGTGTTTTCGTCCATTAATCTGGGAACATGTGTGAAGCCTGGCGGTCGCCTTGCTACAAAGGCGCTGCTTAAGGCTATCGACGACGGCATCGGAAAGGGTGTAACGTCGTTGTTCCCAATCGTAATCTTTAAGTTGAAGGAAGGAGTAACATATAGTCCACAAGACCCGAACTATGATTTGCGTCTGTACTCAGAGCGTGTGACCGCCAAGCGCATGTTCCCCAACTACAGCAACCTCGACGCTCCGTACAACCTCAAGTACTACAAAGAGGGACATCCGGAGACAGAAGTTGCTTACATGGGTATGGCAGCTGGCAAGCATAAGGTACTGCTGCAAGATCCCGACATCCCAATGGAGGGATATCCGAGTGACCAGAAGGATTTTGCCATGTATCAGATGACCTTCGAAGACCTCTGGTACGCAGTTGTAAAACTCGGAGGCGTTGTACGTAAGTTCGATGATACTACAGAGTACGTCGATCTGGAAGCCGATAACGTTCGCGTGGTTGCTATCTATGGAAGAGAGCCCGACAAGGATTCCATGGATTACCGCGCCAGAAAACTGACACGAGTGAGAAAGATCATGCGCTGCAGCAAACCTGCACAGGGGCACACGTGGAAAGACGTGTATGTGTACGGAACTGAAGACGGAAGCTACACAAGTACAGAGAAGCCTGTACGTAAAGTTCTGACGCTCACCAGCGATCATCCTCTGGCTCTTGTGAAAAAAGGCAGAACACAGGTATGCGACATTCAATACGGTGTGGCTGGCGACAGCCTGCGTACGTATGATGGGTGCACGCAGGTACTGGACATCAGAGACAGCTCTTACACAGGATACGGATACGACATTGAGACTTACTCAGATATGTTCGTGCTGGACGACGTCATCAGTCACAACTGTCGTACACGTGCCATATCCAACGTCAACGGTCCTGAGATCGTCACAGACAGAGGCAACCTCAGCTTCACGACGCTGAACCTTCCAAGGTATGCCATAGAGGCATCCAGAGAAGGAACCAGTGAAGAGGAGCGCATCGAGATCTTCTTCAAGAAGCTCGACAAGTACCTTGACATTGCACGCAGACAGTTGGAGCACAGGTACAAGATCCAGTGCAACCGCAAGGTGTATAATCTGCCGTATGTCATGAAGCAGGGAGCTTACATGGGATCCGAACATCTCAGTCCTGATGACACCATACGCAAGGCCATCGAGAACGGTACGCTGTCGTTTGGGTTTGTCGGCTTAGCGGAAGCATTGGTGGCTCTGACTGGACACGACCACACCGAAGGCGAACAATACCAGCAGTTGGGTCTGCGCATCGTGAAGCATATGAGGGACTATGCCGACAAGCTCACTGAGGAGCAGCACATGAACTGGTCACTCATTGCTACACCTGCAGAGAGCGTGGCAGGCAAGATGCTTCGCAAGGATCGCGCTGAGTTCGGTGTGATACCTGGCGTGACAGACAAGGACTATTATACCAACAGTAACCACGTGCCTGTATGGAGGAAGATCAGAGCTTCTGAGAAGATTCGCTTGGAAGCACCGTATCATGAGTTGACAAACGCGGGTTGTTATATGGCTCGCTTTAAACAAGGTGAACGCAAATCAAAGCGGTGTGCAGCATAAGCTGCGCTAACGGTATCAGTTAGATAAGCACAGACGAATACGCTGACTAAGAAACGCTACGGTCCAGCAATGGATAGCAGCCGATACCGTGCCAAGTAGAAGGATACATATGATTATATGGTCTTCTAAAGGTGTAGAGACTAAAATATCTGCAGCAAACATGACAACAAACAGACGTGCTCAGATAGAGAGGAAGGACAAAGATACCTTCCGTAGTGCCTTGCTCAGCTACATAGCTGAGAAGAGATAGTCCGACACATGCTCGAAAGAGTTGAAACAAAAGCATATAGCATACGTCGAATGTGAGGGTGACCCGAGGCAGAATCTCGATGCCCTGCATACTTTGATAAACATCATGCATGACGCAGGCGCAGGATACTTCAGTTTCAATCATAAGATTGACACATGTACTAACTGCGGTTACAATGGCATCATTGGTGATGTTTGTCCGAGTTGCGGACAGAAAGAGACGCCAAGTCATCCATTTGTACGTCCGAGAAGAATAACTGGGTCTATGATGGCCCCTTCACACCGCGAGGTGTGTCGAACAAGAAAGTGAATTGCTGGGACACCTTAACGGGTCATGCCGAAGGCAATCAGCATCCGAGCCATGCGTTCGACAGAACGCCAGCGCATGGAAGGTTCATCGACTATCCCGAAAGGGAGTACCCGACAAGTGAAGGGGAAGCACTCTGGCTCAGGAATGAGTCAATGATATAGTCAGTGCACTGCAGAAATGCAGTGAGTGGTCTCGGGAGAGAAACCTGGCGGTACGTAACGAGTACCGTTGAACAGAACCTTGGTGTGTACAACATCAAGACAGATCTTAGTTACGAGAACAGATTCAACTCAGCCAAGACGGCTGAGTTGAACGCAAGGGTAACACATGCCTGAAATCAAAGTATTCGGTATCGTTGAGGAGGATGCTGTCAACTTCAACGATGGATTCGCGATGACAGTGTTCTGTCAAGGCTGCACGCATCCGAAAGGTACGCCTTTCATGGATGCTTGCGGACACTGTATAGGCTGCCACAATCCGGACACACACAGTCTGGAAGGCGGAACAGTGTACACGACAGAAAAGCTGTTCGAGCTGCTGCACGGGAATCCCGTGCATAAAGCACTGGTGTTGAGCGGCGGCGAGCCTATGGTGCAGGCTGAGGCTCTTGCGCCTTTGTGCGCAAGGGCGAAGGAGGCTGGCTACAAGGTGTGGCTGTACACAGGCTACACCTGGGAGCAGCTTCAGACAGTACCTGGATGGGCTGCCATAGCTCCGCATCTCGATGTGCTTATAGACGGTCCTTTCATAGGTTCACTTAAGAGTCACCGCCTGAAGTATCGCGGCAGCAAGAACCAGCGCATACTGAACGTACAACAGTCGCTTGCCAGAGGTAAACCTGTACTGTACAGGAAAGCTTCGGCGTAACCATGGCCCCCTGTGAGGTAACACTTGCAGGGGGCTTTTAATAAAGGAGAACGAAATGAAAGCAGCAGAGCTTGATACAAAAGACGTCACAGTAATACGTACAGAAAAACGGTACATACTCAATGAGAGCGTGTTCGAGCTGGACGAGTGTCCTGACTGGGCTCAGTACGCAGCTGTAGATGCCGATGGGGAAGCCTACTGGTACAGCGTAAAGCCGTCGCGCGTTGAAAGCGACTGGGTTGACTTTTATGGTCGTATCCGTTTAATCCGGGATGGTGATAACCCGGTCATTTTCGATGCTACCGGCTGGCAGCACAATCTTATCGAGCGACCCAGGAAGGCACTTGAGATTACCATGTCGGACATTGAGAGGCAGTTTGGGTGCAAAGTGAAAATTGTAAAGGAGAATTGAAGTGCGAATTCCTAAGAATAAACCTATAATAGGGTATAAGGCATTCACAAAAGACTTGCAGTGTCGCGGGTATCAGTTTGCGATCGGTAAAGAATACCACCATAAAGGTCCTATACAGCTGTGTGCCAAAGGTTTCCACTTCTGCTCATCAGTAGATAAAGTTTTCGATTTTGCTCCGTATGAACTGAATCCTCAAACAACAAGGGTATGCTCGGTCTTAGCCTGGGGAAACATGCAAGAAGACACTAGGTCAGTAAAATACGTAGCTTCCAATATCCGTGTCATCAGAGAGTTGTCGATACAGCAGATATTGTCAGCTGCAAATTTCAGTGGCAGCAATTATGGCCGGTACAATAGCGGTTCGTTCAATTACGGCAACTATAATACAGGTCGTGAAAACCTTGGCGACGGGAATTGTGGGGTAGGTAATTACGGCAACAATAATTATGGCAGCTTTAATTGGGGCAACGGTAACAGCGGCAACCATAATTTAGGGAACCATAACACAGGTTGCTATAATTATGCCAATTTCTGTGCAGGTACCTTATGTACAGTATCCCATTCACCTTCTACATATATGTTCAACAGGCCTTTAACACTTGATGATGACCTCCGGATGCAAAGATACGGTTTCCCGGCGTTTTTCTGTTATGTAAAACCTGTAATTGTTATCGATCAGCGAGATGTTGCAAAGTATAGAGGGTACATCAAAATTGACGACTACACTGAAGCTTTTGATGACCTAAGCATGTTGCGTACTGTGTCTTGGGAATCCTTGTGGCGGTTTGCACTTGCGAAAGCCAAGACTGAAAGAACCTGGAAAAAGCAACTTGAACACCTGGTTAATTTGCCTAACTTCAGTTATGCAGTCTTCGAAAGTATTACAGGTATCAGTAAACAGCAAATTCTAGAATAATGGAAGTGATAAAATGACTGACTTTGAAAAACAATGCTATAAAAAGTACCCTGTGTATCTGCAGGGACTGAACCCTGAAAACGAGCAGCACGATACATTTACAGGCTTCGAGTGCGGAGAAGGGTGGCACGAAAACCTCGATAACTTCTTCGAATCGATGGAAAACCTGAACAAGATGCTCATGTTGACAGGCAACCCGGACTACTACTTTACCGCATGGCAGGTCAAGGAAAAGTATGGGATGATAAGCGTGTACGATGGTCTTGTGACTCCTGAACACGCTGATGACAAACTTGTGGACTGTCTTTCTGATTTACAGGAAGCTATTCACAGCGAACTGGACCTTGCTTGCAGACGCACCTGCGAGCACTGCGGAAAGGATACTGTGCATCTGTGCAAGACTCATGGTTACGTGCAGTACCTGTGTGAACCGTGTGCAGAAAAGACCGGGAGGGTGTATGTCCGTCTCACCTAAGCTTATGATATGGTGTACCTGTGCCAACACAGACGATCTTCGGTATTATGACCGTGTTGTAAAGTGGTACAAGCACGTTAAATCGTTTCCAGTTGTGGCAGACTTGTATGTGTTCAACGATGGTCCTGTATCCGATGCAGGAAAGAAACACATAGCATACGACAACAGCAACAGCGATCTGACATGGATCGAGGAGCGGGAACCTCTGGACAGGAAAAGCTCAAGAAACTTCCCCGGTTGGAGGCGCGCTTTTGCTCATGCGATGTTCGTCAGTCTGAACTATGACTACTGCTGCCATATCGAGAACGATGCTCGTATTCTCAATGTACCTGAGGTGTGCAGCTGGATGTATACGAAAGGGACGTACGCATTCTACGATCTTCATTATAACACAATCGAAAGTGCTATAATGTGTCTCAACGATGTTAACGTCAGACGTGCTTATGCGACCGTATTCAGTCAGCATGAAATGCAGCATAGTGATACGATGTTTCAGACACAGCTTGAGAACCTCATAGACTCTCCTGTAAGTATACTCAACAGTTACCGGCTGGAAGGCAGACTGCCGGAAGCATTCAGAGGAAAGAATCTGGATGCATTGTGCCAGGTAGGTGCTGATTATGACTAACGATTTTATTGTCCTGTGCCTGATGCTGTCTATTTTCTTGTTCTGTGCGATAACTTATATATTGGACAGGAGATTGAAGCGTGTTGAGAAAGAAGTTGCGCAACATATAGAGTCGCAGAAACAAGCTCTTACTGAAGCCTTCTTCAGTCTACAGTATAATTTGGAAGACTATCCTGATGTGTTTGAACCTATGTGCCTGGTGCTCAAGTCGCTGAGCTTGTCTTATCCGAAAGTAAGGGCCGAGATTGGGGACGCATATGCCAAGTGTAGATCGGAGAGGAAGCTTAACAGACAAAGTAAGACACCTCAAAAGAAAAAGTTTGCGCTTGTACCTGTTGTCTTCAGCTTACCGGAATGTCCAAGTGATGCCAACTGGGCAGCTGTGGATGCGGATGGCAGTGCGTATTGGTTTGTTGATAAGCCGGTCATTTCCGGAAAGTGCTGGGTACGACGTCAGACAAGCTGCGCGGCAAAGTGTATTCTCCCCGAAGCCTTTGATGCTACCGACTGGCAGCACAGCCTTATCGAGCGACCCAGGAAGGTACTTGAGATTACCATGGCTGACCTGGAACGGAAATATGGATGTAAGGTCAAGGTTGTAAAGGAGGCACAGGTGTGAATTACATATTAGGCGTATTATTGCAGCTTGCCGGAGTCTGCTGGTGCGCTTTTATAGTCTGTCGCATTATTCACGATGTCATGACAGATGGAAAAGAACTTAATGCCGCCTGTCATGAAGCTACAAAAGAGCTTGCGTATCCCGCAGTCCTGTTTGCTATCTCTTTGCTGTATCTTATTATATGCGCTGTATCTGATGTAATAAAACACATGTAAAGGAAACTGCAATGAAACTTCTATATATAGGAATACCGTTGCTGATATGGACAATGTCAGCTGTCGGTATCCTGATATGTACTTACCTTAACTCAAACAAGAACGCCGGACTTGAAAGATTCTTCTGGGGGTCGGGTATAACATCAGGTCTGTTGCTTGGTATGGGAGTAATAGCTACAAAGTTATTCTAAGAGAATAAAGATGCTGAACCGTGAACTGTACAACAGACTTCGCACTGTGTTCAAAGATGTTCATGTGCAGTACGAGAATGTACAGCCCAAACTGAGACTGTTGCGATGGCCGAGGCTGATCAACGGACAGCTGCGTGAGTGGGAATTCGACAGCAGAGGTTCAGGGGAGACGTACCAAATCAACTGTCCTGTATGCGGCGACAAGAAGGGGCACTGCTATATCTCGGCACTGTCTTTTACCAAGCCTCGTATAGGCGACCGCATCCTCACACCTGCACCTTTGCTCATACACTGTTTCAGGCGCAACTGCTTCAGCGGTAATCCGGAAGCCAGGGAAGCTCTCACGCAGGTCCTCAAGTCCAGTACACCAATGGAACTTGATGTCGGCGAAGAGGATTGCTTCTCAGGTGCGCAGGAGCTGCAGCAGGACATACACAGGAACACAGAGGCGAACCTGCTTAAATGGCAGCCCGATTATCATCCCATAGATCATGATGCTCCTGCAGAGGTGCTTGACTATGTAGCCAAGCGCGGCATACAGGAACGTGACATCAAGGAACTCAAGATAGGGTGGGGTCGGTGCTGGAACTACAAAAAACAGAACTTCATAGGCAACGGTAACTGGTTGCAGTTTCCTATCATCGATCAGGCCGGTCTCAGAGGCTTCCAGTCACGCCAGCTGCACAGCGACGGCAACCTGAAGTACTTCTTCGACACCAGAACACCCAAGAAGATGTGCCTATACAACAGAGAGCGTGCATCCAGCTTCCATATCGTAGCCATAGCCGAAGGCATCATCGATGCGCTCCATATAGGTCGCTGCGGCATGGCGTTCTTTGGGTTCGAGCCGAGTAAGGCACAGGTGCGTCTTCTGCAGCAGGACGGTGCGAAGCTGGTACTCTACATACCAGACCAGAAGAAGCATTATACACCTGACGGTGTCTGTGACCTCGATCCGCCAAAGATAGCGGACACACACATAGAGCAGTGGCGCAGACAGCACCTGTTCGAGTGGGGCTGCTACAGAATCGATGTGCCGAGAGCTGATGCAGGGGAATGCACAACGGCGGAGATATGGGACGCCGTAGTGAAGCAGCTTGCCTACAAGTACAAGGTCGACGACTGCGTACTCGAAGTTCTGTTTAAACAACTGGAAAGAATATGAAAGGAACATTATGTGGCAAATTTAGCAACAATACAAAAGATAGCGAAAGTACGTGAGATCGACTCCACCAAGCGTGACATATGTGAATTGCGGTTCGAGGATTCCCTGTGGCATGTCGTAGGACAAAAGAACACATATAGTATCGGGCAGCGTGTCGTCTTTTTCGCTCCTGGCAGTGTGATTCCAAAGGACACGGAAGCTTATAAGCACTTATGTGACTTTGTACGCAGTAACGCGAAAGGAATGGAAGTCACAGACGACTGCATTCATGTACACGCCTCGTCTGTAGGCATCAAGCATAAGACACACGGTCTGGTGCTTCCGCTTTCCTTGTTCCCTGAGCTGAAGAAGATGCCTGTTCGGTCAGATGTCACAGATCGGATCGGTGTTATTTCAGAGCGAGCGCTTAACACGAACGTAATTTGTGCCTCGCCTGATCTCGTTAAGCTGCCTCAGCCTGACTGGATACCTGCACGCAAGTTTGTCGACTTACGTGATCGTCCGGAAATGTTCGGCAGGTGCCAGCACTCGCGTTTCTATGGCGAGCTTATGGTCGACGGCAGCATTCCTGTTGCCGTGTACTGTGTAAGCGACAAATATGATGCGGATCGGTTTGGCGTCTGTGTCTTCGGCAACAAGATCAAGCGCCCAAGGTATTCGCAGGCAGAGATTAAGCGACTTCTGTATCAGCAGCCAAAAAAAGAACGGGGCTGTTTGCTGTCCCTGTGGGAATTGGCTGCGCACTGCTGTCAAAGTCTGTGGCACTGGGCTACACATACCGATCAGGAGCTGCAGAAAGAACGGGACGAACAACAGCAGGAAGTGGACGATCTGGAACTTATGCTGTTTGAGCGCAACGATCTGTGGAACACAATTGAGATCGAGAACATTGAACCAGCATTGAGCGAGTGGCAGCGCCGTACAGGGCGCAGCATAGTAGTCTTCTTCGAGTGGGTAGGACCTGACATACAAGGTAACCCGGAACGATATCCAGACCACAGACTGTATGCCAGTGATGTGTACGACTTGGATGGACAGAAGTGGCTGCTGCCCAAAGAACGTGAACTGTTCCTCGACGGTATCAGCAAACGGATACGCCAGGTAGTCAAGTGCTACCATGACTATCCCTTTGCAGGCAGCAGTGTTGACTCGACAATAGGTCTTGTAGCGGATATCTGCAATAACCGCAACACAGGGAAAAAGGGCATAATATTCAAGAGCTCGCAGGAACCTTATATGACTTTCAAGGTGCTCAGCGATCTGTACGGCAAGAAAACCAAAACGAGACTCAGCAAGGCAGCAACAGCCAATGACTACTTTGCTGCGCAGGAACGAAAGAGAAAGGAAAAGCAGGAAAGGTATCAAAAAGCGTATCCGCAGGCGAGACAGCCTGCAATGTGATGCGCTTAAAGGTACCTTCACACCGCGAGGTGTGTCGAATAAGAAAGTGAATTGCTGGGACACCTTAACGGGTAATGCCGAAGGCAATCAGCAGCCGAGCTTATGGATGCCCGGACCGGGTGCCATAGGAAGGTTCATCGACTATCCCGTAATGGGAGTACCCGAGCAGCCTTGCAGCGATAGCAGCAGAAGCAAGGGGAAGCACTCTGGCTCAGGAATGAGTCAATGATATAGTCAGTGCCTTGTGGAAACACAAGGAGTGGTCAGGAGTGACACCCTGAAACCTGGCAAGGTTTGGTACACCTTGCTGAACAGAACCATGGTAGTTAACACATCGACAATGAAATTGCGAACAATTACTTGAACTTTTAATATACATGCGTATATTATATGCGTACAAACAAGAGGTTCCATGATAGCAAGCAGAGCACACAAGATAAAACTCATGCCGACGCCTGAGCAGCAGGAGAAACTCCGCAGGAGATTTCTCCAAGGACAGGCGGTAAGGCACTTGTGCATCGAGTGGAGCTGTGAAATGTACGCAGCCTGGAAACAGGACCCTGCGAACAATGCTTACCCATCATATGAAGCGATGGATAAGCGGTACACAAAGGAGAAGCCCGAGGAGGGCAACCTCCTTCCAAGGTGTTCAGCGCAGCGTAAGGTGCGCGACACCTGGAAGGCAGTGGAAAACCACATCAAGCACCCTGATAAGTACGCATGTCCGGATTACACCAAGAAGCGTGATGTACATGAGTACACGCTTTATGTGAACAATCAAGCGGCAGAAGTGGGCACAGATCACGGTAAGCCTTATGTTCACTTTCCAAAGCTCGGACTTATTCGGCTCGCCGAGGAGTTCCGCTTCAAAGGTGCACGCATAATGTCGTACACCTTTTCGTGGGATTGTGTGGACATGTATGTGTCCATACAAGCGCAAGTTGAGGTTACTCCGATGTGCACCAACGACTCCACAGTTGGAGTCGATGTGGGTCTCAAGCACATTGCGGTCGCCTCAGATGGCACCACACTCGACTACCCGAAGGCGTACAAGAAGGCGCAGAAGCGTGTACGCGCGGAGCAGCGTAAGCTGCAGCGCAAAGTTCAAGACAGCAACAATTACTGGAAGCAGTACAGGCGTCTCAAAAAGGCGTACAAGAGAAAGGCGAACGTTATTAACGACGCCTTACATAAGTACACCACACGGCTATGCAAGACGCACAGCACAGTCGTCACAGAGAACCTCAGTATTGCAGACCTTATCAAGACGTCCGAGAAGTGGATGCGAAGAGGCTTCGCCTTGTCCCAGATGAAGCGACTGATTCAGCTGCTTCAGTACAAGGCTGCCATCTACCGGCAGGTAGAACGATTCTTCGCGAGCAGCAAAACTTGTTCCCGCTGCGGCTACAAGAACAATGCGCTCACACTTGCGGATCGTACTTATGTGTGCCCCGAATGCGGCCTCCAGATAGACCGTGACCTCAATGCGGCGCACAATACACGCAATTTCATTGTAGGGTCGGTCAGACCCGATCTCCGGTAACGGAGGTAGCTCTTCCCTCTTTGAGGGTGAGAAGATATGCGGTACCTCCCCGGTACCGACTATCATGACAGTATGATAACAGTCGTATGTCCTAAGTGCAAAAGAGAGAATACGATGTGCGTATGTATGTCCAATGCCGAATGCTATGTACCCATTCTTGGAATCCAGGATGACGGTACTGTTGAATACGGCTGTACTGATATCAACGAGGGCGATAACGTCGCCTACGAATGCAGTGAATGCGGCTACAGACTTCGTATCAAACCCGATGCCTTTGACGACAAGTTTGTGGCATGGGCAAAGAAGCAGCAACAGAAAAGGGAAAAGAAATGAGAAAGCGCAAACTCAAGTTCATCTGTCCTCATTGTAAGAAAGAGGCTCAGATCGTCGACGTTATGCAGGACGCAGAAGTGCACATGCCTGTCGACTATGTAGACACAGAAGGGTTCCTGCACTATGACAGACAGGAGCCCATGATCGTATCCAAGAAAGGCCACTTCGCATGTGACGAGTGCGGCGGCCGCATTCCTATCAGGACATCAGGATTCGCCAACAGGTACGATGCTCTTGTACATTATCTTGAGCGTCGCTTCTACAACAGCGAGAAGCCATGCAAGTAACGACACTGCACGATAAGGCGCAGCAGCCTGAGCAGATTGCACTCGATGTATACCTGCTTAAAGTCGCATATACGACGGAGGCCGGTCCTCTGCTGTCTGTATTTGCAGGACTGTCGCTTGTTCTGCCGGAGGGCGCGTACGTCACAGTGCATCCTGTAGGCGAGCTGTGGCGGTATGGTCTGGTGGCGTGCAACGGTACTGCACTGTTTATGTCAGGCGAGCCCATTGCTGTGGACTTCTACAGGATAGGACCTGCAAACCTGACATTCACGCAGGGCATGACATTTGCACGTATTGCTGTGCACAGATCAAGTGCAGTAAACACCAAGCCGGATGATACGCCTGCAGGCACAGCAACAGATGGAATAGAATTAACTACAAGAACCGAGTCGGTTGAAGAACCCGAAATATACTAATACACACAGGAGAAAAGCGAATGGCGAAGAAAGTAGAAAAGAGAACGACGAAGAAGAGCCTGTCAAAATCAACACCGAAAACCAAAGTAAAGAAAACAGTTACCAGGAAAGCTGCACGCAAACCATCTGAACCAGCTGCTGTAAACATTCCTGTAAGTGCCTTCTATAAGTACATTTCAGGATGTATCGAAACACTGTACGGTACAGATGATCCTGCAGATCTCAGGGCGAAAGCTGCTGTTGGAAAGGAACTGGCGGAAAAAGCGTATATGGAAGCTGTTGTAAACGACCTCAAGGCAACAGAACTCAAGCACGCGCCTGCTGCCGACAAGATGCGCATAGTCAACGCTTCATTGGCACAAGCATGCTCTACGCTGCGCAAGATCGAAGCATCTAAGAAGGATGGGAGAACGCCTGAGAATATGCTGCGAATGTTGGCGAAATTCAGTGAAGGCATCGAAGGTCTTGAACACCTGACAAAGCTTTGCGCTTCCAGCAGCAAGGCATCGTACAAAGACATACTTGCACAAGAAAAGAAACTGAAAGCTGAAATAGATACATATAAGCGTCTGGCAGCAGAGAAAGGCGAGGAGGCGACAGCAGAAGAGCTGGTTGTCAAAGCGTGTGCAGACATGAAAGCGAGAGCGGCAAAAAGTCTTGAAGACATCAAGACAGCAAAGCAAAAGGTCAAGGCTCTGGAAGGTGCGGCCCAGCTGCTTGAAAGGTTGGCTGCAGAGGCTGGCGAGGCCTGATCATGGACCCGGCATATCTCCAGCTCTGTACACAGATACCTGATGACAGGTTCCGTGACTGCGACTACTGGCTGCCGAAACCTGGTTCAGACTGCGCTGTGTTTGTGCCAAAGGATTCCGAGCACGCATGGAAACCAGTACCAGTATTCGATGCTCTTCGGAAAGAACTGGATGCTGCATTTCCTGGTGGCTACATGCTCATGATGTCACAAGGCAAGTGGTACATGTCTCTGCTCGAATCCAAGCAGCGGTACGAAGGAAATGCTCCTGAGACAATGATGCTCGGCATATTACTGCAAACATGGAAAGGAAGCGACAGTGGAACAGGGACAGTGTAAGCACTGCGGCAAGGTGTATGGCGTAGAGCCGTATGCAGGGCAGTACATTGTGAAATGCACTAATCCTAAGTGCAAATCACAGAACAAGTGAACTATGGCCCCCTGTGAGGTAACACTTGCAGGGGGCTTTTTAATGGGAACTTAACATGATATCCGGTTACTTACTTATGCTGAGTGTGTTCTGGTTCATTGCACTGGTGCTGATTGCTTCAGTAAAGTTGAACAACGGAGAAGATGATACAGCTGTCAGTACGTGGTTATCTCGACATGCTGTCTTGCCAGGCACTATACTTTTACTGAGCTATGTGTTGGCTGGTCTTAAAATATAATCAAACGAGAGGGAAAAATGAGATACATTTGTAAGAATAAAGAATGCACTGCGTATTGTAATCTTAACGTTATTTGTACACAAGATCGTCCTTTGTATTGTCCGATTACAGCGGAGCGTGTCAAATTTAAGAACTTCGATGAGTTTGACTGCGACGAAGACCCCTGCGAAGCGGAAGATGCGGATTTCGACGAAGTCACAATCAATGGTGTGCAGGTTGCAGCGCATTCTTTCCTGCTGGATGAGCATGCAGTCAGCTTGTGTGAGGTACTGAAAGTGACCAAGGACAGGCTTGAACTGTATGAGTTCGGGAAGGGTGTCATCACGATGAGCATCGATGATGTCGCACGCACATACGAGCCAGTGACATACAAACCGTACGATGCGAGTCAGCTTCCGGCTCTTGTTGGTACACGTATCGATGTACACGAGAGCACAGACCCGACATCACCTATAGTCCGTACAGGCACTGTATCCGCATATACGTTAGACGCAGTTATCGTCGACGGAAATCGGTACAATCGGTATGACTTAGCGAATCTGGCGACTTTTGCTGATCCGCCGCGCTGGCCAGTCGTACAACTTTTGGGAAAGGACGGAAAGGAAACAAATGGTTGAAGGTTACAACGTGCACGTATGTGAGCACGCACATATCACATACTCCGACTATGCTGTAGAGATGTCCAAGTGCAGCGAATGTGGAGCACCGATAAAGCGTACATGGAATATCACAGAAAGCGACGATGTGGACGCAAAGGAAGATGCTGCCGAAGCTTACTCACAGCAGCTTACCAACACAAGTGTAAAATGTCTGGAATTTCGTATTAAGGAACTTGTAGACGAGATCGTCAGACTCCGTGATCACTGTGATAAACAGATCGAGACCAGAGTTAAGATTTTAGATGGGTTCTATGAGAAGCTGGATAAGCTCAAGCTGAAGGACTCGGTATGTGGGCAGTAAATGTTGCTGTTTTCAAGACATATGATGCCGCAGTAGCATCAGCTTTGGTTGCACTCTTCATTCTTTTAGCTTTGCTTGCTATATGGTTTCTCACTAACATAATGAGTTCCGGCAGCACAATTATGTCAACGAAAACTATTATTACACTGATGTGTCCTGTATGCGCAATATGCGTACTGGATGCCTTACCTTCTTCCTATACGATATGCAGCTCACTGTACATTACTGAAGTTTCGAGAGTGTCTCCAAATGAACAGACTCTTGTCAAGCTCATACGTGTGGCAAAGGTGCTGAAATATAAGAAAGGAGTGAGTACACACTCAGCTGAGTATAGCAAGCGCTTTGCTACAGACTTTCCCGGATATGAAAAATACCTGCAGGAAAGCGCCGAAACAGCTAAAAACAGCGCATATTTTTGGCATAATAAAGTGAAGGAGGATTTAGACTGCTCAACATGTGGTTAAGCAGGATCCTCCGTAACTTATTAACAGAAAGGTTCACACTATGAACAGTTCTGAGTGCGCCAAGTGCGCAAACGAAAAGGCTTGCTGTTAGCACGCTGACAGTGAAGTCAAAAAGCAGCTGGAAGATCTGAACAAGAAAATGGAAAAGCTTCAAAGTGGGCTTTTCCACACAGAACTCTGGCTGTCTTATTATAAATATACCACATTCGTGTTATCCTTCGGGATTGTCACGTATGTGGTATTGAAGTTGTTCTTTAGTTAATAAAGAACACGTCCTGAGCACGACGTTAAACTGCCTATTCTCCGGGTGCCCCCTATAACGGGGCTCGATAGGCACACATCCGTGCCGCCCGGAGTGTCCTGAGCAAGACGTTAAACTGCTCACATTTTGATTTTTACCTAAGTCCTTGCAACTCAGATACTTGCACGTAGTTAAGGACGCATATGCGAAAGCATATCAGAGTCTGAGAGATCCCGACCGTGGTCCCTGGTAGGTCACTCAAAGGGACAAGCGGCCGCCTCAGGGCGGGGAAGCAATAATTTCATTAACAAAACAACAGTAACAACAAAATCTACGGAGCTTTTACCATGACGTAGTACATTTAGATTGATATCAAGCATGTCAGTCATGCCCAGTATGACCTCTGCCAAAGGTCCGTGCCGGTGCGTATCACCGGAAGCTATCTAGGGTTCTCGGGGAGACAACGGAGTTGGCCGCCAACTCGCCCTTGTGGGTGCCATTCCCACAGCCGCAGCACGTTGGCATAATGTGACTGCAAGTGCACGGACTGGTGAAGCTTCCAAGAAGGAGGCTAGCCATCGTCGGGCGTTATGATACCTGGGTCATGACGTCGGTAGCTTACGCGCAAGCGTACCAGGACTTCTTATGAAGGAATATCGGAATGAAGCAGGCTTATAACTAACAATTATATTGACTGTGGAATTTCATTCGGGTGAACTCTTGATGAGTTCTCGAACACCGGAACAGTTAAGTTACATGGGCATAGGCAAAGCAAGCTCATATAACCAATGACTGTATGGCTGCGGACTGCTGTAAGGCAGGTGTGCAGCAAGTTCGGTCAGCAGCACCTTACGCTGTTAAAACGACAAGCAAAATGTTTGTAAAAAGGGCAGCCTGCAGTAACAGGTTTCATGCGCTTGATCTTGCGTGCCCTTAAAGATCTTTGGAAGACGAGCCAGCCCGGACATCGCGGTGTCTGCAGTAATCTTCCATGCAATCCCCAATCCTTCGGGAAAGGGTTTCTGGAATCCTACGGGGTTCCAGTTTTCTCTCCATTCAGCGCACCAGTTGCGCGCGTCCTGAGCACGACGTTAAACTGCTCTTTTTATGTATTCATGTCAGTGCATTTTACAGAGTGCATTGAGATGACTACATAATGTAGTCAACTTAAAACGAAAGGAGATTCATATGAACCAGAAAACAAACCAGGATCAGGTTGTGTATTGCCTGATGAGGAAAAATCTCGATACACGAGAGACCGATATCCGTATGGTTGTCGGTACACGCAAAGCCGCCGATAAATGGCTTCAACGCCAGGCGGAGCCGCCATATGCTATCGAGGATCGACAGAACAGACAGGTAATCTGCAGAGGTTTCCTGTATTACATGGAACAGAGAAAGGTACGATAATGAAATTTATCAGTATACTTCTGTTTGTCTCTTTATGGGCTTTGGTGCTGTTATCTTGTGTACGTTCTGTCAAGAGCTCCACTGAATGTACAGAACAGAGATGTGCAGAACAGAAAGCTGCAGATGCTCAAAAGAAATATGAGACGACTATGTTTTGGATCCCTGATGGGAAAGGCAACATACGTCCTCAATTTATCGTAACAGAGAAAGCGCGGTGATCAATGTTCACTGTAAGCCTTTTCTGCGCTCACAGCATTGTGTATATGGCACTGACTATGGTCTGTGCGTATACGCTCCTGTGGGCAATAGATTTGCTTACAAGATAAGTAAGCAGTAGTATATGTGCAGTACTTCTGCTGTACATATACACATGGGACCGTAGCTTAGTCGGTTAGCAGCTGCTGACTCATACTCAGCCGGCCGCAGGTTCGAGCCCTGCCGGTCCCACCATTCAACCGCACGCAACGTGCAAATCAGTACAACAAGGAGTATATAATGAAAGCCTATGTAAAAGTGAAATACTCATCCATAAAATTCCCTCAAAAAGGATCTATGAGGATTCTTGTGAGAGGGACTTGGTATCTTGTGCCAAGAAAAGAACTTCATCCTGCAGAGTATGAGGAGATGCTGAGACTCAGAAGAATGAAGCTTCCGGCAGGGGAAGCCGAAAGTAAGTTCTCCAGCTGGGGCATGACAATCACTGTCAGCGCCCGTTGGAAAGACTTGCAGGAAATCCCCTACAGAGAAGTAATCTTCGACTGACAGGATCATCTGACCTGTTACTTGAGAAGATCGCCAAATAATAAAAAGGGGCCGTAATGGCCCCTTGAGTTTTCTTTTACTATGCAGCGGATACGTACTGTCATGATCTCACCGGCATTGCACCGGAGTCGGCGTATTTCCAAATGTCACAGTATAATTGAGTGTTCATGATACTCCGATTTCCTGCATCAGCCATGCTATATTGTAGGTGTCATCAATGGCATAATCATAGATTCTTGCACGCGTGATACACGCATACAAATTGCGCCACGAACCACTCCAGGTATAATTGCCGAAGTTGAAACTATAGGAGCTTGATAGGGTTAGAGACTTACTGGCACTTGTCTTCAATGTTCCATTTATATATAGTTTACACATGCCGTCCGTCGTGTATGTCACTAAAATGTGATACCACGTGTCAAGCTGTAACTCTTGTGTAACACCAATTAAAGAGTTACCTTCTTTCGTGCTCATCGTTATTGATGTGCCGTTAACCTGCAATCCCAATCCATTGTATCCGTCATTGCTGCCATAAAAGAAAATCAGTTTGTTTTCCATCGTTTGTGTAAGACGCAATCCAAAAGAAATACTGATTTCGTGATTACCATTCGGCAATGTACTATCTTTATCCCAATGTAAATAACCTGAATTAAGTACTGCTGTGGGAACACCGTCAACAGTGGAAAAGCTTACATTGCCTTCATTGCCTGTTGTAATACTTCCCGGATTTATCTCTATACTGTTATCCGTCATCAAAGGCACATAAAATACCGGGAGTGCTGGTTCAACGGCAAGGCTGCTGTAAAGAACGGCGACACGCACAGAACATGTGCTGTCATATATCATTCCGACTTGCGGAGTCATCCCGCTGTAAACCAGTCCTTCCGTGAGATCATCGCTGATCGTGTAACCGTTATCCCCCCACACCGCCTTGTAGCCGCTCCATGTCTTTGCGGTATCGTATGGGGTCAATACAAGGTCAGGATAGGCGTATGGGCTTGTATTGTTTTGCCAGCTCGTCACTTCCCACGGGTTGTCAGGGACCGTCGTCATGACTGAACGTATTTTCATTGTGTCCGAAGCTACATCGAATATGCACCAACGATCTATCCCAGCAGTTGCGTTAGTATTCCTGATTTCCCATACGCCATCGGAAGTTCTCCATGTTCTGTTTTTCCCTGTGGCAGTCGCATCCACAATTGTATACGTGCCATTGCATCCGTAAGCTGTATCACCAGTTACCTCGATAACAGCCCCAGATACTCCCGGTGTTACGCTGGCGCACTTGTAATACCCCGCCGAGGTGCCGCCGGAGCTCTCCAGCGTCCCTACAATGCCGTAGATGCTTACACCGGATTTGATGTTCTCCCCCAGCAGGTTGGCGTCTCCTGCGACCTTCACGGCTTTTGGCAGGTAGATTCCTTCAGCGGTTGATAATACTTTATCTTCAACGCCCGGTATAATCAGGCTTGAGCCGGTATAAGAGCTTATCGTGCCGGTGATTTTTTCACCGTTGACATAGGCTGTCTTACCGCTCAAGATATCGCCCGCCCCAGCCGTGGCGTCTGTGGTGTCCGTGCCGCCTGATTCGATGCCGCCAATAGCATTCGCACATTGGTACAGCGTGGAGTCCTGCGACAGGCTGCCGCCTTTATTGTTGATCGCCGTCCATACTTGTCAAAATATCATTCAAAGCCATAAATAACCTCCTCAAGTTAAGCTGTTGTTACTGTCCATCCACGCTCAATAAGTGTCTGTTTATCTATTAATCCCTGACCAGTTGGTGGAGCTGATATTTCCTGATAGTTTATGTCCAAAGTTCCATTGGTTTTCGCATTCGAGACAAGCGATGCCAGTATATTATTCACAACATCAGAGGTAAATTTGTTAGAGTAGGCGGCAAGGTATTTTAATGCTGTGTTTTGCGCTATATTCAGCATAGTTAAACCGTTGTTATTGCACGCTAACGTTACGAGGTTTGCATTATTACTGATATCAAGAGCTGACAAAGCGTTCCCCTTACAATCCAGTGAAGTTAATGTGGGACATAAACTTATGTCGATGGATGTTAATGTGCTAGTCGTACAATTCAATGTCGTAACTGTTCCTTGTATCGTTGTTGTTCCTGCTGACAAGGTAAATTCAGCAGGGAATTCCGTATAGGTCTGTGAGGCGGATCCATTTGTTACAATGACAGAGCCTGTTGCATTGATTGCGACTTTACTTTGTCCTTGTGATCCGCTTTCTGATACGAGTGTAATTATTTCATCTCCTGATTCTCCGCCGCTGCCGCCTCCTGTCGGCGTCCCTATGATCGCCATTGCGGCGGATTCAAATGCGGATGTGTCGCCGCCGGAAGCATACGCCGGTTCAGCCTTTCCTGTATTGAATATCTTGGCTGCATAGCTCTCTGCTGTTCCGTTCGCCATTGCCGATGTGCCGCTGAATTCCAGAGGCTGCACTTTCAGTCCGGTACTGTCAGATACCAGCACACCAACCTCAAGTCCGTTCTCTATGGTCTGCACAGCTGCGGCAATGTCCATGAGGCTGTAAGGAGAAGCAACAGCGGCTCCCTTAGCTTCAGTCGCGCTCTTCAGTTTATTCCTGGCAAAGTCCAACGCATTGTATATATTGTCACTCTTAGACATGATGTATCCTTAATCTTTCAACAGCTTCTTCTTTACCTATAGCCTGCAGCACTGTATTGAGGTCGAGCGAATACGGGCTTCCGCACAGTGATTTCCTTGCAGCTCCGTATGCTTCCTTCCTGTCAAGCTTCTGTGCAGCTATCCATGCATCCACAGGCTTCTCACAGTCGAGGTACTTAATAAGACCCTCACATGAAATATGTTCCGGTCTTTCCCACAGATACCTGAACTGCACAGCGTCTTCTCCGCACCTTACATGCTGCTTTATATACTGCCAGTACATGCCGCTTCCAGGCACACACGCCTCGCACACATCAGCACTCATATAGTCCCTGTTCATAGCCTTCAACTTCTTCAGATCCATATGCGCAGGACTTTTATTGTTGCCTATGCTCAGCAGATACTTGTACAGGCACTCAGGCAGAATGCCCATATCCAGCACCTTCCCTACAGTGCCCGCACGATCTCTCTTGCTGAGAGGCTTCCCGTCGTCGCCGAGTATCATGGACATCGATCTGTACTCAGGAGCCTTGCATCCCATGGCTTCATACAGTGCAATCTGCTTGCAGGTGTTGAACACATGGTCGTTGCCTCTGATGACAATAAGCTCTCCGAGTTCCATGAGAAGTGAATCATCCACGGCGTTGGCAAAGATGAATGATGGCTCACCGTTGCTTCTGATGCATACAAACGGTTCCCAGGAGCTGTAGATGTTGCCCTGCACCTTGTCCTTGTAAGATGCTTCGCCTGCAGGAAACCATATGGCACCATCCTTCTCAAACATCTTTCCCTTGCTCACAAGGTCTTTGGCTATGGAGATATGAAGTTCCTTGTTGTCGGACTGCCTGTATATCCTGTCAGGTTCCATGCCCATGCGCTTCATCGTGCCTATGATGCGTTCCGTGCACGCAGGTACCAGGCGGTCGTTGGCTGTGTCTTCTACTCGAAGTACAAAGATCCCGTGCTCCCTGCGTGCAAGGTCATGGTTCAGTGCTGCCATGCGAAGGTTGCCTATGTGGATGTCGTCGCCGGTAGGCGAAGGTGCGAATCGTGTGACTGTCATTGTGCCTCCTTTTGGACTTATTCTAGGCGCTGTCAGGAGGACGTAAACAGCTAAATAGTGCGCATATTTATGGCATAATAAAGTGAAGGAGGATCTTAGCAGTCAGGCGAGGTGCCTGGCGGGATCCTCCAACACTTTCAACGAAAGGAGTCCGGAGTGGACACTATAGTTGATATCGTAAAGCAAGCAGAAGAAAAATAGCTTGCGCTTGCCAGAGCGCACAACGAGAATCTGAGACAGCAACTTGCAGCAACTGAAAAGGAACTGCGTGACAACTGGTTTCAGATTCTTCGGCTACAGTATCGTATAGATATGCTGGTGGGTTCAGCTATTGTTGCAGTTATCAGCATGATTGCCATCATTGCAGCTTACTTCATGTTTGCCCATTGAGCACTAAAAAGACCCGTATGGTTGCTGCCATACGGGTCCAAACAGAAAGGTTCTCTTGTGATAAAGGAAATGTCTCTGCTGTTGCACAGCTCCAGAACAGTTGTGCAGTTCATTGAAGTTCGATAGTAGATCGAGCTTCTCCTCAACAAGGAACTGTCTTATTGTACATCCGACAGTGACAAAATCAAAGTACTGAAGAAGTGCATTGACTGTCTGTTGCTGAAAGATTACATACAGTAAGCAAGCAGGGGCCGCAATGGCCCCTTGAGTTTTCTTTTTACTATGCAGTGGAAGACGGCAGCAGTCCCTTCTGTCCTTTATGCAGTGTGTACATATTGGCCTTCTTATTCCGTTGTATTGGTACCATAGAATGCGTTGACTGCGTTTGTCACGTTGGGAAGCTTCGCCAGGAACGCAGAGCGGGAGCCTGTCACTGTTCCGGGCGAGTTGCCTGAACCGGCGTTGTAGAACATGGACATTATATTTCTTACTTCTGTCCAGCCTCCTTCAGGCGCATTGGCTGTGAGGTCATCAAGGTTGATTACAGCCAACAGAGTATTGTCAAATGCTGATACAAGACTTCCAGTGAGTCCAGCCGGAAGCCTTGTAAGCGGCAGCGTAGCTTTGGTGCAGCCTTTGAACATGGAACTTGCTGCAGTCATCCCCTTGGGAAGTTCTGAGAAGTTAAACAATGCATTGGTGCAGCCTTCGAACATGTTAGTGCCATTTGTAATGTTCCCCAGCGCATCCCAGTTGCCGTTGGCATCATATACAAGTGGTGCGTATGTGCCATGGTATCCGAACATACATCTATAGCAGTCCGCCTTAATTCTTATTGTGTACGTTCCAGCTGCAGCATAAGTGTGCGTGAGTCTGGTGCCGCTCGCAGTCGCATCCTGCGGCGCTCCGTCGCCCCAGTCAACAACCTTACAGTAACCGCCAGTGTTCCAATAAGGAGTGAAACCATAGGTGAGCGAGTTGCCAAGGATTCCGGGCTTCACAACAAGCTCGAAGTAAGGTCCAAGATTGGAGCCCATCGGATCCAGCGGATAAGGTATTGCAGACATCGGTATCTCCATAATTAAAGCTGTTTGACATTACAGTATATACAGTACGATATACGTAACATCTCATGCATATAACGTATGTGCACACGTCCGGCAGGACAAGGCATCAGTGTGTACACGCATGAGAAGCACAATAAGGGTACAAATACGCGGAGCGTATCAGTACACTGGAGTGCCTGATCTGTGGCACTTTCTAGCGGCACATCCGAGGATACCACTATGCGGGACTTATGGAATACAGGCACCGAAGACTCTCCAATACTGCAGGGACAGGCAGGGAAACCCTTTTATCACTAGAAAGGTCCAAAGCTCAAGTTTCCCGACAACCCGGACAACATCGTCGATAACAGCTGCTACTGCAGATATCCTTATATGCGCTATTTTTGGATCTACGCGAAAGTAGACTAGCAGACCCAGCAGCTGGACTTCTTCAGATTGTCCTTTCCTCAGGAAGCTCAGCAGGGCGACTGGTATGCGAACTACAGCATACAGCGTGCATAGGGCTGGCAGTGGGAAGTCATATAGCAGTACCACTATGCAGGGTGCGCAGCTCACAGAACCGATGTCGGCATATGGCAGACAGTACCTCTGTTCCCCTATGCCCAGCAGTGCGATGACGAGGACGACGAATAGATACCGATAAGCAACCTCACCTTCCCTAGCCCCTTGTATATAGGCTCCAAAGATGAGACCACAACTCAAGGGGGGCAACAGGTTGACACTCCATGCAGGAAGAACACAGGACCTGCTTCCCTTATGCGAATGCTTGTCTGTTCCTACAAGTGCTGCAACAATGTGCAGGGCTGCGGAACATAGGTAACCAATGACGACGATCCTCTGATCTGTCCTCCTGCAGGCAACTTCTGTTAGGCGTAGTTCAACGTCTCCTGGGAATATGACAAAGATGGCGCACAGAAGTTCTCATATGTGTCCATGCCACTTAATGTGACATGCGGCTAGTGTCACCATCCCTAGCGCACAGATATCCTTTCCTGCACAACAGCCAGAATAAGGCTCTTCGGATAGCGCCTTGCTTTAGATGACTACAGCGTGTAGTCATGTGAGTAGTGCTGCAGGAAACTTAGGGACAGGGTGCTGTAGATGAAACCTCCTGTTGTGGACTGCAGAATATACAGGCTGTACGAATACCCAAAGGTGCCGCATGAAGATCCCGAAATAGGATGCACATGGGGAGAACCTGTTCTTGTATAGACTGCATAGGACTGGGCGCGTGTTCCATATCAGATAGTCGGCAAGGGAGACGGCTGCCTTCCGCAGGGAGCGCATCAGCTGGACTATGTTCTCATATGCGACCAGACGAGCATGCAGGTAGTGGCATATCAGTGGGTATAGTCAGCCGATTGCAATACCTAGCCCGATCCTCCGACAGACGGTCCTGTAGGATAGAGCACAAAAGGAACATAGTGCGACTGCGAGCCTATGCAGCAGGGCCAGTTCTTCCTTGATTAGGGATCGACACACGGTGACCGCAGCAATGAAGACCCTCCGTGCAACATTCCCGATGCTCCTCCATACAAGTACAGAAAGCTCAGCTCCAGCTGGCCTGCTCCATAGTTCGAACATACTCCGTTCGAGATCTACAGAGTCCGCCTTATAACGGACGGAGGCACAGGCTCCAACTAGAAGAGCTGCGGCATGTACCAGATGTAGACCGATGACAGCGGAAACATTCAGTGGCAGCGTGTCGCCAGTCACATGTACGACTATTAGATACTGTAGAACGGGTACATGGACAAGCTGGAGACGAGGTTCACATAGGAATAGGGTTCTTCTTATTATTACACTATAGTAAGGCAGGGCTGTGAGCCATAGGTGAACTAGCAGGACAAGAGCCCGTTCGGCGACGACTGGCTGTAGGGACCTGCGGACAAGAACTGTTCCACATACTTCGCAACATACTGGAATCCGCAGGACGACTGCAGCGGCAACACATAGAACCCGCCGCACACCACCGGCTGCACCAAATGGGACAGGCTCGGTCCGTTCAACTTCTCTCAGCTGAGTTCCCTCGGTCTGATACCCGACATGTGGATACCTTATCAGTATGCATAGAACAAGTGGGGATACAAGTACATAAGAAGCAGCGGCGACGATTTCGGCTTCTGCGAGGATCCTCCTGCGCCGCCCAATATACAGAACGGTTTCTTTGTCATATCCATGTGGGCGCCTGACTGCGACTCATGCGGCAATGTGAACGGCTATCATGAACCATAGAGCTACAGACCTTAGCCGCAGTGTGCAATGATACAGCCCAATCTGTGCGAGGATCCGGTGCTTTAGCCGCTCGGCACAGGTTATCACCTGCACGTCACATCAACATCTCAGGATTCGGATGTCACAGTAAGTCACAACTACTATCCTGTCGAGGACCAGAACGGCTATAACTGCACGATATCGCAGCAATAGGCAATGAAGTACGAGTGCAATCTCGTATATGTCGTGTTCTCGGACAAGTTCGTCGACTACTGTCCGAGGTTCGAAGGCGGAATTGTGTTCAAGCCTGAAGACTCCACTCCCTATACGATATCCGGAGATGCATAGCCAGGCACATAGATAGAGGTCCAGTATGGATCTCAGAAGATCCTGGCCACAGTGCTGGCTGTGAACATGGATGCGGACTACTGGTAGTAGCAATTCAAGGATGCGCAGATACAGTTCGATCCTTACTGCTGTGCCAGATACTACTATTACTATGTCAAAGTCCCATTGAAGGATCTGAACTAGCTTCCCTGTGTCAATCCGGACATGCAATGGCAGTTCGCAGGAAAGATTCCGTAGGCGTAGTTCATTCACTAGTGGATGTAGACGGACGTTTGGCTGTATGTGCAGCAGGAGAATACATAGCCGTATGCCATATTATGGAAAGCCGTATAGGAGAAGCTGTAGGGTGATGACCTCAAGATCACCGCAGCCATAACAGGACAACATGTAAAAGATCCTGGCGTCGGCGCATATCTTGTTTAGGGCTGGGGCGCATAGTGCGAAGGTGAACAGGGCACATTGTCCGGCACAACGCCTCCTTAGTCCTGGGAATCTTCATTGCAGCCCATATCCGCTCCCAGCGCCGATGTGTATTAGGCTGCCGCAGCGTATGCAGGTTCGCAGAAACAGGACAGCTATACATAGTACTGCAAGACATATGACACTACAGCTGACTGTCAGCCCGCAGGTTCATAGGAAGTCTGCGCCACGTATGAAGACCCTGCAGTCTCGGGTCTGTACGCATTCAATGCTGCCACAGGCTAGTATGTGCAGGTCACAAGAAATGTTCCATAGGGCTTCTGCTAGGTCTTCTATTAGGAAGTCGCTGCCAAGTACTGGTGTGTCCTCGGTTCAGATTTCAGGTACAACAGCAAGCCTGTGTACTATTCAGGCGTGCGCACTGAACAGGGCACGCCAAAGCTGATTTCCTTCGCAGGTACAGAATTGCAGGTATAGGAAACGACGCTGTAGCTGTAGAGCTGCTAGATCACAATTCAGTTCCCACTTACAGTGTACCCCGCGAAGAAGAACTTTGAGTAGCAGCTGAAGAACACAGAGCTGCAATTCGACTAGAACTGCTGTAACACATTCTCGTATTTCGGCTACAGCTACAGTTGCTCTTAGTTCTATCGGGGTGAAGGCCATTGCGGAGAGCCATGGCATTGGCCGACCAGGGACACATCTCAGTGTGCATCAAAGTGGTACTATATGGGAAAGATGCCGATGGCCACCTTCTACAGGAAATACCTTGCGCTTAACTGCTGGGTTCCTTTTGCTCCTTCCTCTGAGGACGACATCGGAGAAATCAGCTATTTCGTACAGGTTTCAGACAGCTCCAATTTCTGTTAGCCTGCGCCGCAACATGATGTCCCTCCATATATTTTAGGGCAGTGGTTGACGACTATCTAGCCTGATAAATGTGTGAATGGAGTTCCTGTAAAAGATGTATAGCAGTGTGTGCTTAATTATGCTCCTCCGCATTTATCGCCTTTTTAGGCCATGCCTCTGCTGATTGCAGCCGGTTGTACATGGCCGTATGAGTTCCAATCTTGTGATCCCGTCTATTGCATGGGTAACCGGGTGCTGCCCGGTGGTCTGTGGAGCCCGAATGAAGGCCTGGGCGGAAAGATACTTATAGATTCACCTGATAACTGCTGCTCTGCATATTTCGTACGGAAGGACGTTACGTTATTCGGCGTAGCCATTAACTTTCCAGAGGCGAAAGGATACTTCACAGGCAGGTTTGATACAGATACAGGATATCCGATATTCATCAATTTTGATGCTCCTCAGAATTCAGCCTCATCCAGGACAATACAGAAGGTGAACATAGACGGCTCCGATGTGCGTTATATATTGTAGGAATACCCAAGATCGTATACAGAGCCGTCTTTATGCGGAAGAAGGATAGAGTTTCACCGGAGCTGCCTGCCACAGGTCAAGTTCACATTGTTCTATTTGTAGTACTTGCCGTGCAAGCCTTATCCGACTCAGTACACAAAAGGCGATACGCAGACGCCGTAGTGGACATAGGTGCCGAAGGATCCCTGCGGTATCGATAAGATCTCCAACATTCCTGCAGGCGGCTGGTATGCCAAACCGAATCCCACAGCGGATGACGATCACGATCCGTAGCCGCTCGATCCCTGCGAGCCCTGGTACTGGGTTGTTCCTGTATGGCACTGTGAGGATGAGTAGCCTGCGGCTCCGACAACATTCCCGTAGGATCCTCCGACATGGTAGTGCTGCCGCCAGATATACGTGTACTATCAGAAGATCAGCCCCGGAGATAAGCGGAAAGAGTACGATTCACAGGGCAACCTGATACAGAAGAACTATTGCGACGTCCCTTGTGATGTCGACGGTAACGGCGTCGCAACATGGGCTCTTTCCGGTCCATATGTTCTGTACGTATAGGAGTGTCCTGATACACATGACGGCATAAAGGAATAGGACATCCCGGGAGACGGCTTCTACTTGTCCACAGATATCACGCAGGGTTTCGGAGGTGCTGTGCCTGTACAGGACGGCTAGCTTAAGCCTTCCAGCTGCGACCCCTTCTATTACATTCACACAGAGATCCACTGCAAGGGCTAGGATATAGTGCCGCCTACGTGGTGTCCTCCTAACCAGCGGGTCAACTGGGATGTGTGCAGATGCAGAATCAAGGTTCTCAAGATAGGACCGATAAGAGGCAGGCTGCATTCATACGGCAGCTCATCCTAGTGGGCGTATCTGCCGTGCAAGGACTATGCTCCCGGATTCAGTACAGCCAGAATAGATATACTTATAGGAGACAGCGTTGACGACAAGAGTCTCCGTGTTTCTTACTATAAAGGCGTGGCAAAGGCTGCCAACTATGAGTATGACTGCACAAAGATGGATTGTCCGTTTACAACCCTTGACAGCTACAGAAGGCGCTCTGCAGGGAGCTACACCTACTACACTACAGTAGGTACAGGCGGGTAGAACGAATACGGACTCCCAAATATAGTGGCGTGGAACTACAGTTGGAGCGACGGACGCACACGGTACTTCTATTGCAACCCGCAAGCCAGGGACGCAAGCATATACGTCGGCGTGTGTCTTGACAGCATGTGCTAGGTATAGCCGACAGACGAATAGATGCTCAGCTGGATAATAGGTGACCTGTCGGATGACTCAAGACTGGTGTCCAGTTATGATTTCCACACAGTGCACTACCACCCATAGGCTTACTGCAGCGATTTCGCCACCAAATGGTGCGGATGCAATAATGTCGGTAACCGGAGCTGTAATGCCAATATCAACTCTTTCGTGTATACTACAGAGTATAGCTCAACTCAGACGACAACAGGTAACTGTACACAGCCGATAACCCATACTATGTACGAGGGCAGCTCTACAGAAGTGGTTTAGGTGTGTAACACTAATTACAGTGCAAATAGCGTAGACGTATATTTCCGTACTACGCAATGTCTGGGTTACTAGCCCGGCAGCTGGGACTGCTATACATAGTAGGAGTGTCAGCGATATGCTCCTTCCTATATTTTCAGTTTTTATACAGGCAAGCTGTAGGGCGACACATATACATCCATGTCGTGTGCCGATGCTCTGTGCGGCGATGGAGAGTTCATAGGATACGGCTCAGCAGGCTACTACGGAACGGGAACGAATAAGCCTTACTTTAGGTTGAGTGTGAACAGATCCTCAGGCTAGAACTATGCACAGATAACTGTAGACTTATCTCAGTACTCAGTCACGCAGAGTACAGAAGACTAGAGTACCTATACATGGGAGGACGGAGACTGTACGTACACAGATACATTCCACAACACAACCAACATTTCGCAGTAGATATCAGGCACATTAACCTTTAGAGTTACTTGTTAGGAGTGACAGCCAATGCCTTGTTCATGCAAAAAGAAAAGCGACCTCAGTAAAGCGTCTTCTGTATTTGTCCCGTCTAAAACGGCCTTTATGCCGGTCAGTCTTACCAGACACTACAAAGCACGTCTGCAGATGTCTGACTCTGCTCCAATCGCAGTGGTCTCCCCTGCATAGCTTGAGAAACAGCAGGCAGAGGCTCAGCCGGAATAGAAGACCTATCAGGACTCCCGTTATCCGTTCATATATGAGCCGGACAGCACCAAATGGGATTTCTCAGCTACTACAAAGCCGGATTAGTTGTGCATTAACTGCGCGATGAAACATATCGCTCTTGCGAACGTTCTTATATAGGGAGGCACATATCAGGATTATGTTGTGGCTGCCGGATAGCTTATGCTTGCAGGCGCTCATTACATGCAGCACAGTCATAACATGGCTCAGTATTGCCGTGTGCTGGCACACAGACTGGTAAGGGATATGCGCGACAAGCAGAAGTGGCTTCCCATAATGCAGCTGCTTATGACCTATGCTATGAATCCCTCTGAGGATCTGCAGCCTTTTTGGGACCAGGCGCAGGATATGGATGGACTTGGCTTCCTGCATGCCTAGATGCAGGGCTCATACACCGCGTCATTGGTGAATATGGGAGCAGCTTTTTCGTTGTTGTTCACATAGGTGTCTTATCTGGAGCTCAATAAAGGTTACGCTATAGGATACCTTACAAGAGCAGTCACTATTCCAATACCTGACTTAGGGTTTTCCATGTCGGATACACCGATGCAGAGGTACACGATACAGAAAGCCAGATAGGAATGGAAGATCATACAGGAGATGACGCAGGATTCTCCTTAGTACTATGAATGCAGGGACAGATTGCTGCATCTGATACATAATTATATTTCCATGTTTCTGGTGTGTGATAATTAGGTCAGACATGGAAGGGCAAAACGGACTGTGCGCCTGGTACCGAATAAGGCGAAACTTGATCAGCTCAGCGACATCGATCTGACATAGAAGATGCGTGATTTCAGACAGAAGCAGCTTCAGGCACGCGCATCAAGCAGCGACAGCTCTTCTTCCTGACGGCGTTTACAGAAGCTCCTTTTCCCTGTACACTGCATGGAAAAAGGAGCTTTTCCATAACAGACCTGCGCCTATAGCTGGGTTACATGTAGTAAGTCAGTGGCTGGATAAAAGCGATGCGCAGCTGCATAACGATTTTCTGTTTTCAGTATACCATAGAAGACATCCGAAGATAGCACATCAGGCAGGCTTCCGATTCCGCAGCTTCCTAAGGAACCCGCACATAAGCCAGTCGATATAGTACGCAGGCACTTCGATCTCAGCGTCGGAGACGCCTGCGCCTTTCAGTCTGAACTGTACAGCGTGAAGGCACTCATGTGCGAGGGTGCCTATGTGTTCCGGATCACATGGGTCCAACTTCGGCATCCATATGACAATTGCGCTGCTCAGCTCCATGCAGACAGCATCCACATGGCTCCTAGGATCACCGGGATACGCCTTGTCCTTGCGCACCTCGCTGACAAACTCGTCGAAGTCGCCTACATACAGTACATATCTGCATCGAAACAGGGTATCATACAGCTTAACCTTGTGCATTGAGCATCTCCTTCTCTCTGGCATCATACACGGCATAGTTCGTTGTCGCCCAGTCAAGATCCTCTTCCGTCTTATACAGTACTTCAACGCGCGGCTTGTCACAGTTGCTCAGATTAAGATACACGCTTGCAGGCGCAACAGGATTGATCTTCGCGCACTCGACAAGCTTCCACGGAATGTCATAAGGAATGACAAGGTGTCCCCTCGGCAGTGACAGCTTCACGTACAGGCGACCTTCCTTCTCCACAAACTTCCAGCCGCCCTTCTTCACGTACCAGCCGTTCAGCTTCTCTACGCACTCATCGTGGAGCTCATGCTCGAGCATCTTTATCGTGCGCTGTCTGGCTGTAGCAAGGAACGTGTCATGGTTCTTGCTTACACGTCCCTTCAGCATCCTTCTGTATCTGTGCGCTTCGTATGTGTCCAGCTGCTTATTGTGCTCGTGACAGTACTGCAACATTTCATACACGACGTCCTTGAAGGTTTCCAATGCCCTGTGAAGCTTGTTGCTGATTCTGGTGCTGACTTCTGTCTCTGCTGTGAACTGTACGACTTTGATTTCGGGTACCATGAGTGCTCCTGCGTTGCAATGTGTTATATATACCTTATTATAAGTATAACAACAGAACATGAAAGGAGCTTGCATGACAGACATCGTCATTCCACTCAGCACATAGTCGAACACGGACAATCTCGAACTCAGAATCGCTCTCAGATCCATATAGAAATACGCACAGAACGTCGGAAACATATGGATCTATACAGAGGCGGAACTTCCCTGGCTGCGCAATGCGAATGTAATCAAGATGGGAGATCCTGTGAGAGATCTCAAGGATACGAACCTCATCAACAAGGTTCTCGCGGCGGCTCACAACAAAGACGTAGCATAGCGATTCATGTTCTGGAGCGATGATCAGCTTCTCACAGGCCCTCTTGATCTGGACAAGGCTCCTGTTGTGTACAATGTCAGATCCATGCCTCAGTTCGCAGGAGCTCCCAATAAGTGGTACAACAGAATGGAGCACACGCTTAACTACGTGAAGAAGCATACAGGGCACGAGCTGAAACACAATTACGACGCACATACTCCGCAGCCCTACACGAAGAGCAAAGTCATAGAGGTCTTCGAATCAGTTCCGTACAGGGAGCAGCCCGGCTTCTGCATCAACACCATTTACTATGGCATGCTTGGCGTACCTCCTGAAGTCGAGCAGACGCAGATCAAACACACCTTCGAGAAGGGCACCATGGCTATCCCTGCAAAGATGCTGACATATGCAGGATACGATGACGCTTCCTGGATGCGCGGCGGAGCCTACTTCTTCCTCGGCATGTTCTTTGATCTCAGCAAGTATGAGGCGCCTAAATGATAGTGCTCTCCAGAGGAAAATGCGGTGACATCATTGCACAGTGCTGTTTAGCGCGCAAGAAGTACGAGCAGACGGGAGAGAAGCTGGAGCTTTACTGCAGAGAACACAAGCCTTTCAAAAAGGGACAGCTGTAGTTCATTGAGCCTCTACTGAAGCTGCAGCCTTATTTCGACAAGTGCGGCTGGGTGCAGAACATAACGGACGTGCACCCTTAGATACCTTAGCTCACAGAGATCAGCATTAAGCTGGCCAGATAGTACGCAAAGAAGTACAACTACTACAGCGCATGGTGGGTGGACGAATAGTCATGGTGGCGGCAGATACCTGCTGTACACAGAGAGACTGATCTAAGATACAGAATACCTCTCGCATACAACGAGCCGCTGTAGGAGACCATGCCGCCGTGGATTACAGTTCCGCAGCACAGACATGTACAGGAACCGTATATCATACTTGCTGCAGTACCGAGGTACAGATGCTGCACGAACTTTCGCGCGCTTAAGAGACTGTCCGACAAATACCGCATACTGTATATAGGACATCCGCAGGACTACAACGCACTCGCAAAGGATGTCGCAGAGTACTGTCCGATACAGGATATCATCCATGCTGCACAGCTGATACAGAGCGCATCATTGTTCGTAGGGACTCAGACGCTGTTCACCTGGCTCGCATAGTCGATGGGTGTAGACAGAATAGTCTCATGTTCACCTGTATTCAAGGATACTCACATGCGCTGCACGAAGGGATTCAAAGGCGCTTTCATGTACCCTGCATAGCTTGCCTTGATGCTGCGAAGCTGGGAGTGCCACAACGGGCTGCAGACTTCTGTCGGCTATGTGATAGGCACATACGGAAGCCCTGCTTACATCGACCTGCAGCTTGCTCTGCACAAAGGCAAGTGGGGACATGACGTACTTGTGTCCGATGACGGTTCGCAGGATCCCGGGCTCGTGCAGGTGTGCAGTAAGTGGAATGTCCCTCTTGTCGGCAACAGGGATCAGCGCCTTGGCCACCAGGTCGGAGACCTTGCAGTATACAAGCGCGGGCTGCAGTATTTCAAGGACAAGGACTGGATGGTGAAGCTGTCCAGGCGTTTCGTCTGGATGCAGGACATGCAGGACACAATACAGCAGCACGACAGGCTCTGCTGGAAGCCCTGTCTGAGTTCCTGGTGGATTGCGAAGCCCTCGCTTAAAGGTCAGGCGCTGACGACCAGCTGCATCGCCTTCAACAAGGGCGCCATGCCTGAGTAGATCGTACAGGACTTCGGCAGCATGGACATCAGGTCCACCTACATGTAGAAGTATATCTACAGATGGCTGGCACAGTACTACGGCGCAGAACCTTTCACATAGTGGAGCGAAGTGTACACAGCTCCGGGAAGATGCGTCACTGCCGACAGCATACTGTGGAGATAGAAGAACACCCCACAGGACTACTATAAGCTGTCGCAGGAATTGGGACTTCAGTGGGAACTGAAGGATTTCCAGGACATCATAACAGAATAACGCTGTGTCCTTAGGAAAAAGGACATGCCATGAACAGACGCGTACTGCTGTTTCTGCTTAAGCTGTTGTTCAGTTACAAGCGGAATAAAGCCAAAGTTATAGATGCCATAGGCAAGATCCGTATCAGCCTGTTTCCCATGTGGGTGCTGTATCAGCCTTTCCCTTACAAAGTGACCGGACAGGACATACAGATGGTGCAGAACAGGATACAGCCCGGTGACATAATACTCACAGGCTGCTCATGGAAAAAGCTGTAGGATCTTGTGGTGCCCAACAGGTACAGGCTGACACACGCAGGTATCTATGTTGGTGACAATACAGTAGTGCATGCTGTGACGAGCGGTGTATAGTAGCTGCATATTGTGGACTTTCTCAGATGCGACCGCGTATGTGTGCTGCGTGTCGAAGGCGACCATGAAGCTGCGATAAGACGCGCCATACGTTTCATAGGATAGCCTTATGACTTTGATTACAGACAGGGCTAGGACGCTCTGTACAGCTTCTAGCTGTGCGCATGCTGCTACAGGTAGCTGTAGTTCCAGAGGAAACCGCTGAAGCTGTTCTGGTTTACGTTGCCGTCCATATGTGGCAAGTACTATTACGACAAGTCCTTCGTGGACTCCGAATACTGCAAGGTGATATATGAGTGCTGAAATAAATGACTACTCAGGGTGGATGTACAGTCTGCCTCCCAATCCTCAATAGAAGGACTGGAAACAGCTGGCGACTAAACTGAAGTCCTATATAGAGTCGCCTAAATTCATGCGCACAGGTTCTACGTACGCATAGGTTGACCCTGTGTCAGGCAAGCTTGTGAAGCGCCCTGTGTCCGATGTCGTGCACAAGGTATCACCATAGGACAAGACAGGAGTGAAGGCTTAGGACCTCAGAAGCATGATCCAGCAGGCAGTCGTTACAGGCGATAAGCAGCTGCTCAGAGACGTTTCCAGGTACAAGTACATCACTGCGCATAAATTCGTTTCATAGAAATAGATGCAGAAATAGATGGACAGGCGCAGGAGACGCAGACTGGCGCTGACTGCTTTGATTCTGGGAGGAGCTGGAACTACAGCGGGGCTGCTGCCTTTCATTGCCAATAAGGTATCAGGTTATCCTGACCAGGCTTCCACATATACGGATGCTCTGAAGCTCGCAGGTATCGGCGCCGCAGCAGGCATTGGAACCGCAGGGCTTATATAGAGTTTCAGGTGAGTAGGCAGATAAATGAGTTCACATTATTGCTGAGTAGGCAGAAAACTACATCAGTAGGCAGAATATAGGATCAACATGGATAAACAAGCATATTTCAAGATGATGAGCCTGTGCAAGGACTAGGCATTGAAGCTGCCTAAAGGCACGCTGTCCAGAATAGGCGGAGCAATTTTAGGTGCAGGTAAAGCCGCGATCAATCCGCAGACGTACAGAAATGCGTACAAGGGCGTAAAGGACGTTGCTCCTACCGCAGTTAAAGTTGCTGTCCCTGTAGGTGCTGTGGCTGGTGGTACTGTTGCTATGAATCAGGCGCATAAACTTGGCGCATAGCGAGGAGCGGCACAGGCACGCAACTAGATGGCGGACAAAGCTGTGGCCGCATATAATAAAGGACTTCAGCAGGGAGCTGCAAGCAAAGCAGCTCAGCCCGGTTTCTGGCAGCGGCTTCTCGACTACATAAAGAGCATTTTCAAGTGAGACATATATGGACAAACAAGCATACTTCAAGATGATGGGCCTGGATAAGCAGGCGGCTATTGATCCTCAGACACTCAAGAACATCCTGCTCGGCGCCGGAGCTGGTCTCGGTACCTATGCACTGTCGAGCTTCCTTCCCGGAGCAAGACAGAACAGGCTTGCAAGGCTTCTTGCGTCCCTTGGTGTTGGTCTTGGTACAGGTTATTTCGGCAACGACATTCGGAACTGGTTCAGCAACAGACAAAGCAAGAAACCTGCAGCTCCTGCTGTATCCAATGCCGCCGCGCAGGCTGCTATCCAGAATCTGAAGACGCCTGCTCAGGTAGCGAACCAGATATAGGCTGCAGGAAGGCAGACAGCCGAGGCGCCCTCTACAGAAACAACGGCACCCAAAGCTGCGGCTCCTGCTGCTGCGCCTACTAAGGATCCGGACTAGGCGAAGATAGACTAGGACGTAGCTGCAGGCATGCGTGAATTTCAGCGAGATGTTGCAAAAAATCCTATAAGGTATATGAATGCCAGTCCTGAAAAAGCTAGACAGTATCTTTATAAGGCATATAAAGCAGATCGTGCTGCCAGGGGGGCTGCTAAGGGCTATCCATACAAAATTAACCCCATCGCATTAGGCAGACAGGTCTATATGTAGGATTTCTATCCTGAAGCAGACAAAGATGCACACGAAGTTCTCTATGGACCTCTTGGCAGAGGTGTGGTAAATTTCATGCTCAACAGAGGCGGCCGGGACCTGTGACTAAGGCGTAGCCTACGAAGGATAATTGAGTATATGCCCTTAATGTAGCTCTTTTAGGTGGCTTTGTTGCTTTAACTAACAAATGAGATTATTCAAATGGCATTTAAGAACTACACACTGACAACTGCTGTGGACACATAGCAGATACTGTGCACAGCTGCTCCTACGACTGATATAGCTATTGTCTCCATATAGGTGTACGGAGGAGCACAGGGAGGCACTGTGACGTTCACAAAGAAGCAGGGAGTATCACAGATATTTAAATTCGTACTGCCGGTAAAAGCTTAGGAAACAGTAGCAATAGATCACAAGATCTTTGTGCCTGCAGGCTACACGTACACCGCTACAGGATCATCTTCAGGAATGCAGATCTGCGCCAACGCAATGTAGATGACTGTGTGAGGTTCAGATGTTCACAAGTTACAAGCCATAGCAGTTCACCAGATACCCCACTACAATAGTTCCTGACTTAAGCGCAGGATTCGATACTCCGGAAGCCACAATATAGCTTCTTGGAGTTTCCGACAGCGCATCCGTTACAGTCACTGCCACAGGGCCGAATACAGCCAAGAAGTTCCGGTTCAACTTCAAGCTTCCAAAGGGACATGATGGTGCCGCAGGAGGCTTTGCTTAGCCTGTGGCAACTGCGCAGCAACTTGCCTAGAACCAGTCGCCCACTGTTCAGGTTACTGCATCCGGACCATCTTCAGCTAAAGTGTTCGCTTTCGAATTCGGCATTCCAAAGGGTGCGACCGGACCTAAGGGATAGAAGGGCGATACAGGGCAGCAAGGTCCGAAGGGCGATACAGGAGATACAGGACCTCAGGGATAGACAGGCGCTACCGGAGCAACGGGTCCCGCCAATACGCTTACCATAGGCACAGTATCTTCAGGTGACACTGCCGCAGCTACCATTACCGGTACAGCTCCCAACCAGGTTCTGAATCTGACATTGCCTAAGGGTTAGCGTGGTGCCAGCTTCACTGTCGATGCTACCGGCTTATTGTCCTAGAGGCCCACGTACGACGCACAGACCAAAGGGTTCTCGTTCCTGGCTACGGATACTGGTAACTTGTACATCAAGCAGTCGGACACATCCGGCGACTGGTCTTAGGCTATTCCTTTCAGAGGGGAAGACGGAGCTGCAGCCGGTTTCGGCATACCCGTTGCATCCGCTTCTTCATTATAGCCCGCTCAGAATCCTACTGTCACTGTAACAGCTACCGGTTAGAACACAGCAAAAGTGTTCAACTTTACATTCGGCATCCCCAAAGGCTAGAAGGGCGAAAAGGGAGATCCCGGACAGGCTGGTGCTCAGGGAGCTGACGGTGCACAAGGCCCATAGGGACCCGCAGGTCCTGCTAACACGCTTACCATAGGCACCGTCTCTTCCGGCGGCACTGCCCAGGCTTCCATTACAGGTGATGCGCCGAACCAGACACTCAATCTTGTACTGCCTAAAGGCGACAAGGGAGACCCGGGAGCAGACGGTGCACAAGGAGCGGACGGAATCACTCCTCATATAGACGACACCACAAAACACTGGTTCATAGGTGATACGGATACAGGTGTCAGCGCATAGGCTATTCCCGGCGTCACTACGTATCAGATTACAGAAGTCGATTCAGGCAACTATGCTACTATATACAGCAAGAATGTTCCTGTAGGGCTGAAGACAAACACAGGCACGTATTATCCTATATAGAAGAATACGGTTACTCTGAGTGACAGCAGCTGCAGGATACACCTTATACCTTATCTCAGTTACGAAGGCACTGATACATTCACTCCTCCGTGGACGTTGTATGTAACAGGTGCAGGCGCTGACGGGCAGCCAGGCAAGGACGGTGTGGCTGGCGGCTACGGCAATGTTCTCGGCGGGTTAGGTATGCGCATTGCAGCATACACCTCTGATTCAACTACAGTAACCCTTACGCTTGATGACAACTCAGATTCCACTTTCGACTGGAGTGTACTGCAGCCGTCATCAGTTGTCCGCATCAATAACACAGGCGGCGATCATCTCGTAGACAGCGACGCACAGTAGTAGCTGTACTACCTGAAGGGCTATATCAGCAGTGTCAACCAGGCAACTAAGAAAGTTGTCATCGATGGATGGTACTACGCATAGTCTCAGTAGCGCAGAGAGATAAGTTCCAACATCAGTTCGTAGGTCCAGCAGGAACAGTCCTGGCTGTACATTACAGATGAAGCCAGACGCGATGCCGCTTTCAGTACAGGCGACAAGAACTTCGTCACAGGACACAGGGCCGTCGCAAACGGCTCATGGAACACTGTCGCAGGCGATATGGCACATGCCTCGGGAGGTCTCAACACAGTAGCAGGAGATCTCAGCCACGCTTTCGGTACAGCCAACAATGTACAAGCTGAAAGCGCTTTCGTAGCCGGTGTTGGTAACACAGTAAAAGAAACTGCAGGCCTGTCCATAGTTATTGGCGGCAGCAACGAAGTGCAGGCTTTCGGCTCCACCATTATTGGCAGCAATAATACAGGTCTTACCGGCACGAACATGACTGCCATAGGTAACAGTAATGAAGGCTCCGGTACGCTGAGTACTGTTATCGGTAATAATAACACCATTAATGGGCAGTCAGGCAGAGTACTGGGCTTCGGCAACACCATGAACGCTCAGTTCGGTACACTGATAGGCATGCACGGAACGCTGGACAGCTATGCGTAGAACAGAGGAGCGTTCGCAGTTGCAATAGGTTAGCTCGATCAGGCGCAGCTTCCTTTTATAGTGCGCGGATACAAAGCTGTACTGAATCCCCTGTTCAACTCAGACAGCACATCCTAGTCGCAATTCCTTCTTCTGAACCCGAAGGACAGAACAGGCTAGCACAAGTACAACTCATAGCCTGGCTGCTCGGTGAGCTATATGGGACATCTCCTGGGCAACACATTCACTACGGACGCCACAGGTACCATAAGCCTGGATCATGACTTCTACAGCAGATGGGTGCTCACAGGAACAGGTGCCGTCACATTGCAGGCGGACAACTGGGTGGACGGAGATACAGGACACGTTGTAGTGGACACATCGAAGCAGACAATCAGCATTCCTGCTACATGGATCACAGGAGGCGCTGACATCGTGTCGACTCCTGGTATATATGTGCTGGAGCTGGTAAAAGTGAACTAGACCATATACTACAAAATAGTGTATCCTAATACAGAATCCTCAGGAAGCACCGGCACAGGGCTGGCGGTGGTCGTGAGTTCCACTCAGCCCTCGAACCCTGTAGACGGCATGATCTGGATACAGGAGTGATGTCATGAGCGTGTCTGTATATAAGGGAGGCACGTGGTATCCGCTGGCTAATTAGAGGATATTCAAGGACGGCATACCGCATGGCATCAAGCACAATGACTACATGTACTATGACGGCTAGTGGCACAGAATATCCGACGAGTATATGGGCCGGATAATAATGACTCCGCAGACACATAACTCAGGCTCTGCCTCTGTGGATTCAGCAAAGAGTTACATCAGCGTGACAAGAGACGGTGGCTCCCCATCATACATAACCGCATTTCCCGCTACCATACAGGTCAATTCATAGGTCACAGTCATATAGGGGGATGCTCTTGTATTCTCGTGCTCTGGTACGCAGCTGCAGTCACTCACATTCAGCGGCATGATTCCTTTGCTGAATTTCCAATGTGCCAGCTGCGGGCTCACCTAGATAGACCTGTCGGCATTCCAGTACCTGCGCACCTTGAATATACAGCGGAATGAGCTGACTTCCCTGGATACCAGAATGCTTAGCCAGCTGTACCAGTTATATGCGAATAATAACAGCCTGACTGCACAGAACATAGACCAGATACTGCAGTTCTTTGCTTACTCAGGAATAACAGGAGGCACCTGCTATCTGCAGGATCAGACGACAGGGGCAGGTCCGTCCTCTACAGGGCTGACTTATAAGTCTTCCTTATAGAGTAAAGGCTGGACAGTAGTGGTTGATCAGGGGAGTAATTGAGGCCAGCTACAGCTCGTCCTTAAGTGATAGCGCATTTGTACCGATCTCGACAAGAAATCAGTATAGCTTGTACGACATGAACCAAGCAGGCACAGCATAGTCATATCTGATATTTACCAGCACAAACATCACTCCGTGCTTCCGATAACATCTGCTGTATGTTTTCCGCATAACACAGTATGAACCTATAGGAGAACATATGAACATAAGTACTTAGAACCTTATTGATCTCGCTGGATCTGTACAGCTTAAGCCAGGGCAGAGAATGGTGCGTGTATCAGGCAACACATGGATGCCTATTGGCGTCGGCGGCAACTTCATGCCTGGAGGAACAAGCGGCACCTCGGCAGAGTATTACAAGTGCGCCAGCGTTGCGGAGCCAGGCACCTTATCGGTCAATATACCGAACAATGCAGAACTTTCCGGGGTATATACTTACAATTCGTCAAATGGCAGATATGTAAATACAAATGGTGCATTCTTTTTGCATGACGGAAATTACTGGGTGCTGGTAGGTACCAACGGATACTATTACTGTCAGAGCGATGAAATAGCATCTGATACTACTCCTGCTGACGCCACAGGATGGAAGCTGTCAAGTGGTTCAATGGATGCTATAGATATGACTGTGACTATACCGAAGACATGGAGCGGCTACAAGGCGGTATTCGACTCAACGGCTGGAACGTGGAGCTTCGAGAGCGATGCCACAGAGGGGCTGACATATACCAGCGTCACGCCGATCGTCGGCGGAATCTACAGTGCGGATGCCTTGGTGATTGTGTCATTGCTTTATACGGGCACGCCAACGCTGACCAGTCCTACCGGCATGCCCAGCGAGAGCTCCGACGAGTGGGAAATCAGTGCCAGCAGTTTCTACAGTGATAACTCTGCTCCGTGGAAAGCCTTCGACGGGATAACAGGTAGCTCTTCTGGATGGACAGGAGCATCAAATTCTTCGTGGTGGCTTCAGTGGCAAAATAAGACGAAACAAGTGCTTGTGCAGAAGCTCAGATTTCAGGGTACAGCTTCCGGTGATATCGCACAGCAGGCTATCACCTCTTTCATCCTTCAGGGCTCTGATGACGGCAGCACATGGACAGACTTGTATACTGCGTCAGGCTTGACATGGACTACTGGATATGAGTGGAAAGAGTTCACGTTCTCGAACAGCAAGAGCTACTACTACCATAGGTTGGCAAACATCACCGTAGCTGCAAACTATCCTACCATTATTGAACTTGAAACCTATGACATGTGATGCTACAGCCAGTACTCAACACAGCAGGCAGCAAACAAGGACTTAACTATGTATTAGGAATACTCAGACAGCGATATCGTGTTACAGACCCTCGTTGACTAGAGCACAAATCAGTAGCTCAGCATCAGAACACCTTACGTGACACGCACAGTTACCATAGAGCAGCAACAGCGCATCCCGCTGTACATCAACGGCAAGCTCAAGTCAGCATAGCAGCTCTCACAGCTCGGCCTCCATGTGCGACAGTACACCAAGTTGTAGCGTTAGCAGATCTACTTCACCAACCTTTATGCGCAGGATGCACAGGGAGACAAGGCTCTGCAGCTTCGTGTCAGACAGTACAAGGCATATCTCGATCAGCTAGGACTCTCCTACAGCGTCTCCCAGGACACAATTATGGCTGCAATCCAGCAGTCAGACATGACGGATGCTTAGAAAGCTACAGTCGCAATGTAGATGAAAGCCATCTACGACGCCATTACCACCAATCTGTAGTTCTACGGATCTTAGACCCCGCACAAGGACACGTACAACTATATTGCAAAGCTTATACAGTACCTTCCGGAGGTGACAGAATGAGTCTTCCGTAGTACATGATCACCGACTTGCCGCAGTATGTACACATCACAGACCGCAGCAAGTTTCAGAACTCCATAGTATAGCCGGGCGCTGCACTTATATTCAGCTAGGACGGAGCATCTCTCACAGTCAAGCTTCCTTCAGGCATCTTTCAGAGTGTCTCAGGAGATATGAGCGATTCCACGTATCAGAATATCATGGGCATCATCGGAGACACATCCGCCGCCAGCAACAACGCACTTTGACGGGGTACATTTGTTAGTAGTTCTGATGCGCTCCGTGCAGAGCGCACTGAATGTATCCACAAGCCAATGTAAAAACAGGAATACAACATGGCAGAAAAGAATGTACAGCTCAAGTGCGGTTAGGACTTGCTGTATCCGAAGACGAAGCTCGCTATGGTGGACGGGCTCATTGATCAGGATACAGGAAAGATCGACACTGCGCTTCTCCCGAAGACAGGGATTGACATCAAGTACAACAACGGCATGATCTAGCAGGGAGTCACGTAGATCAACTTCGCAGGCACTGTTACAGTGTAGAAGACTGCGGACGGCGTTGTCAAAGCACGTATCGGCTAGAACCAGAACAGCTCCAACTTCAACTCCAAGGACGGCGTTACCGATGGTACTGTGTCGTACTCCGGCATCACTGCAAAGAGCATGATCATGACGACACCCGCCGACTAGACCTGGGGTATCGGAGACTGGGCTGCAGGTTCCACGCATTCCGGCTTCAACGCATCCACGGCTTCCTCTCAGAATGTCACTGTGACGACCGCCGGAAATATCCACTTCTAGTAGGAGAACAGCTCCTTCACCGCACAAGTCATCGACTGGTCCGGTGTTGCAGCACAGACCACCTTCGCTGTTGGTTCTGACGGAACTGTTACGCCCTCCGGCGACGCCGGAATCACATGCTCCATCGCCAGCTACGGCACAGAAACAAATGCGCCTGCAGCTGTGGGCAACATGGGCAAGCCGACGTTCACGTTCGACATGAAGCAGCTTCTTCCTTAGGGCGGACGCTTCCACTTCAAGATCGTGCACAACAACGGCACATAGGGCGCCTTTACATGGGAAATGTAGTAGCTGTTCTACAATGCAGGTACGACGCCGACAGTTGCGACGCCTGCAATTGAGTTCGCTTCACAGGATACGACTCAGGTGTCCGGTGTCAGCTACATCAGCAGCGGGACGCTGAACGTCACGTCCGCGCAGATTGCCAATCTCAACAAGCGCGCCGCAACTACAGGCAACAAGGTTGCAGTCTCCGGCTCCTACACGACGTACACATACAATGCGTCGCATCTGCAGGACTACACGCTTTAGTAGAACGACGTCACTGCGTTCGCTTCCACTGTCACGCTCGCAACGGGCAAGTCTCTTGCAGGCAACCTGTCTGTGAACATGAATGCGACCAATGCGTATGCGACCTCCGGCAATGTAGCCAGCAATGCCATCGCCGCTCTTGTCGACACTCTTGCAGCAGGAACGACAGATGCCACTGCAAACGAGTCCTTCAAGACCTAGACCTACAGGTTGAAAGCGGACTGTTCCACACCTTGGGACAGTACATAGAGCCTCGCAGCCAACGACGGTCTGCAGCAGATGCACAAGCAGCTCAAATATCCGACGCAGAACTTCTCTGCGTACACTCCTGCAGGACCTGATTACTCGGGACTCACAGGATTCAGGTACTACATCAGAAGCTTCACGTTTGTCGGTACCAAGTTCGGAGGCACGTTCACGTTCGGCAACCTCACATAGAGCGATCTGGATGCAGCCAAGCTCACCATTGAAGTGTCCAAGGACGGCTCCACATGGTACGACATCACCAAGACGTAGGCGTTCGGAGGTATCCGCGTGTTCGCAGATACTGTTAAGGCTCCGAAGCTGCAGTTCGCATTCGCAGACGCAGCTTCCGACGTCATCTACCTCCGCATCGGAATGAACAACACATTCACCAAGGCTCTCACAAGCCTTGCGTTCGCATAAGGAGGTGCTTGAATGAGCTAGAAATTCGTTGCCAACCGCAACTATTTTCATACGTTCTCCAAGGTCGGCGTTCAGGAAGACATGTACGTCTTCCAGTCCAAGGTCAAGGGAGGGCACACTGTATCCGCATAGGACGTCCGCGCATAGAACGGTCTGCTTCCTGTCGGAGCCACTTTCGATGAGCTGAAGGCACTGTACGTGGCGAACGCGAACGGTTAGCAAGCTGTGATGAAGATGTACTAGAAGTACTCTCTCAGCCGCATTGCCGACTCCAACGTGAACAACAAGTACCAGGCATGGCAGATCATCGACAACGGTAAACCTGTACAGGGCTTTATCGCTCCCACCGATGTGTTGGATGCTTCAGGCAATCCGGCTCTCGGCTACACTGCCAAGCTGTACAAGTAGGATGGCACTACACAGATTGCAGGAACAGACGGCAACTGGGTGTTCGACTACTACTCAGGACTTGTTCTGTTCGAGAAAGGCAAGGAACCGTAGTCCCTCGGATGGGGCATGGTGAAACTGTCCGCTTTCGCTTATATAGGAAAAACTATCAAGCAGCAAATTGACTCTATCACCTCTGTTGCAGGTGTTGTGTACTAGGTAATATAACAAAAAGGACCATATAATGGCTAATCTTAATGTCAGACTTAAAAATCAGACTGGCGACATTCTGTATCCGTAGACGCTCGCAGCGAATGTTCTGAATCTTGATACATTTATCCAGTCCCAGATCTCCTCTGCGGGTCTCCTGAGCCGCGAAATCGTAACTTCTCTTCCGACTGAAAACATCAGCGAAGCCAAGATCTACATGATCCTCAAGGATCCTGCGGGATCTGGTCAGAACGTGTACAATGAGTACATGTATATCAATGGCGCGTGGGAACTCATCGGAGATACCGCTGTCGACCTCACCGGATACGCGACCGAAGAGTACGTGACGAATGCGATCAAGGATAAGGCTGATAAGGCCACCACACTTGCTGGATATGGCATCACGGACGGTGCGACGAAGACGTAGCTGAGTGATGCTGTCAGCACGATCAACACGTCTCTCGACGGCAAGGCGGACAAGGCCACCACGCTGGCAGGATATGGGATCACAGACGCTGTTTCTGATTCCGAATTCGCCTCTGCGAAAACAGAACTGCAGAACAGCATCAACACCAAGGCTGATGCCTCTGCGGTCACGGCTCTTGAAGGTACCGTTGCAACCAAAGCGGATCAGGCGGATCTTGATGCTCTCAGTGACTCCGTCAGCGCTCTTAAGGAACAGGTCAACGGCCTTGTCTCCAGTCAGATCACGTACTAGGTGATTGCATAATCACTTCTCCCTTGAACTGACAACTAAGACGCAAGGGATCCTTTTCCTTGCGTCTTTTTATTAGGAGCCACAATGGCAGCGACCACTAAGAATGTATATTTGAAAAATGTAGCGGGTTAGACACTGTACCCGTATACTACCAATGTGCCGCATAAAGCTTAGTTTTCGTTTGCCGATGGCTAGCTTGCGCTTAACTTCGATAAAGTCAGAGACGGGCTCGGCCTTACAAGTGACAGTCTCAGTTTCAGTCTTCCCTATCAGACCTTTTCACAGGTAACCGACAACCAGGTCATACTCAGCGGACTGCCTGTAGGAATCAAGACGGAGCTCGGAAACTACTATCCTGTGTAGAAGAACTCTCTGCAGTTCACATAGACAGGAATCAGCCTGACAGTCACAAGATATCTCGCATACGACGGACTTGATACATTCTCAGGCACATGGACAGCTTACTTTGCCTGCGGTCGCGACGGACTGCAGGGACCTAAGGGATAGACAGGTGCGGCCGGGCCTGCCAATACACTTTCAATCGGAACAGTTTCTTCCGGTGACACAGCTTCAGCTACTATTACAGGTGACGCTCCCAACCAGGCACTCAATCTTGTGCTGCCTAAAGGATAGAAGGGAGATACTGGAGCAGACGGCACCAGCGGCGCGGACGGCATAACACCGCACATAGATAACACCACAAAGCACTGGTTCATAGGCGATACAGACACAGGTATACTTGCTCAGGCCGATCTCGGAGAAGCCAGGAAACAGATCACCAGTGTCGATGCACAGTTCAGAGCTTCAGTGAACAGTGCTCTTGCACCTGTAGCTATACTTACTGATCTTGGAAACTACTATCCGGTATAGAAGAACTCTGTTACTGTACAGGATAATACATATACAATTCAGCTTACCAGATACCTTGCGTACGATGGCGTCGACACTTTTACTGGCCCGTGGACAGTTTACTTCGCAGGCGGAGGCTAGACCGGACAACAGGGCATACAGGGCTAGCAAGGTCCTGCGGGCCCATCCAATACGCTCTCCATAGGTACGGTTACATCAGGCGACACAGCTTCGGCTACCATTACAGGCACATCACCTTAGCAGGTGTTGAACCTGGTGCTGCCGAAGGGGGATAAGGGAGACACAGGTCAAGCAGGTGCCGATGGAGCCTCAGCATATCAGGTATGGATCAACAACGGTAACGCAGGCACACAAACAGACTTCCTCGACTCACTTAAAGCTACAGGTTACAGACATCCGTTCACTGCTGCGGATATAGCAAATGACACGCTCACCATAACGACAACAGGCACTCCTGTATCCATATCCGATCAGGATTCCATTACGTATCCTCTGCAGTTCGCTTCATACAGAGTGACAGGCACGCAAGTTACGATTGACATGGCTGTGAACTTGAGCGCAATAGGCAAGGGCGTAAGCGGAACATGGTATGTCAACTTTGCTGCTGGCGGGCCTGGAGCATAGCCTTCCGGCACATATATTACAGAGCAGACCGGCGCTTCATTCACACCTGCTGCAAACAATATCTATAAGCACACTATTGTGTCAGGGTAGAGCATCTCTTTCACTTCTACCAACATGAGTGCAGGAAGATGTTCTACATTTGAGCTGTGGCTTATAATGGGATCTGCAGTTGTCAGCTTCTCTTTGCCTGATACTCTTACATGGGTAGGAGCCGCGCCCAGCTTCGACAGTGCCAATACGCTGTATGCACTTGTAATAAGATGGGACGGATAGAGCTACATAGCCAATCTGGCATATACAAAGACTGTCGCATAAGGAGTATGAATGTACGCTAAGATATAGAACGGTTCCGTGGTTTATCCTCCACGGAACGACGGAAACAGATTCAATGTCGATACCTGTGTATAGTGGCTTCAACAGCACGGCTTCACAGATATGACAGCGTAGCAGCTTGCTCCTTATCTTACACAGGAGACAGTGGATTATACAGCTTTCGATAACGCATGTCAGATGTTCCGTCAGGTCTGCTATCAGATAGGCGGAGCCATAGGCAACGCATAGTTCAAAGGAGGCTTCGACTAGTACGCCTCTTTCATTGACTCACAGTACGCACAATAGAATCCGGCACAGGCTGCTTTATATGCTGCAATGTGGTCCGGTGCTAATGAGTATGCCAAATATGAAGGCTCCAAGATCGGTCTCGGGCAGCCTGACTGGTGGTACAGGTGCTGGGACATACAGAAGGAAGCATAATGCCTATTACATAGAAAATATACACCGACGCGTAGATGGCTGTTGATCCGCCTGTCGGAGCATTCACTGTATTCCATGGCTACAATAATGGAATGGACAGCACTGACGGCGTAGGTTTGAGGATCCTCAAGAGCGACGGCACTATATAGAAAGCCGACGACAATGAAGCGTACCTGAAGCTGTCAGGCGGAACGATGACTGGTGTTATCTAGAGGAGCGGACGCTTTGTGCACAACCCGACAGCAGGCGGTGCGCTTGTGCTGTAGGGTGGTAAAGACGGTATATAGCATGGTGGCGGCCTGTGGCTGTACGATGACTAGTACGCATCCGCTTAGACATACAGGTTTCTGTTACGAGCTGCAGACAACGGTACATATTCGGATCTGAAAGGCGGACCGCAAGGTCAGCTGTTATGGGGAGGCAAAAATATCGTTCGCTCTGTCGTTACTTTATCGGGTACCGCCGATGCCAACGGTAATATAAGCCAGGGTACGCTGTTCACAGGCTAGCTTCTCGCTGCCTCCGCAGATCTGAACAACTACAAGACGCCGGGTTACTACTACAGCAACGCCAATGTGGACTGTGCACAGATGGGCAATCATCCATCCGGTCTGGCAGGAGTACTGCATGTAGAGGGACACAATGGAAGTACCATCACGATACAGACGTGGACCGACTATGTTGTTAATAATGCTCAGGGCTAGATATGGACACGCAGATGCTACAACGGCACATGGTCCGTGTGGTACAGACTGCAGATGGAACCTCCTACTGTCGTGTATGTGGGAGCCACAAGAAGCATCACAAGCATCTCTCAGCTTCAGCAGTACCTGAATGCCAGAGGCTCGCAGACCAGAGCGATTACGGTGTCTTTTGACGACGGAACGTATGCCGGAACTCTTGGCTGTCTGCGTTGCTCTGTTGTTCTGCAGAGTACTTCTGCCAATGCCAGCAAGGTAACACTTACAGGGGATATCACTTTCGGTTACTCTGTGTTCAGCAGAGCGCAAAATCTCACAATGACAGGCGGCGTCACTTTCCAGAACTGTCTGTGTGCATAGTGCATATCCTGCAGGCTGACAGGACCCAGCAGAACAGCAATCTCTGTTGTCAGCTGCGGGTCAGCCGCAATCAACTCGGTTACTGCAACAAGGTCAAGCGCTGCAGGGGACGTAATCAATGTCGCATATACACCTAAAGTCAATATCTATAACAGCTCCGCTACAAGCTACAGCACATCCAGTGGCGCCTGCATCGTTGTAGTAAGCTGCGATATGTGTACCATAACAGGCACTCTCACGTGCAGCACAGGCGCGTATGCACTGTATATGCAGAACAGCTTTGTGGAGTTCAATTCAGCGGCGTCTGTGACATGGAACAACATAAGCACCACGTAGCTGTAGGGCAATTTCCGCAATCTGTGCGTGGCTTACAGCGGCACCACATTCAACAGAACAGGTACGACGGCCGCCAATAAGTGTGTCCCGGCCAACAAGGTGAACGGAAACAGCAACAGCCTTAATGTTTTGCCTGACAACTACTGAGAAGGACAAGGAGACGCCCCATGAAATACGTAGTTTCAAATACTGACAATATCATCATAGCGACACACGACGATAATCAGAATGTCGAGAACCTGTACAATAACTGCACAGTGTACAAATCGACTGAGCACTATGAGCTTGGCGATACGTTCGTGATTCCTCCTGCCACATATCAGGAACTAACGGAATTCCTGTATCAGGAAAAATGCAAGGTTGCATATGGTGGAGTCACTGTCGTCAGAGATTCTCAGCATTATACATTCGAAACCACGCAGGATTCCATCACTATGTGCAACAGCCTTGCTCTGGCTATTGCATCGCAACCGGACACGTACACTATATACTGGAAGTGCTGGTGCGACGGCATGCCTAAAATGCTGGAGCTTACGAAAGTGCAGTTCAACGCGATCTTCGCCTTTGGTATCCAGATGATCAATTAGGCGTTCGCTGTATAGGGCACGCTCAATGCAACAGTACAGAGCATGCTCTCATAGCAGATGCAGGATCAGGAATACATAGCACAGTTCAAGCAGCAGGCGGAAGAAGCTTTCTCGGCAGTCAACACTGTGTTCAACATTACATAGGCGTCGGACTCTTCTTTGACTGAAGCACAGTGATGTTAGACTATAGATGTACATTGTAACGCATAATGTACTTTCGTAAGGTTTCCCGCGTCGTCACCATACCGGCGCGGGATTTTTTATTTTGCAATCTGTGTACTGTATTTATCGTACTGTTCCTGTGTGATCTTTCCCTGCTGCAGCTGCTATGTCAGCCACTTCTAGTCCTGAGCATAATTGTACTTTGCAGTGTCCATGCAGCCTGCACCAAAATACATAGCACAGCCAAGCAGCACCGTAATAAGTATCTTTCTCATTCTGCCTCCAATATAGCTTGTGTCTGCTGATACGCTTCTTCGCGCATACCGAAACCATCCGACCATTTGAGCAGATTCCCGTTGTAGCTCTATGCGGGTCTTATCAGATGTACATTTGGAAGTTCCAGATATCCTGCCTACTTCAACTGCATCACTTCTCTGTCCATAACAGCATTGAGCAGCTGCAGCAGTCCTGCTATTCCCTGTACTTCGCCAGTGTACTTTGTAGGCGGTGTCAGCACCACGTACACATCGTCGTACTTCGCTGTCTACTGAACCGAAGGCAACGGTATATTGTTGAGTACACCGCCATCGCCGTACAGCTCCTGGCCGACTTTAACAGGCATGAACAGAAACGGAATACTTGTAGCTGCAAGCACCCATGTCGGCGTGGCGGCCTTCATGTGACTCGTATAGTCATCAAGTCTGGTGACAGATACCTGTACACGGTCCATTGCACTGATTGTCATGTTCTGCAGAAGGAATCTTGCGAGTCCGGTATTGTCGATGATGTAGTTGCTCTTGCTGTATGCGCTCTTGACAGCCTGCACAGGTGCAAGCTCCATCCACTAAGAGATGCTCTTGTTCTCCATAAGATCTGTGAACCACTGGCTGTCATGCCCGCTGTAATACAGACCGCTGAAAAGTGCGCCACCTGAAGATGCAAGAACCTTGCCTGGAACAGCTCCATGCTGCTAGAAGGCTCTGTATACCCCTGTGAGTATCTACGGAGACATTACACCGCCGCCCTGAGCGACAAGCAGCGTGTTGTCCAAGTACTTTATGTCGTTGGAAATAGAGTCTGACATTTACGTGCTCCTTATTTTTAGACTACAAGGAAACCAGCGTCTGTCTATAAGGATACCTATGTTTACCATACTTCAGCTTAAGAACAGCCAGCCTCTGAATCAGGCTTGTCAATAGTACATAAGAGAAACTCTCAATAAATTTTCATTAACAACGGACGGTCTGTGGCTGCGCACGTTAAAGATCGATACTGTGCAGTTCAAGTGGTGTCCGGCAATGCAGTAGTCGGACATTCTCGGAGCTTTCTGCCCTGTGAGCAGCGACACTGTATATATCCAGCCGCCTGAACTGGTTGCTAAGCTTGAATAGGATGCATAGACATAGCTGCAGATCGCATGGCTGTAGAGCATATTCTCCACAGTTGTGCATTAGCTGAGGCACATGTATCAGTGGCGGAAGAACAAGTTCTCCTATACGCTGGCTTCGCTTCCGCTTCTCAGACAGGTTATTCTGTAGAAAGACGCATAGCGCGTTCAGGTGTCCGCCTAGTTGTTCGCCTAGAGAGAAGCTGTAATACGCAACTAGAAGCGCAACATATCCAAAGGCTGGATGCAGGAAGTTGCAGTAGGGAGTGATTCAAATGCGTAATATGCTGATTGCTGTTCTGTTGATATGTTCGATCGTTTTCGTGGTAAGCTGTCAGTCGGTTACATAGCGTTAGTACTATGAACCTACATAGCAGACAAGCTTCGTGGGAACAGACGGGCTCACAAGAGGCGCTGTCAAGAGCTAGAAGGGAAAGAACGGCATTCCCGATTTCTCGCAAAATAAAACTTTCAGTTTCAATCTGCTTAATCTGTAACAGGAGCAACCATGGCGAAATACATTCAGCCGAAGCATAAGACAGACTTTTCCAATGCCTATGTGTAGCCAGGGAAAATGCTGCTTTTTGTATAGTCCGATTCATCTTAGGGATATGTACTTACAGGCAAGAATTCCGCAGGTCAGTTCGTTCGCATATCTGAGCAGAAGCAGGGCATAACATAGGAACAGGTACAGGCTATATCTCTCAGAAATGCATTAGTGTTCGGTTAAGGAGCTTAGATGTATTAGAAGAGATATACAAGATCACTTGCAAACCCTTTCAGCACACGGTCCAACAGGTTCTTTCCAAAGACCATCAAGTAGTGCTTCGACTGGGCATAGTACATGCATGACAGATTTCCTGTCATAGGTACAGCTATAAACAAGGTCGTCAGATACTTCGCTGCCGATATAACAGTAACAAGCAAATAGTCTCCCTCTTAGACTGACACAGACTCGCTCAAGCACACATAGGAGCTGCTCAAGAACAGTTACAATCTGCTGTAGCTTCTGATACGCATTGGCTAGGAGCTTGCCACAATGGGCAATGTGTTCGTATATGCGATGCCTGTGATCAACCGGACACTGTGCTGTCCTGAATGTCGTAAGTTCGTGGTAGCCATGGATAAAGTGGTACCGAAAGTAGATTTTCAGTGGGACGGATAGTGCAAAGGCGTGTGTCCTAAGTGCGGCAAAAAGGTCACTTTTCTGATGGTTGACAAAGTCACCAGTGACTAGCTCGGGCGCAAGATCAGGTTTATGATCTACTCCCCGCGAGATGTTCAGCTCAAGTTCAATTAGCTTACAGGTTAGTACACATATCTGTACAAGATGCCTTCGCACATCAAGAATGCGATCGTGTAGGGCGATCCTGTATATCTCAGAACAACACCCAAAGTGTTCCTCAAAGGAGCTTTCTCCTAGAAGTTCATATAGTTCCCTGTCGATAAGTTTCTGCATCTCAGGACAGACACGCTGGCTTCCATGGACAGGTTCTATAAGGGCTGGGGCACTCCTCTGTTCCTCAGCAGCTTCAACAACATTCTCAGACTGGCATATCTTGATAAGTTCAATTAGGCGGTTGCAACCGACTTCATTGCTCCGATAAGAATGATCAGTCCTCCGACACAGCAGCTTCTTGCCGGTCAGGACAACCTCAGGCAGCCTATCAGCGGCCACGCTGTCAAGAACTTCATTATGGAAGCCATTAAAGGGATCAGAGAGAATCCCTCTCAGTGGGTGGTATCTCCGTTCCCGCTCAACTATCAGATGCTCGGCGGATAGGCAAAGCAGCTTGCACCTGTGTAGCTGATGAAGTGGTACTAGGACAGAATTCTGTAGGATATGGCAATTCCTCTGTAGATCAGACAGACTACATTCCAGGCAGTAGCGCCATCTATGGGTCTCAGAATGTTTTAGCGGCAGTGGATACACTTTACTTCGCATCTTGACTACGGGCTCAGATGGCTTGTAGACAGAATCTGCTAGGTGCATCTGCTTGATCAGGTGTCGGTACGCCTTGACAAGACATCGTTCGTTTAGGACGACATGCACAAACAGACCATCCTTAACATGATGGGCAGCGGACTTGTCTCTACAGACACTGTTCTGAGTACTATAGGACTCGACTTCAAGGACTAGGTCAACAAGAAACTTGAAGAACAGAACTACGAAGCAGAAGAAGCCGCAAAGAGCCAGGCGAATCAGCAGCAGATGTAGATGACTGCTTCTGTATTGCCTCCTCCCGGATCATAGGGCATTGGAGCTGCACAGCTGAACATGTAGATGGTTCAGCAGGCGAACATGCCTCAGCAAGCTATGCAGCAAGGCGCACCTATGCCAGCAGCTCCTGCAGGAGCAGGCATGCCGCCGATGCCAGCAGGTTTGCAGAACAGTCAGTCTGCAGGTGTGTAGGCGCTGTTCCAGCAGGCACAGCAGATAGCTCAGCAGATATTCGACACAGGAGTTACGCAGGGTCCTGGTGCACGCAGAGCTGCTCTTGTGCAGTTGAAGCAACAGAATCCGTAGCTCCATGCACAGGTTAAGCAGATACTGTTGAACATTGATCAGCAGACCGCCTCGCAGGCAGTAGCACAATCCAAGATGCCGCAATGAAGACGAAGATAAGACAGTACCTCGATAAAAGAGCTGCTTTTGACAGGGCGCTCGCCAAGTCTGCAGGCTGGTGGCAGGACCTGAAGAACTTTGGACAGGCCGTCGGGCAGAACATGGCCGATGCCAACCAGTACTATAAGAATAACAGAGCTATAGACAGGCTGCAGCAGGGCAAAGGCAATTATGGTGCTTCCGACAGAAAAGCTCTTCTCGATGTCATGCGTCGCAGACAGCAGTTTATCAGAGACCGATCCGGCATGTCCTGGAAAAGTCTCAACACAGGCCAGGCACTGAACACTGCAGGTACTACAGCGGCTGCGACTGCTGCTACTCTCGCAGGAGGAGAAGTTCTCGGGGCTGCTGCTACAGGTATCGCAACAGGTGCAAAAGCTGTCAGAGCTGCGCAGACAGCAGCTAAGGCAGCCAAAGATGCGCAGACAGCTGTCAATGCCGTCAAGCCTGCAGGAACAGTCTCCCGTATGCTACGCACAGGTACAGGGACTTTTATCAAAGACTACCTGACAGGTTAGACAATTGAAGCAGCTCCTTAGGTGTATGCTCAGACAGTCGCAAAGATGCATCCGTAGTGGACTCCGTAGCAGCGATAGCAGTATCTCGGTAAAGCGAGACAGTGGGGGAGCACTCTGAACTCTGCGTACTGGACTGGAAGCAGTCTCAGAGCTCCCGGCAAATTTGGGAAGATACTTGGATTAGGTATGGGCGCCATGGGTCTGACCAATGCATACGCTCAGAATCAGAATCCGACAGAGTACTACACTTTACAGGAAATACAGCAGGATCCTTCCAGACTGGACAGAATGCCACAGCTGACAGGACAGCAGCGCACTGTCATGCAAAGCTATCAGCAGTAGTTGAACAACCCGATGCAACGATTCGTTCGTCCATTCAGAACTCCTGGACAGTTCTTGTTCATACCTGGTGTAGGCTCAGTTGAAGATGTTGTTCCGTAGGGCAATAATACTGTCGACTACGCACTTGGAAGAACACCGGATACTTATAATTTACAGCGTACACAGCAGGATCGTGCTGCAGCATACAGAACTCTGGAGTAGGATCCGAATAACCCTACAGCTGAGCGTGTACTGGAGAATACGCCATAGTATGTGCGCCAGACAATCCGGAATAATGGCGACACGACAAAGAATACAGTGCATGCTACAGCGTAGTAGGCATACAGATCATATTTCATGAAGCCTTAGGCGTAGCAGGATCCCGCATAGTTGCAGAGGCTTAGAATAGCCGCTCTGTAGTAGCAGCGCAATGCAGCAAGGTATGCAGCGCAAAATACAGGCTTGGTACAGGCAGGATTCGGCAAAATGATTCCTGCCTCTGTGGTGCAGCAGGGTGTTGTCGACGCTACAAAGCAGAAGATGCAGCTCTACAAGCAGTTGTCGCAATAGAAAGATCCTGTTAAGCGTCAGCAGATACTGGAGCAGCTGCGATACGGCAACCAGCAGGGAGCCATAGGTGCATAGGCGCTGAAAGCCAAGTGGTCTCCGCAGATGCGCAATCAGGTTGTACAGCAGGTTGTTGGAGATAACGCAGATCTGACTCAGCTGCATCAGATGGTACAAGGTCAGAATGATTACAATAAATGGCTTGCGCAAAATAATCTGCAGCAAGATTCCGACCAGTATACCGCTTAGATAGCTGCAGGTATGAAAGACAGATATGTGCAGAACATCAAGAAGCAGATAGCTTCCACTGACGATCCTATAGGATACGCATAGAAGCTTCTTATGTTGAAGCAGCACGCAGGATAGGACACTGCTGAACTTGGCAAGTAGCTGTACGACCAGATATATCCCAGAGTGAAGTAGCAGATATGGAAAGATCCTATCAATAACCTGCCGCAGGCTATTAAGCTGTGGGGAATGTCTAAGGGTTACTCCAAGTAGTTCCAGAACTTGTTCGGATCCAAGTCGGGTCTGTGGGGAGCTGTCGGCCTTGGTGCAGGTCTTCTCGTAGGGCTTCCTTTACTTTACAGCCTATTTAGCGGACGCGCATAGACACCGCAGGTTAACTATAAGGATGCCAGGTTCCAGCAGATGCTTGACTAGGCTGTGCAGATGAATATGCGCAGACAACAGGAAGGACATTACGCGTGAACTAGCTGCCGAAATCAAATCCAATATCCAAGCTTGTATAGAGCTACCAGAGTAAGGTGAAGAGTCCCTTAGGGCAGTCTTTACTGCTCGCAGGTATTGGATTGCCTGCTGCTTATATGCTTAAGCGCCCTGTTAACAAGCTGTTGAAACATTTGGGAAGAGATCCCAGAATTAACGCGGCTCTTGGAACACGTCCTGCGTAGATGGAATAGGGCCTGGACTAGATGTAGAACTCATGGGTCGGCAAGCATGGTCTGCCTCTGATGCTTGGTCTGACTCCAGCTGCTATTGCTCTGGCTATGAATGTCACTCCAGGGCAGCCTTATTCCGGACTCACTTCATGGGCTGTAAAGAAGAAAGCCGCACTCAAGAAGATTGCTTCTTTATGGTAGGCTGACGGATATCAACCGCAGATAGACTTCTCGCAGACACTGAATCCTAATACAGTTGTCAGCATGATACAGCATAATCCATACCTGAAGGATTCACCGTATTAGCGTAATCTTGGTACATCTATTATCACAGCAGCTAAAGCATACGGTAACTAGACGACGCTTGGCAGCATTTATGACAGCGCTGTCAACAAGTTCGATACCAAGCTCAGATTTGAGGGTGTTACAGATAAAGCTGTCAAGAGTCTTGTTCAGGGTTCTCTGGCAGGTATGTTTACAGATGTGGTCGGTTCCGTGATGGGGCTGCCTTAGCCTGTAAGAGGTCAGGTTGCCAATACTGCCGGATTTGCACAGGCTCTGTACTCGATACTGAATTAATGTATACGTAATAAAGGGATACAATGAAATACTCTGATGTTTATAGACAGATGAACAAGGAAGCAGGACTTGGGTAGGCTCTGGCAAACGGAGCATATCTGATCGCGGCTGTGACTATGCTGACTCCTGCTGTTGGCGGCGCCGCTGCCGGATATGCAGCAGGCAAACTTACGACACCTGGCGTTCAGGACGTATAGAACCTGTAGAAGTAGCACAGGCTTGCCAGACTCAAAAGAGACAATGAAACACAGCGTCTTCTCTAGCAGCGTGAAGACACCAATGCAGCCTACAGTAAGAAAGTCAAGCCGATGAGGTTTGCCTGATGCATAGTATCGGACCATAGGAAGCACTTCTGATGCAGCTGGACCAGGAATAGGAACCGGCGCTGACAGTCGACACTTCGCAGTCCATGTGGGACTACAGAAACAGGAATACATACAATGGAATTCCTGTCGAGCAGACTGCACAGGATCTGAAAGTCAATAATGCATAGTAGTTGTAGAGAGCTCTTCAGCTGAAGCAAGGCGTTGTCGTCTGGACAGGCTATCTGTCACCTTAGTACGACGACAAGAAATCTGTTTAGCAGTACAGAGATATCAGACAGAAGTAGGCTTAGGGTCTCATTCGTGTCTACAGCTAGGACAGACAGTTCTGCCCTCAAATCAATAAATTTCTTGTGCTTGTTACATACGCATCTCTTAGCTATTAGCTGAATCCGAGACTTGAATACCTCAAATAGGAACAGAACAATGAGTGATCCGATTTTGCCGAATACCATAACGACTGCGCCGTCTGTCAAATCCGCAGTCAACACAATAAATCCGCTTTCATTCCTGTTTTCAGGCAGAGATTACGTGCCGTCATGGTTCATAAATATGTTCCGTGGAGCTAAGGGAAGCGAGTGGGAAACAACAGGTGCGCCTGCCAAGTCCGCACATATTGCCGCAAAGGTGCTTGCCGGAGCCGGTGCACTTGGGCTTGGAGCATGGGGAGCAAGACATCTTATGCACTCCATGAAGCTGGATGCCATAGATAACGCCAATTCAGCTGCTACTGCAGGTGGAAAGCTGTAGAAGTTGTACAAAAGACCTACAGGTGCCATGGCTGGATATACGCAGGCGGAACAGCGCAAAGCGAAGCAGCTGTAGGAATCTGACAGCAGAGGTGTTGAGAAGAAAGCCTTTGTAGGTAATGCTGTAAAGTATACCGATCCGTATTCGTTTGCTCTTGGTGTTGTACCTCCTGCCGCATCCTTGCTCGCTCTTGTGGCGTCCTTTAAGAATGCTGATAAATATTACGATACCAAACTGTCCAAGAAACTTGATCGGGACATTGCCAATGAATAGGCGGAGCGTGCCAGAATCTCCAAGCGCAGAATACTTAAGGGACGCGGAGTTCAGGACCTGATTGAGCAGGAAGCCCCTGTGACTAAGACAGCTTCCGAAAAGCAGGGTGTGTCAGGGCCTGTGGTAAGCGCACTTGGCGGAGCTGTTGCTCTGCTTGCTGCCGCTTCATTTGTAGGCGGGTTCAAGTATGCTCGGAGAAATGATCCGCAGACAGTCAAGTTCAAGGCTTACAAAAAGGGCATATAGGCATATAATAAAGCAAGAATAGCCTAGGAGAACGTCGAGACAAAGCCACTCGATCCCAGGCTTATAGAGCTTTTCAATGCCAACATCAACAATAAGAAGCGCCCGCAGGAAATGACGCCTGTTAACAGCACTTCCTACAGAGATGTGTTGATGTAATAAGGAGCCGATATGCCGTAGTTGCAGGGAACAGTCAATAATATCCAGCGACAGAAGATGCAGTTCATCTCCGATGTGCTGGATCCTACACCAACTGTCATGTACAGAGCTGATGACTATAAGACTCAGCGCAAGTTGATCTTTGAGCGTGTTAAGAATGCTGTTCAGAAGAGATTCCCTCTGTACAATGATAAATATGTACTGTAGGTGTAGAACCTCGACTACGCAGATCCATAGGAATTCTCTTATGCTGACCAGAAGAAAGCTGTTCTGTAGGGGACGTCTGTAGGCAGAAGACTTCGTGGCAGCTATGTGCTCAGAGATGCTGCAACTAATCAGGTGGTCTCAAGAACGAAGCCGCAGACGCTCCTGAAAGTTCCATACATGACAGATCGAGGCACGTTCATCAACTCAGGTCATGAGTACACATTCAATAACATCATGCGTCTGTAGCCTGGTGTGTATACACGCAAGAACAACGATGACGACATTTCAGCACAGTTCAATGTGAAGAAAGGCACTGGAGCTGGATTCAGCATGACATTTGTTCCCAGCAAAGGTGTCTTCCAGATAAGCAGAGGCACTGCAAACGCTCCTGCATATACTGTGCTGAAAGACTTAGGTGTTACAGATTAGCAGATGAAACAGGCGTGGGGCGACTAGCTGTACAATACCAATAAGTAGTACGGTACCGGGTAGAAGGCACGCATAGCTTCCAACAGAATCTACAATTACAACTCATGAGCGTTGCGTCCGATATAGCTAAAGGTATAGTAACCAGATTACCATAGCACTGGGACTGGAAACGCGCTCTTACATATGCCGGTGTGACAGGAGGCGGAGCTGCGGGTTTGTCTTTGCTGATAAGCAAGCTGCGCAAACACGATAAAAGAAAACGCACACTCAATGCTATTGTATCAGGTTTGTCAGGAGCTCTCGGCGGTACTGCGCTTTATACAGGTCTTCAGAACTTCATATAGCTAACAGGAGGGCTTCCTCTTGGAGGTTAGAACCAGCTGCCTGCAGTCGATACCGACGACAAGGCACCAGGTAAACACTATATAGTGTATATAGGTGGAATGAACACTGCTCCCAGGTATGCCAAGAAGCTGATACCGGGTGCAAATATGGCTGTGCTTGACTGGGGATAGCAGGACAAAGCTGTTAACTTTATAAACAGTATCAGAGCTAAAGATAAGGTAACACTTATAGGTCACTCTGCAGGAGGAGGTACAGCAATAGCTGTAGCCGACAAAGTCAATAGACCTGTAGACAAATTGATAACACTCGATCCTGTAGTGTTAAATCCTGTAAAGCGTCTGTTGTAGATGTTCAGAGTAAGAAAGCCTAAATCAGCTGTTACAGCATAGAACTACATACCTTAGGACTACAAACTTAAGGACAGCAGTAACGGATTCCTGTCAAAAAATAATCCTATATTGCTTAGACAGGTTCCAGGAATGAATAACACAGTTATTCCGAATTAGGCACATGGGTTGTGGTCTACCGGCTACAGAGCTACGCCTTAGTCAGCATAGACCTTATTGAATGTAAAAAAGAAGGTAGTATCGATATGAAAAAGTACGCACAAATATGTAAGGACGCCGGTGTTGCTTCGTAGGTTGCAGGTAATGCCATACAAGCCGCCCTGCCTCATGCAATTGTCAACTCCAATGTACATTAGGACATTAAACTGGGCGCTCTCGGAGCTTTCGGTGCAGCACAGCTTGTAGCAGCGGCAGCAGCTCTGGCGACGCCTACGAGATCAAACAAGCAACAGCTTAAAGCCGGTATCTCTCCATGGCATACTCTTGGTAATCTGCTAGTACCTGGAATGGCTTCTTACAATTTGTACAAGAGGTACGGTAATGCTATGGCTCAGGAATCAGCAGCCGCAAAAGAACGCGACATCCAAGGTGCGCTCAAGGCGACCAAAGACAAAGACGCAAATGTGAGGTAGGCAGCAAAAGCCTATCTTAAGATGCGTAAAGCGAAGGCATAAGCAGAGGACACAATGACGTACAAGCAAGCATACGCTAAAGTGGCTTAGCTCAAGTCTCTTTAGGAGCAGAACAAGTAGAACACTCCTATGACCTACATGCAGGCGCACAGAAGAATGCAGCGCAGCATCAACGACATGCTCAAACCTCACGAACCCGATATTGCACAGGCAAAACCTGACAACAAGCTTACAGTAGATGCTCCTGAAGGATCGCCTTCCTAGACACTTGGCAATGTAAAGTAAGCTTACACACAGCACATTCAATGGGCCGCTTCCCTTCAAAACTGGCAAGGGAGGTGGCCCATTTGTATTATATGCACAAACAGACACGGGGTCTGCAAAACAAACGAACTGAAAGGTATTGAAAATGCAAATCAAATCCTTGGATGGAGTCATGCACGAAGTCTCACCTGCTTAGGTATAGCGGGTGTACAAGATGCTTCCGGCGCATGCCTCAAAGCAAATGAAGGTCTAGGAGGATGTAGAGCTCAATTAGGTGCTCGAAACGTTCGACTGGAAGTCGCAAAAGTACATGTAGAAGGCGGGACATAACATCAAGCGTATCGTGTAGCTGTAGGCATTGCCGACTACCGAAGATGATGTGAAAAGCGCACTGGCGCATGTTCTGTGTCACGGATGCCCTGAACGGATAGCGGATGCTCTGTATGAGTCCATCTAGTTCTAGGTATCAAGATTTATGAAACATCTCGTCGACGAATACATGGAGTAAAACGAATATGGATATAATGGGATTGCTGGTGCCTATTCTTTCAGGCTCACCTGAGATAAAGGGCAAGTTGGAATCGGTGTTCGGACAGCCTGTCGATCACATAAGCAAATGTGTGAGTCAGTTCATGGACGGCATAAAGAATGGTCCGGGTTTAGTGGATAAGTAGCTGCAGAAACAGCAGAGATTTATGCACATTTACCAGAGCGGACTGCGCATGGGCTTCCAGGATTACTAGGCGTAGATAGCCGCAGCCGATTGCGCTGGTTATCCCGTTATAGACGTTGCAAACTCCTTCGCTTAGCGGCGAGGATGGAACTGCACAATATAGGAAATATAGCAGCTCCATGACAAAATCATGCCCAGATTCATGTAGATGGGCAGGAAAACCGGACTGTTTCAAACTGAAAAGAAAACCTAGACAGCTCCAAAAGGGATCCCGAGCGTGCAGGTTACAGGAAGTGCGAAATAGCCTCCGTGGAGAACGGCGGAACAGCCAAAAGGTGCACCTGTTCCACCTGTAAAATAACAGCACCTGAAAATGAGGTAAGAAATGAGTTACAATGATACGAATTGCGGTCACACCGGATGGGGTGTGGGTCTGTCTGCCATAATCGGCGGCGCTCTTGGATACTGGGCAGGTCGTTCCAGCGGTCCCGGAGGGTTTGGAGGGTACGGATGTTACGGCTTCCCGGCAGGGTATGCTGTGGCTGCTTAGAACGGTCACTGTTCGACATGCTTCGAGCAGGGTGTTGAGTCCGGTCAGACTCTCGCAGGTCTGAACTACATCGGCCAGCAGGTTGCTTCTAACAGCAGAGACATCGCCAACTCGATGACAGCTCTCAGCAACCAGCTCAACAATCAGACAGCTGCTATCCAGGCGCGTTTCGATGCGCTCAATCAGCAGAAGATCGCGGATCAGGCTGCCTAGATCGCGGCTCTGCGTACGCAGAACGTTGTCGGTCTCAATGCTGCTGCTACCAACATGCAGCTCACGAGTCTGAACGATAAGGTCAGCTCTATCATAGCTGGCTGCGCAGTCAGGTCTGTCAATGCATGTCCGACGAACAACTGCTGCGGCTGCTCTAATCAGTGATAACCGATGAGGGAGGTTTCCGCCTCCCTCGCAACTAAGATGGAGGTTCACAATGGCATGCTGCGCATTGGTAAAGAACTGCGGACGCTGGCAAGTGTATGCCACTACAAAGGCTACAGGAGCCCAATATTACAGGATTTATGCTTGCCTCTGCAATCTGCAGAGATGCCCGCAAATAACCTGCGATATAGTGTCAGCCGGAGCCTCCGACTCCAGTGAAGCCACGTTGGTTACAAACTGCGGAGCGATTATCCCGCTGGTCAAGAGCTCTACACTGGCCCCGGTAACTGTGGGCTAGCTTCCGGCCGGAACCAGTATGGACGTTGTCGTGAAGACAGTCAACCAGATCCCGCAAGGTGTGGTTATTGGAGTCTGAGGTAATCTCAGGTCCGCAAAGCCCTCTTACTGCAACAGGTAAGGGGGCTTTTTTGTGCTCTGCTCTTACGCGCTAAGCTTTTTGATATACTTCAGCTACAGAAAGGAAACCTTCATGGCTCCATTTAATACCTCCGGCAAAGCTCCCAAGAACGCGCAAGACTGGGTCAGGTAGCTTCGCTTTTCCAACGATGTAAACATGAGCACTGTCGGTGTGGATACAGACAGAGTCACTCCTTAGCTCATGCTCGCTTCCAGCAAGAAACTTCTCGGAATCTCCAGAGGCTAGCAGGAAGGAGACGCGAAGGACTCGCTCAGATACCAGAAAGTGTTCGGACCTGTAGAGTACTTTGCGTAGAGAATACAGAAGGACGGAGGCAGCGTAGCCAGATCAATGCTGTGGAAGGCTACCAACAGAGGCAACGTCGACTTCATCAACTCAGGCAGTCTGTAGCCGCACGTCAGTGCAGTGTTCCACCAGAGTAATCTTTCGCAGTTCGTCGACAACAGCACACCTCTCGACGGCATCGACAACTCCATGAAGGTCACACGTGTCGGTGAGGGCGGTATATCCAGCGACTAGGTTGCGCCTATTGAGATGCGTCTTGTGCAGCCTTCTTACTATGGGTACATCGGTTCGGCTCGTACTGCATAGCGCTGTTACAGAGCCGATACACTCATTCTGACCAAGAAGGGCTGGAAGCCTGTAACACAGATGTCCATGGACGACGAGTTCGCCACACTCATAGACGGCAGACCTGCATGGCACAGACCTATAGCGCTCAACAGCTACGACCATGATGGACCTATGTACTGTTACAACGGTCGCTACATCAAGTTCTCCGTCACTCCCAGTCACAGGATGTATGTAGCACAGGATAAAGACTACAGCATACAGTACATCGATCAGGTCTTCGGCAATACAGTGAAGGTTCTGTGCGCTGTCGACAAGGCGTCCAAAGTCGACTAGAAGCAGAGGTGGTTCTACTTGCCGCAGGTATAGTCCCCAGCAGCCAACTGCAAGAACATATAGAAAGTGGACATTGTCGACTTCGCATAGTTCATGGGCTGGTATCTCAGCTAGGGCAGCCACGACTTACGCACAACCAAGCGAGGACAGAATTACAGAGTCCGTATTACACAGTCTCCTACAAAGAATCCTGAGCACTATGCACAGGTGCTGTAGCTTATGGACAGACTTCCGTTCACCTACAGCATAGACAGCAGAGACGGATCAGCCAATATTACAATCCTTCGGAAGCAGCTATACATGTATGTCAAACAGTTCGGACACAGTGAAGACAAGTTCATCCCTGAGTGGATCTTCCATGCTCCAACTGCAGCGAGATGGGCATTCGTCGATGCGATCCTTAAGGGTGACGGCAAAGGCGCCAGAGATCTGTGCACCATTTCAAGCAGACTCGCAAATGACTTTGCAAGGCTCATGTTCGAGCTCGGACAGTCTGTCAATATCATAAAAGAGCTGCAGAAATACGAGCACACAAAACGTCAGGTCAACCCCTAGGAAGATTTCCTGTACACAGTTACCTGGCACAGAACATTCTAGTCCACACTGCAAGGGCTTGGATAGAGATCAGGATATTATGTATAGGAATATAAGGGCAAGGTCTACTGTCCCACTGTCCCGGGAGGTCTCGTATATGTGAAGCTTCCGGGAGCTGCAAAAGGTTTCTGGTGCGGCAACAGCCCCGGCATCACAGGTTACATGACAAAGAACGTCATGAAGGGTACAGACGGCAAGCTGTACCAGAACATGCTCAATGTTCGTACAGGTAAGATAGAGCCTGTTGACTCACAGAAAGCTGCAGCCTCGGTAGTCACAACCAACTAGTACATGAACACGGACGACGAATACGTGTACGCAATGGGCGGTCCCAGAGGCGTACGCATTGTCAAGAAGTCCGATATCGACTACATACTTCCTCACTCGGATGATGCGTACTCAATGGCAGCCAACTACGTGCCCATGTATTCAGGCATCAAGTCGATGCGTCTGCTGATGGGCTGTTTGCATCCGGATACACCTGTGCTTGTTGTAGACAAAGACGGATACACAGACATCATCCCTGCAAAGAGAGTGGGACATGTCGGCACCATATATCTTGCAGGCTGTGACAGCAACGGCAGCGAAGCTATGTACAAGGTAAGGAACGTTGTTCCCAGAGTGCCTGACAAAAAGAGCAAGTTCCGCAAGATCATACTCCAGTCCGGCAGAACACTCATCACATCACCGTGCCACAAGTGGTACATATACAAAGACGACAAGTTCAACCTTGTTCCTGCTTCGTAGCTCAAACAGGGCATGCTTGTTCCAAGAACAGTGTTCCAGACTGTACCTGTAAGGAGTGCAACTGTAGCAGGCAAGCCTGTCACAAGAGAGATAGCAGTCCTTATGGGAAGACTTTGCGCCTCTTTGTAGGTAGTGGGAACAACTGTCAGGTTCTCTTTCGTTCGCGACAGGAACCCTGAAACAGACCAGAGACAGGACATCACAGACGCTCTTGCACAGCTCGGTGTTGTGAACTACACGATATACACGCACAAATAGCAGACCTGGTGCAACATCAAGGACTGCGTCTTCAGGGACTGGATTGCGTAGAACATCGGTCGCGATTAGCAGCACAAACGCATACCGAAAAGCATGCTCTCACTCGACAGAGGCTATACGAGCATCTTCCTCGATTCCTTCTTCAAGACTCTGGATACAGTCGCATAGGACATCACAGGTGACAACTGGCTGCTCAGGCTTCCCAATCCCACTGTGCGCGACGGTGTTGCGTTCATGCTCACGAAGATCGACACCGATACCAATTTCAGAGACGCAGTGCTTCCTGATCACAGAATCCACAGAGCACTGCACTTGCTTCCCATACAGAGAGGCAAGCACGATGTCATCCTGTAGCCCATTGTCAGCATAGAGGAAATGCCGACACCTGGAATGATGATCGACATCGACTGTGACGACAACGTGTACGCAGTTGCGAACGGCATCATCACACATAACAGCAAGTACGGAACACAGGCAGTCCCTCTCCAGTAGCGTTAGGCTCCTTTTGTTCGCGCACTTGACTAGCAGTCCGGATAGGACATGCCTACGAGACTCGGAAGACTCCTCGGCACACAGTGGGCATAGAAGCCAGGTATGGTGAAAGCTGTTCGCAAGGACAGAATCGACATGCTGTACGACGACGGCACGAAGGGATCAGTGTATCTGTACGACAACTTCCCTGCCAATGCGAAGGGCTGGCTGACCAACTACGTGAAGGTCAAGGCCGGTGACAAGGTTGCTAAGGGGCAGCTGCTGGCGTCTTCCAACTACACTGACGACAACGGCGTTGCAGCTACAGGCAGGAACCTGCGTGTAGGCTACATGAGCTATCATGGCGCGACGTATGAGGATGCCTGTGCACTGTCGTAGTCGGCTGCGAAGAAGATGGGCTACACGATCATGTACAAGACAGGCATGGACAAGGACAAGTCCATCCGTACGTCCAAGCAGCTGTACAACACCTGGAAGCCAGGACAGTACACAAAGTAGCAGCTGTAGAAGCTGGACGATTTCGGCGTGGTCAAGCCGGGCACTGTTTTGCAACCTGGCGACCCGATGATCCTTGGTATCCGAACTACTGAGCCCTCGCCCGGCACACTTGGCAAGAGGATCCTCACCGATGTTACCTAGACATGGTAGCACAGCACACCGGGCACAGTCACGGACGTGACGAATACCAAGAGCGGCATCAAGGTGTACGCTACCGTCAGCAAGCCACTGTAGGTAGGTGACAAGATGTGCTACGATGAGTAGACGTAGGTACTGACAGCTGATGGCTGGAAGCGTTTTGCTCAACTCACATTGCATGACAAAGTGTACACGCTCGATCCTGATTCCGATACCATATAGCTGCAGCACCCTGTGATGGTACACAGATACAGACATAAGGATCCGATGTACAAGCTCTGCACAAGAGACATCGACCTTATGGTCACTCCCAACCACAGGAACCTTGTCAGGATACATGCCGCACAGGGACCTGCCAAGTATCGGCTGGTGCAGGCAAGTGAGCATTATGGCGAGCTGCTGTAGATGCGTACAGGTGCGGAAGGTGCTCGCCGGGATGTGCCCGTGAACTACGCTGCGGACGACGTGTAGCAGTGGGTCGCCTACGACGGCTACGTGTACTGTGCCACTGTGTAGAAGTACCATACGCTGTACGTGCGCAGGAACGGCAAGGCAGTATGGTCAGGCAACTCTGGCTTCTAGGGCTCCAAAGGCACGGTCGCACAGGTCATCCCTGACGACAAGATGCCGAGGGACTCGCAGGGCAGGCCGCTGTAGCTGCTGTTCGACCCGCTTGGAATCATCAGTCGCACAAATCCCTCGCAGCTCATGCAGGCAGGACTCGGCAAAGTGGCAGCCAAGACAGGCAAGCCCATAGTGATGCCTCAGTTCATGCCCAAGGGACAATCAAGGCTCAAGTATGTCAAGGACCTCATGAAGAAGAACAATGTTCCATGGTCCTAGGACGTGTACGATCCGTAGTCAGGGCGCACAATCAAGAACGTCTTCACAGGCGTCGCCTACTACATGCCTCTCAAGCACCTTGCATAGTCCAAGATGAGTGCACGAGGCACTGAAGGGTACGATGCATCAGGTGTGCCGAAGTCCGGTGGTGAGCATGGAAGCAAGAAAATAGGACAGCTGTAGAGCAGCGCTCTGGTCGGACACGACGCCTTCGACTTCCTCACTCAGGACGCCAAGCTCATACGCGGCCAGTCCAACGCCGACTTCTGGCGCTCCATTCGCACAGGCCAGATACCTGTCGTCCCGGGCTAGCCTCTCGTGCACAAGAAGTTCTTCGCGCACCTGCAGGCTTCTGGACTCAACGTCCGCAGATCCAAGTAGGGCGTCTCTCTGTTCGCACTCTCCACAAAGGACGTGGACGACATGGCAGGCAACAGATAGCTCAAGTCAACAGACACATACGAGCAGAAGAACTTCAGACCCATCGACGGCGGTCTCTTCGGACAGGACATCTTCGGACCCGACGGCATGAACTGGGGCTACATTCAGCTCGACAGCCCTCTCCCGAACCCCGTCATGTAGTAGCCGCTTGCGCGTCTCCTGCGCATGTCCGACAAGGACTTCCAGGCAGTCGCTCAGGGCAGAGCCACGGTCAATGGCATCTCCAACGCAACATAGATGAAACAGGCGCTGGCAAAGATCGACCTGTAGAAGGAAGCCCAGCAGTCGCTCGTATAGCTCAAGGATGCACGGCCCTCAAAGAAGGACGCTGCGCTGAAGCGCTATGTAGCCATTGCCAAGATGCGCGACAACGGTGTTCCTCCTCAGGACTACATGCTGGACAGAATACCGGTGCTGCCTCCCAAGTTCCGCCCGATCACACAGCACGGCGGTCTCACAATGGTAGCAGACAGCAACTACCTGTATGCGCAGCTGCTGAACGCAAGGGACGACCTGCGCTAGGCACAGAAAGAAGGACTGCCCGCTGAGTACATCACCGACGCGAACGCGAAGCTTTACACGAAGTGGAAGGAACTGGTGGGGCTGTACGACCCATAGGACGTGAAGCTGAAGAACAAGTCGGTGAAGGGCCTGCTGAAGTGGGCCCTCGGCACGAGTCCCAAGCGCTCGGCGTTCGCCACGAAGGTGCTGGGGTCGACGGTGGACACTGTGGGACGCGGAGTCATTGTTCCCAGTACTAAATTACGATTGAATGAGATCGGGATGCCGGTGGACATGGCGTGGGATGTATATGCGCCTTTTGTGGTGCGCAAGCTGGTGCAGCGGAACTACACACCTGTGGACGCCATGAAGATGGTCAAGTAGCGTGTGCCTGCGGCGTTCGATGCACTGCAGCAGGCGGTGAGCGAGCGGCCTGTGGTCATGAACCGCGCTCCCTCGCTGCACAAGCTCAGTCTCATGGGCTTCAATGTGAGGCTGACAAGCGGCAAAGCTATCAAGATCAACCCCTCAATTGTTGTCCCGTACGGAGCTGACTTTGACGGAGACTCATGTAAGTCGTTGATAATCATATGGTTACAACAAAAATAGGGCTCTCAGGTAGCAAAAAAGATATATAGAGGCAGTTAGAATTGGCACTTGACAAATGCGAAATCTGGTGTATATTACCTTCATAATGACAAGGAGCCGCAGCTCCAGAACCAACAATAGAAAGAAGGTAATACAATGATTTCCAAAAATGAAAAAGTCTCAGTGATGCCGTATCTTATGGAACTCTCTGAAGTTCCTGTCATCAAAGGATCGGAAGTTGCCAAGTCGCCTACTGTCACCGAATGGGATGTTGAGGAAGGCACTTTGGTGAACACCATAGACCCTGCTACAGGTGAGATTGTGTTTGCTCCCATGACAAAGGTATCCAGGCACACAAACCTGAAAATGTTCGACGTGAAGTTCGGTATCAGCGGAGCCTATGAGCACATGTCCACAGTGTCTGAGGATCACAGCTTGATCACATATAACAGCACATCTATGGAACTGGAAAAGACCAGACCTGAAGAAGCCCTCGGCGCATGTGTTCCGATGACCAGATTCAACTGGTGCAACAAGGTTAACGATGAGCAGGGATGTGCAACTCATATCAACTTCCCGTCTGGTAACTACTCACTGTCCTACGATATGGGTGTCTTCTTTGGCCTCATGGTCGGTGACGGTTGGGTAGCCAGCACAAGTGCCAACACAAAGGTGGCCCATATCGCTTGCTGCGAAGAGTCCCTGCAGAACTACATATTGGAACTGACAAAGAGCGCGTCTATGCCGTTCACCAAACAGGCGGCACTATTCAGCTATGCAGCGGATGAACAGAGATTCAGCCAGCGAGACAAGCAGAGATTCACTATCTACATGGATAACGAAGATAAGGCGTTCCTTGAGAAGCTCATAGGTCATGGTGCCGAGAACAAACATATCCCCTATAAGAGCTTCATGGGAAGCATAGCACACATGATTGGCGTCCTTATGGGTCTGCTTGCTACAGATGGCGCGGTATCACATACGCCTGGAAGCGGAAACAGAAAGTCAGCTAAGAAAGCTATCATTTACCACACTGTAAGTCCTACACTGAGAGATGGAGTGCAGGATTTGGCATGCAGGCTTGGTATAAAGACAAGTGTCACGACATACACTGGCACATCTTCTGGAAACACAGCATATGCAATTGTGTTCTCACTTGAGGACTTTGCTAGACTGTACGATAAGAATCCGACAAGATGTGTGATACCTGTCAGCTATAAGCAGGAAGCTCTTATGCGTATCGTTAACGATGTGCATGAGAACAATAAAGCGTCGTGCAAGACCACCGTCACTTCTTATGATATAGTGCCGTTCCCTCGCGGACTGTTCTGCGAGTTCAGCTGGGCAAAGATTGTCGACATCTCAAGAGACAGTGTCATAGCTGCACGTACCAAAGGCTTCATAAAGAGAAGCGTCGCAAAGCGTATTGCAGATGCTCTTGAGCGTCGCGACTGGTCTATCTACAAAGATCCTGCATACCTCAAGAAAGCTGACCAGACGCATCGCACTCCCGCCCAGGCCAAGGCACTTGTGGACAAGTGGATCGCCATGGTACGCAACGACGACATCGGCTGGGAAGTCGTGACAGACGTGACTCCGTCCACATGCACTGAGGGATGGGACTGCACAGTGCCTGGACCGTACACCTTCTCGCTCAGCACAGGAACTATTGTGCAGGACACCGTGAACCTGCACGTGCCTGTTTCACAGGCCGGTATCCGCGACGTGCGCTAGAAGATGATGCCCGAGCACAATCTGATCTCAGCGAGAAAGCGCAAGATATTATACGCACCGTAGAAAGCTTATACGCAGGGACTCTATGTAGCCACAAGAATGGGTGAGGCCAAGGACGTGAAGACCTTCAACACGCTGCAGGAAGCCAAAGACGCCTACAGAAAAGGCCTCATCGACGTGGATACACCGATACTGATCAAGGAGAAGCGATGACATACGCACAGGCATACGGACTCACCAAGCAGGCTAACACATAGCAGACTGCGGATAGCGCATTGCAGGATGCCTTCAACCTCGGCGGCCGAATGGGAGGCGCTGTCGGTGGAGGCACTGCAGGACTTGTAGGCGGAGGTCTTGCAGGCGCCGCGCTTGGGTACAATTTGCCTGACTGGTTCAGCAAGGCACAGAAAGCGGGCAAGCTGAACAAGATTCTGGCTGCACTGGGCGGCGGTGTGCTCGGCGCAGGTGCAGGTCTGGTTGCCGGTGCTCATGGCGGTCACTGGATGGGCGGCCGCATCATGGACGCAATCTCGAAGCAGTAACGTGCAGCTGGGCCGTACAACTAAGAATCGAAGAACATATACCTAGCAGTTGATGGCATAATGCGTACCTACACACAGATATACAAGCAAGCCAGAGATCTGAGAGATGCAGCAAAAGACGCCCGATGGCGTGCTTAGCTGAAGCACTTTGTGGATACCCTTCCGGATCTGTCACTTATGCATCCTGATCTGACTCCGCAGCAGTACGCCGCCAAGGTGAAAGCTTCTCCGCCAGTTCCTTTACAGCCTTTCTCAGCTAAAGTTCTGCGTCCCTATTCCAGTGCTGCCGGTACTTACAAGCAGAACTTACAGAATGCAGCCATAAATGCCCTTGCGCAGACATAGTCCAGTAATAACAGGTTCGCCGTATCTGCTCCCGATAGGAAAGGCAGACAAGCTGTTGGAACATACCAGATACGTAGGCCAGCATTGGAACAGCTGAAGAAATGGAAGCTTGTTAAGCCGCATGTTACACAATAGGATATTCTGTATGATGCATAGCTGAACAAGACACTAGGACCGCAGTACTTTCAGCGTATAAGTAAAGGCAGCCCATCTCCAGCTGTAGCCTATGCAAGATACTTCAGAGGGCCTAATGCATATAAGAATGCTCTGAACAGAGGCTAGCTGCCAAAGGGAACCACGGAATAGGCATGGGCAAATAAGTTCAAGTAGGTACAGAGATACATGCAGAACTATAACAGGTAGCTGAAGCGCATTCCGGCAACCTCGAAAGGACCTGTGCAGCGATGATCCCAGGGCTCCCCGACAGGCGCAACTACGGTGACCTCGCGTCGCTGAAGCCATAGCAGACGTACACATTGCTGCGGCAGCTGCACAATGCACAGCGTGCCGGACGGCACGTGGACTTCCGCATAGGTTCTCCGTAGCTTGGTCTGTTCAGCTGGGCAGCACCTAAAGACCTTCCGACGCAGGCAGGCCAGAAACGGCTCCTCATATCGCAGCCTCTGCACACGTACGCATACAAGGACTTCACAGGTCCCATCTATTCAGCTTATGGGCGTGGCACTGTATAGAAGCTTTAGTAGACGCCTATAGTCATCCTGCAGAACAGCCCTGACAAGATCAAGTTCACACGCGCCGACAAGCGCAACGCGCCGGTGTACACAATGATCCGCACGCGCAACGGCAACTGGCTCACGTCCATCGTCAGCGACGACGCGCCGCCTGTCATCAGGCAGTACGACAAGTAGCACTTCAAAAGCATCTCACTGCAGCAGGCAGCCAATCTACTGGACCTTGGCGCTCAGGCCTATCCGAAGGCGGACGGCACAGGAGCACTCGCACAGGTGCGCAAGAACAGCATATAGGTGTACGGGATCCGCAAGGACAAGAACGGAAATCTGATACGATACACAGACCACATAGGCGGACTCAGGGACATGAAGATCCCTCCGCAGCTTGTAGGCAAGGTATTCCGTGTAGAGGTCACAGGTTAGCAGAATGGCAGACCCATACAGCCCAATACTCTCTCAGGACTGCTCAATGCTTCTCTGCAGAGGAACATACAGGCACGCAAAGACAATAACATCAATCTGTTCATGTATGCACTTGCTCTTGCAGACAAGCAGGATCAATATGACAAACAGCAAGTTAACGAGCTTGTCTCCCAGCTGCAGTCTCCGAAGCTGCGTACATTGCCGAAGGTAACAGCACAGTAGTTCCAGGATCAGCTCAGACAGATGCGTGAGGGTACACATCCCATAACTCAGTAGGGCTTCATAATCCATCCCAAAGGTGGAAGACCGCTCAAAGCTAAATTGCTGCAGGATGCAGATGTCATAGTACGTGATATATTCCCTGCATAGACACAGGATGGACAACGCGCAGGAGGATTCACGTACAGCTTGCCTGGACAGTAGACTGTTGTAGGCAGAGTAGGCACCGGTTTTACACATCAGCAGCTGCAGGATATGCTGCAGCATCCATAGCAATACACAGGCAGGACAGCAAAGATACATGCGATGTCTCAGTATCCTTCAGGTGCATACAGAGCTCCTGCCTTCATATCTTTCAGAGCGGAAGGAGATTAAATGCCCATTCATCAGAACGAAGACGGTACCTGGCAGTGGGGCAAGTCAGGTAAGAAATACAAGAACAAGCAGGACGCAATAAAACAGATGCAGGCTATCTTCGCTTCCGGTTACAGAGAACCTGGGCAACGCAAGAAAGCCGGGCTTACCTACATGTCTGCGTACCTGATTAAAAGAGCTGGTGGCGGTTCCTTCCAGGACTACATGAACTCCAATATTCCTGTGGAAAATGTGGAGCAGAGTCCGCAAAACAATGTGAAACAGGAACCTGAGAAACCTGCACAACAGCCGCCGACCCAGCAGCTTAACAGGCTTACGGGAATCTCTTTCTAGGAAATCAAATAAGGACCTTATTAATATGACTTACATCGAAGCCTACAATATGTATAAGCAGGCTGCTCAGGTGAATGCTCCTGCTGCACATCCTTCTGTAACACCATCCGTTGCCACGAAACCTGCATTTGGTCAGTCGTATGTTAACGGCGGTTCAAAAATGCCTGACCTGCCGGGCACACGTACAGCAGTCAAAGGTGATACACCGTATCTGTACTGGACGCAGCTCGGCGGGAATAAACATATGCCGTGGCAAAAATGGCTGGGTCAGTTTCTGAAGGATAATCAGCTGAAAGCGGACGCCAAAGGCAGAGTTCTCCTGAAGCCAGGTCAGAACTATATGCTTGGCCCTGGAATTGAATAATTGGAGTGACTATGAGCTTTAAAGACATTTTCAAAGATATGAACAAGCAGGCGGCTTCGATGCTGACACCTTAGGCCATGCAGGCAGCGGCTGTGCCGCCTGAAGGTACTCCGCCTGCAGGTGCACCTATGGGAGGTGCTCCGATGGATCCGTCTATGATGGGTGCTCCGGCCGGTATGCCTGTGGATCCGGCGATGGCAGGCGCTGCTCCTGCAGGTGCTCCAATGGATCCGGCAATGATGGGTGGAGCTCCTATGGGGCCTGGACCTGATCCTGCCGGTGCGCCTGGAATGCCTGGAGCATCCGGAGCGTGGATGACTGATCCGATGTTCCTTGACTTCCTTATGCAGTCAGGTTTCCAGATCGATCAGGTTGGCAACGTAATCGATCCTAATGGACAGCCTATGGATCCTGCTATAATGGATCAGCTCTACGCTTAGTTTCAGGCACAGATGGGTGGAGCACAGCCAGACGTACAGGGAGCTCCCGCTGAAGGTGCACCTGCATAGCAGCCGCCGATGGAGCTGCCTTAGGAAGTGCTCAATCAGGTTGCAGGAATTGTGCAGGATGTTATCGACAGCTCTCTGGATGAGAAACTTTCCGCACTGGAGAAGAAGATATCTGCTTTCGCATAGAAGCTCGATACCTTGAAGACCATGCTGGACGATATCCTTATCGGTAACACCAACCAGGATTCGCTTAACAAGTCCTAGGAAGCTTCCATTGACTCACAGCTGTAGAAAGATCTGCGTTCAGCACAGCAGGTGGATGTGCAGTAGCCTGGAGGAACAGAACAGCTGCTTGCACCTGCTGCGGCTGTTCCTGCGTCCGGCAGCATATTGTAGCTTATGAGAGGTGCTTGATGGAAGTGTCCAGAAACATGAAGATTCTCGCAAAGCTTGCAAGCATAAATAAAGAAGCGCAGGGCAATCCGATGCTCGTGTCTTCCCTTATCGGTGCCGGTGCTGGAGGACTTGCAGGAGACCTCACTTCACAGCTGCTGTGGAAGAAGCCGACTAAGACGCAGCGGATTCTGTCTGCATTGGTCGGCGCCGGTCTTGGTGCAGGAACTGGCGCTGCTGTTACAGGTTCATTCGGACACAAAGCTGTATAGAATATTCCTGCGAGATTGCAGTCTATGTATTAGAATGCTATCGGCACAGTGTCAGGCAAATTGCCCTCCAAAGAGGACTTTGCATCCATGTCTCCTACAGCGAAAGCTATGTATGGCAGCACCAATACAGGAGATAAAGCTGCTGACAGACTAGGATCTGTTGTCAACACTCTGAAAAAGTCAGTAGTCGGATAGAATGACAAAGGCAGCGGTGTTATAATTCCAGCACAGTTGGCAGCAGGAGGTATTGGCGGAGTCTTCGGCTGGAAAGGTGCTGTGTAGGCCCTTAACAGGCAGGGCAGACGAATACAGCTTATAAAGGCTCTGGAAGATAAAGCAGGTGCTAATCCTGCGTTGTGGCGAGCTGCAGATATCTTGAAGATTTTCAAAATAAAAGGCGGCAATCCTGTTACTAAACTTATCGATTAGATACAGGAAAGCTCTAAGCTTACAACGTCACCTCGTGCATATAAAAATAACCTTGCCAGTATAGTTCGGAATTTCCATAAGAGGAATGAAGCCAGTAAGGCTGCAGGTATGGGAGCTATAAGTGATACAATCCGGCAACGGTATTATGGAAAGTACAGGAACAAAGATCTTGATGCCTTCAGGCTGAAGGGCAGACAGAATGCCACAGCATTAGAGACCTTGTTCGGTTTGTCGAAACGCAGAGCCGGGCAGGTATTCGACAACACAGGTATCAAGACCGGTATATCCGCTGACGAAGCTGCCAAACTCCGGAATATGGTGACAAATCGTCCTCTTGGAAAGATGAAAGGTGCGGCTGGACTGCTGGCAGGTATCTTGTCTGCTGCTGCGTCGGCAGGTGGAGCCGGATATATAGGCAACGCACTTGCAGGTAACAATGCACGGTATCAGCAGGCGCTGACAAACCTGTAGAATGCTTATAAGTAACAGGTGCTGAATTGGCTGTCACCACATTAGGCAGATAGGTAATCAAACAAGCGCTTCCTTAGAAGTACAGGAGCTTCGTTGACTAGCCCCTCACAAAGGCTCGCCAATAGAAGCTCACTACGCAGCTTGCCAAGGACAATCCATAGGCTTACATAGACATCCTGCAGAAGCTGAATGCCATCGCGTAGTCGACTGTATCTACGTACGGCAAAGACACTACCATCACTCTGGATGACATAGATGCTGGAGAGAATGTGCGCAAGATGCATGCTAAGCTCCAGTAGCTGATACGTACTGTTGTGAACAGGAAAGATCTCACTCCGTAGCAGAAGTAGCAGAAGGTCATCTAGCTGGGTTACAAGTACACTGCACTGATGAAGGACCTTGGATTAAAGGATGCTCAGTAGCGTCGTACAGGTATTGCAAATCAGATTGCATCTGGATCCCGTGGCAACCCTGTACAGCTTATGCAGCTTCTTGTCGGCGACATGCAGATGCGTGATGCCGCCAACAGGGACATCCCTTATCTTGCTACTATGCCGTATGTGGACGGTGATTCGCCTATGTCCTACTGGGCATCGAGCATGTCCGGTAGAAAATCAACTTACGATACGCAGGCTGCTACAGGCATGGCCGGTTACCTGAACAAACAGGCAACCAATGTTATTCAGGCAACACCTATAGCTATGCGAGACTGCGGCACTACCAATACAGGTGTGCCGGTATCAGCTACAGATCCTTAGAATGTAGGCTCCATACTGCTGCGCCCATGGAAGAACCATCCTGCAGGAACACCTGTCACGTAGGAGATGCTGGACTAGGCTTAGTAGGGTGACGAGATTGTGATCCGCAGCCCGAACACATGCAAGGCTCACAACGGTGTGTGCGCTATGTGCTCAGGCATCCAGGAAAACGGCAAGCTGCCTGCTGTAGGAAGCTACGTGGCACTGAATGCCATGAAGTCCTTCATCTAGCCGCTTACGCAGGCCGGTGTAAGCTGTCTGCATCCTGACACAAAGGTAAGTCTGGCTGAAGGTGGATATAAAAGAATAGCAGATATACAGATAGGCGATACTGTAATAGGTTGCGACATAGCAGGTACAACTACACCTGTAAAGGTCACCAATGTATTCCATAATGGAATTCAGCCTGTATACAGAACTGTATCTGTTACATAGTCTGGTAAGCACTTGTAGCTCTTATCCACACTTACACATAAATGCCTTATGCTGATCTAGGATGCACAAGTTCCAGCACTGCTGCCTATAGGGACACAGGCTAAGAAACGCTATATAGTACTGTCAGATAGGTCTGAGTAGCAAAAAGCTTAGATAATACAGCAGACATTCGTAGGCGATATATAGACCATAGATATCTAGGTTGACCATCCTGATCATCTGTTCCAACTTGTTGATTATCAAGTGGTAGCAAATTCGAAGCATGGTTCTGGTATGGGCGGCAAAAAGAGCTAGGACCCAGACGGCTAGGACCAGCCTACAGGGTTCGACTCCATAGCGCGCATGCTCCTTGTGCCCTCTACATTCCCTGGTGGCGCAGTGCTCTCTCAGGTCGATGGTCGCGTGTCATCTGTACGTCCTGCTCCGCAGGGAGGCAACTACATTACAGTCGGCACCAATACGGTATATGCGCCACGCGTACGTACAGTAACAGTAAAGCCCGGCGACATCGTGTAGGCTGGAGACACCCTTACCAATGGCGTGCCTAATCCCATGTAGGTAGTCAAATACAAAGGTATCGGCTAGGGCAGACATTACTTCACGAACAAGCTTTTCGAGCTGCTTCCGAAATCCGGCGCAGGCACAGCAAGACGTAATGTGTAGCAGTTCGCCCGCGCCCTCATCAACAAGGTTCGCATAACATCCGACCAGGGTTTCGGCGGCTATTATCCTGGCGACATTGCAGATTACGACGATATAGCGTAGAAATGGAGACCCAGAGAGGACAGCAAGATGCTGAACCTCAAGGAAGCCACAGGAAAGTACCTGTAGGAGCCAGCACTGTATTACAGCATAGGAACAAGAATAACACCCAAGGTAGCCAAGAAACTGCAACAGTACGGTTACCAGCAGGTGAATACCAATTAGAATCCTCCGCCGTTCTAGGCGAAGTTCGTAAGCTCCAAAGCGTTCTCTACTACGTAGAGGCGCTGGTTGCCCAGACTTAACGGAGAACGGCTTAAAGAGGCTATCTTCGACGCTGCAAGAACTGGAATAACTGACAGTTATGACAGCCCTTCATTCGTCGACAAGCTTATCATAGGCCCCTATAATCCGGCAAACATTAAACCAGCAGGAATATGAAGTGTATGTCTAACAATCTCATCATCGACGAAGGCTATCTGCGGAAAACAGCAGCGAATTAGCCTGGCTAGGGGCCGTCCTTTGAACAGCAGTTCGGCATCCTTGCGAATGCCCAGATCACCGACAAGTACCCCAGCCTCGGCAACTATCTTGTAGCTGCTCAGCTTCTTGACAAGAGTGACGACAACTCGTTCGCCGTGTGCGCTGTTGTGTACAAGCTCGGCAACAACTTCATCTACGTGCCTGCTGTGTTCCGCAATGGAAAAATATTCACCGGCTAGATCATGGAAGTTCCGTCGCTGCAGAGAATGCTGCCGTTGTCGGATGCATGGATGAGCTGGGTGAAGAACAAGGACATCGGCGGATAGGGCTAGCTAATTCCTTCATAGCTCTCCAGGCTGTACGGATAGAATGCATCTTCTGCACGCAGCAGAGAGCCTGTCGATCCGCTCATGAAAACAGCGTCTGTGAACAGTGTCTCTGTTATGGATACGGCATTGAAGCTCGGCAAGAAGGCTTCCTAGAAGCTCGTCGACATGTTCACCAACATTGACTATCTGAATGCCGCCTTCAAGTATTACAGCCCTGAACAGATCGACTCATTCGCAAAGAAGGCTGCACAGATGTTCCCATAGACATAGCCTGTTTAGATCATCTCTGTGCTCGACAAGAAAGCTGCTCTCCTTACATAGGAACAGAAAAAGAATCTGTATGCCGACGGCTTTGTGGTCAAGTAGGGCAATAAAGTAGACTGGGGTCCCGCGTAGGATTCCATTAAGGCTGTCGAATATAAGAATCTTCGCTAGGCCTTCGTTAAGCCGCAGAAGTCCTGCATGTGCCAGGTGCTGACTCGGACCGGATAGCTGCAGGATGTAACTTATCTTGTAGTTGAGGGTAACTGTAACAGAGATGTCTGTTGCTGCTGTGATTAGTGGGATCCCGGTTCCAGATATAAACGTGGAGTCAGTACTGTTAAACACGTTGCTCCGGCCAAAGACTCTCCATTCTTCGGCAACAGATAGTACAAGAATGTAATAGTTCAGGACGGCCAGTATCTTACTGTGTAGAGTGTTCCGTGTGTTCTGCTCAGCAGTATCAAGGATATCGACGTTTCCGCTACAGGTAAGAGCATATAGGGTCTCAAATAGATTCCGTACAACAGCATCCTGCTGACAAAAGATGGCTACACGATGTTCGGCCTCAGAGGAACGAAGCAGCCGAACGGAGATTTTGTCTCCTATAATCTCACAGTTCACATTACAGAAGATGACAACCTCAAGCAGCCGCTGATTCTTAAAGAGTATATTGAAGTACCGAAAGGCAGCCGCATCATCTTCCCCGCAGGCAACTACAATACTGACGGCACACCTAAGCAGGATAAACTGCAATAGACACACAAGTCTGTGTACGTGGCTTATGGAGATCTCGGCAGAGCCATCGACGCTTTTGATTCCAAGTACTACAGCAAGCTGAAGGTAACCAGCGACGGACAGTAGATTTCCATATCCGGTGCCAAATCCAATCCGGCTGACAGAATGCAGGTGAAAGAAGCTGTGCTGCACCTTGTGCGTGACTACGGACTCGCTCCTCTGGATGCAAAGGCGATTGTCAAGAAAGCCGGTGCAGGCAGCATACTGAATCCTGTATCAACTTCGTACAGATTATTCAAATCTGCCGCGTAGATGGTTTAGAGCGACATGTGGAAACCTGCCGACATCGGCTACTCTGAAGTACAGAATGTTCCTCCGCAGGTGACACAGGAAGATATTCAAGGCAAGGCACTGCAGGACGAGCGCTAGATGCAGACTGTGCAGCGTGCGGCTGAAGCAGGTGTGAAGTAGGTGTTCGATACACAGACACTTAAGATGCTTGTGCAGGCTGCTGATCCGCATGAATAGGTACTGTAGGCGCTGCCGGACTTCATGAACACGCTCGATAAGCTGTGCAAGCTGCTGTTCCTTTTCAGATGCCACTTGAGCGATATGTAGAAGAAGTACGGAGCTGTGAAGCTCAGATCACTTTAGTTGTCCATCAAGAACACGCTGAATGATCTGTCATAGCTCACGATTTTCCTCAAGCTCAGAGGTCTCAACAATGGAGAAGCTCCTGATGCAGGAGATCTGCAGACAGGAACTATGATGAACTGATGCCTGTATCCAACTAGAGCGCACCATTCAAGAGGAGTCCTGTCTTTTAGCGGGACTCCTTTTTACAACCGCCCGACTGGCGATGGCAGGAAGCCAAGCAAATAGTCAGGGCGCAGCTGACAGACACCAACTATACACCTTCTTCCGACCCGATAATTCTGTATGCTGCTCGTATACAGAGAGCATGTCGGAATACAGATACGAGAAAGTTCGTACAGGCAAAGATGCCCGATGCCTGGCAGGTGTTCACTCTTGGGACATTTGACAACTCGTCACAGCTCAGAGCCTAGGTGGAAGCATGTCTTATCTATGGCCTGACTCCTTAGAAGACTTCTTAGAAACTGAAATGGCTGACCCCTGTACAGGTAAGACTGTACTCTGACTTGTTCTGTGACCTCACAGGTGTTCAGGCTATATCAGGGTGGTTTTAGCAAATGCTGCTGCAGCCAGCCAGAGTCGGTAAATCTATGAACCTGTTCAGGGCCAGAGCGCTCGCACATTACCACTCCTTATAGGCAGCCCTGCACTCTCTGCGTTTCGGAAACTCTGGAAAGAGTGCCAAGTAGGCTATGGACGCCATGTGGAGAAACTGCAGAAATACGCAGGTTTTTGACTACATAGCCAAGGAGCTTAACGTACCTATCTAGGTGTACACCCAGATGATGTAGCAGGCGGTAAAGAATCGGTAGGATCAGGCATTTATGCTGCAGCAGAAATAGGGTGGAGGCTAGTCGCAGGCTATCATAGATGCGGCGAATATTCTCAACTCCAGTATAAGAGGATTCAGCAGAGCTTAGATACAGCTTACAACATAGCAGCAGAAAGCCGGTGTTGACTTCACTACGCAGTACACTCAGTTTATAAAACATAAATCAGAGGCTTAATATATGGGATAGTTAAAGAAACTGGATCAGCTCACAGAATACCAGCTGACCAATGCTATTGAGAAGGCGGCTACACTGGCCCTCGGCTCAGACAAGGACAGAAGCTAGATTCTGGCATAGCAGCTTGATCTTGCTGACGTCCCGAAGAAGCTCACAAAACTTGCGGCACAGGCATTCAATAGAAGGCTTGCTGTAGTCACGCTAGGAAAACGCAATGATTAGCACAAGGCGTAGGACTTCCCGCTTGCCGACATCGAAAAGGTAGCTTCACTGCGTGGTGTGTAGCAGCTCGATAAGGTTGCCTCTGTCGGTACTGAGTTTGAGTTCAGAATCAAGGAGCCTGAAAAACCTGCAATGGTCAAAGCTGCGTCCTTCAAGGAACCACAGCCTGAACCGACTATCGGACAGCTGATGCAGAAGTTGTAGCACATGCTGTAGAAGGAAACCAAAGCATTCTAGGCGGACTATTACAATCTGATCAATTAGAAGAAAGATCTGGATCGTATGGTCAAGAAAGCCTCTGACATGCTGCGGGATGAGACTAAGCTTTCCAGGTTGATGTCTACAGTATATGGTGATACATACACTGAACTGTTTAAAGACAAGCTCCCTGAATAGTCTCTGAAGAAATCGGCTGCCTATGCTGTGCTTCCTGCATCTGCAACTGTTGAGTACGTGTAGAAGACTATACAGCAGGCATAGAATGTGCGATGGCGCCAGAAGTCTCTGTAGAAGAAAGCTCAGGCTCTGGATGTCTTCTGCACGGAAGCTGTAAAGACATAGAATGCTGTAAGGCAGGGGCTGCTCAGCGGGCTTATTAAAAATGCAGATGGGTATACGGTTGTCAAGGATGTCCTTGCAAACATGTTGTCCGTACCTCTGATGGCAGGTATTAAAGGCGGTCAGGGTGCCTTGTAGACGGCAGGAAGCATACTTCGTTCCGGTACAGGCTCTCAGAGATATGCTGTAAATCCTTAGTCTGCTATTACAGGTGCTCTGCTGAATGCGGACAGATATGACGACAAGGTGATGCGCCTTGCTGACATGCTTGCAGACAGGGACTTCAAAGACTTCCCTGCACAGTAGATATAGAAAGCTGTGTAGGATGTCATAGTTTAGAACCCCTCATATCTGTCTCCGAGATTCAAGCAACACCTTAAAACAGCTGTTGCAGCTAGACTGATGCAGGGGGGCAAGACCAATCAGGCATCTCAGGCAGCTTAGGCCGCTACTGTAAAATCTATTACTTCAGCCGACAGGTAGCGTGCACAGGCTGCAGCTGTCAATGCAGTTAAAGGCATGTCTCCTGTGTAGACTTAGGGAAGTGTAGCTGACCTTGTTCCTGACTTGTCTAAAGCAATGTAGAGACTGAACCTTGGAAACACTGTATTTGTCGGAAATCTTGGACAGAACTGGTAGCAGTTCTCCAGAGATATCGGCTAGGCCAGAAAGCAGAACTAGGCTAATAAGTAGAAAGATGCTGAAGCCAGACTCCAGGCAATCAAGAACTACATGTCCAACAGGCAGAAAGCTATCAAGTACCTGGCCAATAAAGCAGCTGCAAATCCGAAGCTCCAGAAACAGCTTGGCATTCCCAAAAGGACAGGAAAGAACATCAAAGGACTTACTGATCTGCGACTGTAGAATAAACAACCTGCAGTCAATTTGGCTACAGCACAACTTGCAGCTGCCAGTGCACCTCAGCAGTAGGCGCTCTATGCTGAGATTGTCTAGTAAGAGGTAATGCAATGATACAGAAAAGAATCGTCCCTTAGGCTTCCGATTTCGGAGGATAGGAACCTGTACAGATACTTAAAGTCAGTTCCAAAGGGTTGGATAAGTCTGCATCCATGCAGAAACGTGCAGCAGCTTTCGACGACATCATAGCAGATCTGAAGCCGATGCCCAAGAAAGCGTACCTGCACGTTATCACTACTGGAGCGATGTAGCACTTCGGTATCAACAGGAACTGCTTCGTAGCAGGTACTATGGTTGTCACCTGGAATGGCACGAAAGCAATCTAGCACATTCGTGTGGGTGATCTTGTGCAGAGCGGCAGCGGTTAGATGCGTAGGGTTAACGACACATCTGCCAGGTGGTACAAAGGTCAGCTTGTAAAACTGACAGCAAAGAACGGATAGATCGTTGTCACCATGACATAGGATCATCCGGTACTTGTTCTCGATGCCAGCTAGAAGTGGGGCGACTTTGTTTCTGCCAAGGATATCAAGCCTGGAGCTAAGTTGCTGGTACCTGACGACAAAGTAACATAGACCGCACTGAAATACAATATAACTGTAGACAAGGTGTAGTTCACTTATACAGAGTCAACTGTCGTCTATGACCTGAAGATCGAAGTCGAACGTACCTTCTGCGTTCCTTTTGTCGTGCACAACTGCGACGGCTGGAATTAGGATGCTTTTGTGTACAGACCTCCGATGCCTAAAAATGCATCCTGCAAGTAGATTCAGCTCGATGGCGGACTCAGGAAGTACCATTCGACATACCTGGACAAGGCAGCTGTATATCAGGAGCACCAGACTGACAAGTAGAAGTCAGGATAGGTGAAAGCAGCTGTGTACAATGATAAGATGCACAGAGGCTAGTTGCTCATTGAAGTGGACACTGACAAGTGGGCATAGCGGCTGAACAAGAAGGCGAACGGCCAGGACATATTCCTTTCGGTTGGAGCTTCGCTGAGAACCGATTATTGCACCGCCTGCGGGAATGCAGCGCACACGCTCGACTAGCACTGTTAGCACATCAAGAAACATGCAGGAATGGTGCTGTCAGACGGTACCAAGATCGGCATGATAAACGATGCTCCCAAGTTCTATGACATCTCAGGAGTGAACGTACCTGCAGACCAGATGGCATTCGTGCTGCGCAAGGTAGCATCAGGCGACAGTGCAGCCAAGGCCATTGAAGCTGCGAGGTTCCAGGCAACAAGACCTCCTATGTCATTGTCAAAGGCTGCAAGACTTCTCGGTAAACTCGCGTAGCTGTAGAAATGCATTCAGTGTGAAGCACAGGACGATCCGATCTTTGCTGACTCTCCGGAAGCTGTGGAAGATTTTCTAAAAGCGGTATAGAATTACGACGCCGACTAGATCATCGATCAGTGCAACCGCAAGGCAATCCTTCTGTCACCGAAAATGCTCTTTAAGATCCTCGGCAAGGAATCTGATAATCAGTAGCTGTTCAATACCTTTGCCTAGAGCTGCCCTTGCAGTGGTCAGCACCTCATGTAGGATATGCAGCAGGACTAGGAATTCAAGCCTATGCTCAGCGACGGCAGTTTCGATTCTGTGCTTCCTGTAGATCTCACTTTATAGGATGTTCTTAAACAGTTCATACCTTAGTTTGGTGTCAGCAGGCCTGCTCTGAACGGCAAAGCTATACGAATATAGATAACATCCGCCTAGCCTTAGAAAGATATGCAGCAGTTCAAAGACAAACTGCAGGACAGCATGCAGGACTCAGAATCGAGTTAGGACGATGATTCCGGTGATCGACAGAATGAGGATTCAGACAAAGAGGAGGATATGTAGAAGAAGGCGTCTCTCGTTGGAGACCAGTTCAGAAGAACATATGCCAGATACGTTCTGAGTTTTGCTTAGCGTAACAGTTAGGACACCTGCATGTTAGCCATGCAGAAGCTCGCCAGATATAAGTAACGTCACTCTCTATGTGAGATAGATAATCCCAACAAAAAGGTAATATACCCATGAGTATGCTTAACAAGAAAGCCGCTTTTCTCCACGATCTGCTTGTTCAGTCCGGAGCGCTGCACAAAGTTGCAGGCGGCGAATAGATTACAGAGAAGAAGCTCGATGCTCCGCAGCCCACTATCGGCGACAAGATGCAGAATGAAACCGAAGAGGCTACGAATGGCAACTATGCTTCCGATCCCAGTGTGAACGCCGAGGTCAAAGGCACTGTCGAAATGGTAGAGAACAAGATCGAAGGCGACGATGACAAGAAGGCTGAAAAAGACCTTGCAGAGACCGGTACTGATGTGAAAGACGTATGTCCTGCAGGTATGCCTACAGGAACTCCTGCTCAGGTTGCAAAGTCTGCAGCTCTCAAGCAGAAGCTCACGGCCTGCATCAATGCCCAGATCGAAAAAGAAGCCGCTATGAAGAAAGCAGCTGAAGAAGCTGAGCTTGCCAAACAGGCTGCAGCTAAGCAGGCTGAGAGCAATGAAGTGATGACAGCTACCGAAGTTCTTAACAAGGTTGCATCTTTCACTGAGGACAAAACAGCTGAAGAACTTGCAGCGCTTACTGACGACATCGAAGTCAGCTTCAAGAAACTCGCTGCTACCAATCCGCTGTTCAATGTTGCCTGCGAACAGGCTCTGATTCGCAAGATGGCAGCTGAGGTTGAAGCTCTTTCAGCATCTGAAGGCATTCCTCCGGAAGAAGCGGCTGCGGCGCTCGATGCTGCTGTCGCTGAAGATCCTGAAGCGATGAGTGAACTTACTAACGAGGCTGAAGGTGAGGCTCTGTCTGATCTTGCAGCTGCGGAACAGGACTCTGCTGCTCTTATGGACGGACTCGACCAGACCGCTGCACAGCTCTCTGAAGCTCTTGGTGAACCCGTTACAAGTGACGATATTCTCGCGGCTGTCGATGAAGTCACTGCTCAGGCCGAACAGCTTGGAGTTCCTCCGGAAGCTCTCGTTCAGGCTGCTGCAGCTGAGATGGCTCAGGGAGCTTAGATCTCTCCTGAAGATGCAGCTGCTGCTGAACAGCTTGTCAGTGATGCTGCTGCTCAGGGTGTTTCTCCCGAAGAGCTTGTCGAAGGCATTGCTCAGGCTGAAGCTGGTGCTGCCCCTGTCGAAGGTGCGCCTGCGGAGGCTCCTGCAGCTGAACCTGCACCCACTGAAGAGTAGCTCGCAAAAGAAGCTTGCCTCAGAAAGCTCGCATCTACGAAGCGCGGCGCCAATCTCATGAAGATTCTTACTGCCAGCGGCAAGTAAGGAGCGCACAATGTCACAGGACTTCCAGAAGATCGCTGAAGAAGCGATTAAACAGTGCGCAGAATATGAAGCTCGCATTAACCAGCTCCAGGAACAGATTGCTCTCACCAAGAAGGCAAATCTGGCCGATCCTGAGCTGGTTAAGAAGTCCGTGGAAGCTCTCACTAAAACAGGAGGTATCACGGCATAGCAGGCAGACGAGACAGCTCAGTTGCTTGCCCACGACCCAAATGCCTCCTTAAGAGCTATTCAGGCTCTGTGCGACCGCTACACTGACGCAGCTCCCATTGTGAAAAAAGAATCCGATATATAGGGCGGCAGGCTTGTTGATACATTCAATAAGCAGGCATCGGCGGCTCCTGTTGAAGACGCATACGCTGCAGTTGCCCGTGTCCTCGGACTAAAGATGAATAAATAAAGGAAACTATTATGGCTATTACAAGGTCTGTTAAACAGCAGTACGAGTACTACGTTGCTGTTAAGAGCGGCGTTCTTGATGAGACCAACTGTCTCATGCACACGGCTGTGCTGAATGAGAATGCCGATAAGGTTGTTCGCGGCTCTGTTATCTCTCTGAATGCTGCGGGCGAATTCGTGCTTGGGCTTACTGAAGGTTCCGGCAATCTGTATCCGATGCCCTGCTTCGCGAAGAAGAATGCGTTTGATCCGGATGTCATGACCGGCGCTGTCGGCAGTGCTACCGGCGAAGTTATCGCCAGTTCTACTGTCGGTAAGAAGATGTCCGCCTATGTTGCTACGGGTGCATTTGAAATCGAATCCTCTGAGTTCGATAAGGATGCTACGTATGCGATCAATGCTGCACTTGTCTGTGCTGATGGCGACAAGCTTGGAAAGGTCACTCCCGGTGGTGCGAACGCTGTGTACGGAGCGAAGACTGTCGTCGGTATCGTCAGTGCGCTTCCGTTCCGCTCCAAAGCCAGCCTGAACGTGAACGGCACTGCTGTTAACCGCATCTGCTTCTGGTCGGTCTTCTTCCCGCCGAAGCGTGGTTAATCCGCTGTAAGATAAACCAGGGGAGCGTGTCTCCCCGATAACTATAGGAACGCAATATGTACACTTCCGATCAGATTGCTGCCATCAATCAGGAGTTTAAAGACAAGCTCCTCAGCGATGACTCCGCTATGGTGAAACAGGCGGGACTCGCAGGCACCACATATTTCCGTACGCGCATTCGCTAGAATGCCGTATACCGCAAGCTTCTTCCTCCGGTCTCCGTTACGGCTGACAACTTCGATGTGAATGAAGCCTCCGACCTTCCCAGCATGATTGTCGAGCTCGACATCAACTCCGAAGGTGCAATGCAGGTTCCGTTTGAAACGGCTACCACCGGCGCAACCTTCAACGGACGCAAGGCGAGATGTGAATTCGGGCGCATCATGACGCCGAAGTACGAGATCGACAAAATCCGTCTTACCGGATACAAGATGCCGATCCTTGACATCCTGTACGACCTCATGCTCAAAGACATCATGGATGTCGAAGACGAAGCGTGGGCGGCTGTCAACCAGGAAATCGTCGGCAATGCTGATAACCAGACCGATCAGATCGCTGAATTCGGTCTCCGCCGCGCTATCCGCCAGACCTGGGATCGTGAAGGCGTTGCCGGTCTCGGTGCTGCGGCTGCCGGATTGCTCCGCACGAAGGGCAAATTGAAACCGTCCAAAGGACTCATGAACGAACTTCTGTACATCAGAATGGCTGAGTGGGATCGAAATACCGTTGGCGGCGATATGGCTCAGGACATGCTGTTCGATGGTGTCACGACCGGCAAGCTGAACAAGCTCGATGTCCTCGTCACCTCCAAGGATACTGTCTGCTCCGAATACGATCTGTGGGTGTTCACTGATCCGCAGTTCTATGGTGCGAACTACACGTACCAGGATGTCAGCATGGTTACGGACGAAAAGGATGGAATCTTCCTGAACTTCTTCGCCTATGAGACCATCGGCGGTATCGTTGTGAACAGAGCCGGTGTCTGCAAGGTCACGTACGATGCGAAGAACATCAACGAGTGCACCTTCTGGACTGATCCGGTTGATGCTTCCGACGCCATCGGTGGCTGATTGAAATCAGGTTGCTGATTATAAAAGCCCTCCGTAACAGGAGGGCTTTTTTTATGTCCTTAATGTGGTAAACTGTAAGAAACCAACAAGAAAGGAAGTATTATGTCAGTAACTATTCAGACCGTCATCACCAACAAGAGTCGCGGAGTTCGTTCCCTTATTGTTTCCAGATCAAAGACGTACAGTCTCAGAGCAGGAGAGACAGTAGTTCTCGATTACGATATCTGGTCGTACCTCACACCTACAGTAAAACGGAAACTTGAACTGGATGTGCAGATGGGAAGACTCGAGATCACAACAAGGCTGTTCACAGACAATGCCAACATCTCTGTCGACCCTGATGGAACATATAAGATTGCCAACGGCGGACTTGAGGTCGCCAAGCCCAAAGAGCAGGTGAAAGAAAATAAGCTCCCGGCAGCCAAGGCTGACAAGGCCACCACCAACGGAAAACTGTTTGACAACAGTGGTACGGTTATGGCTGACAAGAGCTCGTCTGTCATGCAGAAAGCCATCGGAGCCAAGCGTGTTGAGGCTGGTAATACAGATCAGACAGAACAGCCTGCACAGGACAAAACAGGATTCACTAAAACCGACATGAGCTCCTCGGGTCTTATGCATACTATGAACAATCTCGAACCTGCACATTCATCCAGCGTGTTCAAAGCCACCTCGACAGATACAACCAAAGCAGAGGAAGAAGCCAAAACAGAAACAGAGAAAGAACTGTCACGTCCTGAATACATCGACGAACTGTATGCAGCTAAAGATTACACAGCCATCGCAGGAGCGCTGACAGAGTGGTATCCTGGAACAACGTTCACAAAGGCTTCTATCAAGAAATGCAACAGCTATGCTGAACTCAAAGAAAAGTACCCTGTGCTTGCGTAATCAGGCTTATATAACGCTCCGCACTTTGTAGCTCGCTACATCATAACCTCCTCCTTTCTTCCGTCTGTACAGTATTACTCCTTTTGCTGTACAGACGGTCTTTTATTACGCACTCACCTTAGTACAGTATAGGAACACAAATGCGTAAATAGATAATTCAGTTTGTAACAGGAACTTAGGGATAGATACAGCGACTGTGTCCTGTAGCTACGCAGCAACAGCGCCTTATCCTCAATACAACTACAGGACAGGTATTCTGGGACTATGCAGGTGTACGGCATAAAGTAACAGCATAGATTGCCGACTGGAACCAGCAGGACTCAGATGCCGAGTCGTACATAAAGAATAAGCCTGTAATACCTTCTGATATCAGCCAACTCACAGACAACACAGGGCTGATACCTAAAGATGTTACCGATCTTACAGACACTTCAGGTAATGTCGGCTACCTTAAATAGAGTGTCAATATGCAGGATGTAACACAGGACTCTGGTGCATATTACCTGCAACTTAAAGCCACCAGACTGCCGACATTCATACAGGCACCCTCAGGTGCTGTACATGATATATAGGGAGATTCTCTTACGGTAACACCTACAGGGAGTGTGAAGATGAACCTCTCAAGGTATCTTGCATACGAGAATGCAACAATAATAAACTCTCAGTGGAGCTTGTTATACAGTTAATAAAATTAAGGAATGTAAAATGAAAGACAAAGAGTAGAAAGTACCCGGTACCGTTGTGTAGATTAAGTCGGTTGAAACCTGCGATGAAGCTTGTGAAACTTGCACCCAGTAGTGCTCTGAGGAGAAGCTTCAGGCTTTGTAGCAGGCTTTACAGTACTCACAGTTTTAGGTCATACAGAAATCAATTCTGCTTGTTGCAGTAACAGGTAAATTACAGTGTATGATCGGTACAATCCAAATAATTCTCCTCATCGGGCTTATGATCCATATGTTTTTCTTCATGTGATAAATGCGGTACACAAGAACCTAGCTGGCTAACCACTATAACGTCACAAAAGGAAAGCTTCGGCGTATATTGAAAGCGCTGCAGCTTCAGCCTGTGTAGGTTGAACGTACTGCTACAGGGCGTCCTGTGTTCTATTATGCCGACAGCACTGTGTTGTAGATCGACAAATACCTGGATGCTCTTATGCAGAAGAAACAGCAGTAGCTTGTAAAGTGCTGTATATGTAAGCAGAGTGTCAGTAAGAGCAGTATGATCGGCGGCAGATGCCAGATGTGTTATGTGAAGAAGTGCTGTGCACCTATTATGTACGGAAAGTAGTTCTGGAACAGGAAGGTAAACGCACAGACTGTCAGCACAGCTATTCGTTATCTGCAGTCAATGTTACCTGGCTCCACGTGACAGGTTTGAACAGTCTGCGAAGCTTCCTTCTGGTGGCTTTCTTTTTGGCTTTTCTGTGCATCGAATCCGGTGTGACCTATCTGCCACCTGGAGTAGAATTCATGCCGTACAGTGAATTGAAAGAGCCGTACTTCTTTATGTAGCGCTTTTCCAGTCTGTCCAGCTGCTTGTTAGGCGCCTATTGGAGTATCTAAACTGAGAGCTGATCCCAGTTACCTGTAGCTTTGAGACGTTTAAGCTCCCTGACCAGCTTTGTACAGCCTGACCAGGGAGCCTTGTGTCGCTACCAGCGCTTTGAGAACGGCGTAGTGGATATGCCTATGTAGTGCTTCTGTCCGCTTGTTATGAGATACACATAACCGTTACCCTTCTTGGGTACGTACTAAAAGTAGTCAGGATGCATCACCAAGCAGCTCTTTTACACAGCATCTTTTGCTGTGTCTGATTTTGTTCATGTGGTAGTGAGCTGCACCGCATCCTCTGCACACATACAGCTGCTTCTTGTGGAAGTCACTAGATACATACAGACTGTCTATGTTGAACAGCAGCTGACGCACTTTGCCTGACACTGATCGCTTGTTCCAGTCAGCAAGGTCGCATGAAGTGTGCCACAAAGCGCAATCAGCCGTGTTGCATTTCACTTCAGCGCCTTTTCCGTTCTCATAGACGTGCACTTCAGGAATACTGCCGCAGAAAGGACAAGGCAGAACATGCTTAGGCAGCTTGGCTGTGCCTATTTCGTACTTGTCTGTACCTGGCACTTTGATGCCGTTCCTGCGGAAGATCTTATCTATGACTGTGTGTTTGTGCATGCTGTTCCTGTTGGTGTCTCTCCTGTGAAGTATAAAAGGGGCCAGAGTGCTGCAGGAGTTCAGTACTCTTGTCGACTGGCCGGTCTAGGCCCCTTGGAATTAACTGGCGCTCCCACTGAGATTCGAACTCAAGATCTGGCGGATTTCATTGATAATCGAGGACTTACAACAATCCTGATATCTCTGGACTATATCATCTTCTCCGTTTCCAGAGAAGGAGCGCTTCGGACTTTCGTCCTACTCCCTTGCGGGATAGTCTCTGAACCCTTTCCGGGCTCCATAGCTTTCGCCTTAGGAGATCCCTTGATCGGCTGCTGATTGCCTTCGGCGTTACCCGTTAAGGTGTCCCAGCAATTCACTTTCTTGTTCGACACACCTCGCGGTGTGAAGCTCCAAACAGAGTCCGCTGTTCTGCCATTAAACTATGGGAGCATAATATTGGTTGCGGGGACAGGATTCGAACCTGCATATCCAAGCTTATGAGGCTTGTCGGCAACCGTTGCCACCACCCCGCCATATGTACACCTTAGTGCGCCTTGGTACTCCTTGTTGTTACATGACTAATCTACTGCAGACGTCGAAAAACAAAACAACTAACGCACTCAGCTCTAGTAAGCAGAAGCATACAAAAGCAATAATAAAAGGACACAACAATGTAGTTAATCACCAGCTTGGTCGCACTGATACTTGCTATATTCGGCGGGTTTGGGTATATGGTCAGGCAGACCGAGAAAGGATTCAAAAGGCTCTAGACCAGAATCGAAACCTTGTAGAAGAAATTAGATACGACAGTCGATTAGGACACATGTTAGTAGAGGCGCTGTCATTATGTAACAGCAGTCTCATTCCAAGAGCAGATAAGTTAGCTTACGTTGTCCATACAGCGCCTGACGCAGATATTAGAGAGCAAAAAATGAAGTACGCGTTGCTTGCTTGTTCTATATTGTTGTTTGGGTTTCTGTTATCTTGTGCGCCCTTTGGCTCTACTGTATAGCCGCAGCCGAAGTAGCTGACAGTTGTCTAGCAAATAATACAGTAGAACAAAGACAGCATACGCAGCATATCGAATTAGATAAATCAGGACTATTAGATAGGGTATAGAACACATAAACTTATCACATAGGTGCAACCTGAATCCGATCTGCACTATAAATAGCTTGGAAAGATTGTTTAGTCGATTGTGAAGTAGGTTTAGCAACAGGCCAACAAGACAAAGACTCAGCGCAAAGACAGAGCTAGAACTGCAGCTGTAGCAGTGGTAGCTATAGTTTGCCTGTGCGCTATAGGCAGATCTTGCAAAAGGGTAAGGGCTATATGCAGATCAAATAGAGATTCATAAAGCTAATGGCAAAACTCGGATTCAAGCTGATGTAGAATAAAGCAGTCAGGTTTCAGGTTATCCGAAGTCTGCTTAAGTATTTATCAAGGATGGAATAATGGCTGATATCTGTATTCCTTAGGTCACAGCAGGTGCTGGTGGTGTTGGTGGAGGACAGGGAGCCGATGGTCAGGCGTCCCTGATGGCTGACGGACACTATGCCACATCATATGGTGTACCTGTTATAAAGATCACCACAGGAATGACAGCCTAGTACACACTGCAGCTGACCAGAGACATGTAGGGAACGATACCTGCATAGCTGTAGGACATGCATATAATTCAGTTCATGTGTCTGGCAGACGGCATGCACGGCAAGGCGCTGTTTCAAGTACCACTCACATATCTCGGCAACGGACGTGTACAGCTGCACCTCACACCGGCATAGGTCGACTACAGACCTGGGCTGCATTATGCATAGATACATTGCTATGATGAAAACCAGGCATTACGGCACGTGTTCAAGTGCTGTCTGTAGCTATAGAAATCTTTTGATGGCAGCCACATCGACTGCAGACGACCGATAACCATTGCCTAGGTTCGTATGTAGCTGTATGATACGTGCTCAAAACAGAATCAGCTGCTGAATGACCTGTAGTTCTCCGACATCGTTATAGCAAGATGTATCGGCAGAGCTGTACAGGACTGGAACTAGATGCCTCCGACATTAGCCAACGCTTAGACAGCAGCTTCCTTCCCTTTCCCTGCCAACCTGTGTTCCGGCGCAGCTGCACATTGTCTGAGAATGGCCATGTACAGATACAACAGGAACGGTATGCGTCACTCCAATGCCGGACTTACATTCGATGACAACGATAAAGGAGCTCTTTATGCCAGCCTGGCTGACAAAGCTATGACAGACTGGAAGAGCTGGATAATAGCCAAGAAGAGCTAGCTGAACATGCTGTAGTGCATGGGAAGCATTTCAGACGGATTCATGTAGGGTTCGTAGCCTTGGTGGAGGTAACATGTCCTCTCCGTTCGATTCCATAAAGGTATTTGTGCAGCCGAATGGCACCAGAGTCGTCAGCTGGCAATTTACACATGGAGTATAGATTCCATAGACCGCTACCATAACTGTTCAGAGAGCACGAGCTGGTGGCTAGTGGTAGACATTGGAAGAGGGGCTTCCTGTCTCTTACTGCTACTCTGATACTACCGCCTGGAACAGGAACAAATATCAGAATGACTATTACAGGCTGATACTTCAGACACAAGACGGTCAGAGCTACACATCAGATCCGCAGCATACAGGTATGACTCTCTCATATCCTTACTATTCATAGGCTGCGAATCTCATAAGACTGAGCTAGTTGTAGATACAGAGAACAGGAAGATAGGGGTATCTGCTGAAAAAGATAACCTATGGACCAAAATGTCCTGTATGTCAGCAATTCGGTGACGATCATCCTGTAAACTAGCACTGTCCTCAGTGCCTTGGTACAGGTAAAAAGGGCGGGTACTATAAAGCGATTCCTTTAGGTGTTCTGTAGCAAGGATAGTCAGCTGACCAGTCTGTAGCCATGTCCGGGCAGTAGGTATCATAGACATTGACTGTGAAATGCACTGCATGGCCGATAATACAGCACGGAGATGTGTGGACAGATAAATATACAAGTCTCAGATACTACATAGATAAGATACAGGTCGCTTCGAAATTTAAACATGTGCCTTTGATATATACATTACAGATGCATTTGATATAGCAGTCGGATATAATGTATACTGATAATGCTGATCAGCTTATTCAGGAAGCACATGTTTAGTACAGCAACCCTGACTGGGACAAGGCCTTCGGTTAGTTATGATATTTACAGACTACACATAGAAAAGCACATTTCAGAACGGTTACGCTCAGCAGTACCGTATCATGAAGTACTTCAAGGATCTGCTCAATAACTGGTTTGCAGATAAGAGAAACATAAAGGACTAGCGCCTTGTCAGTCTGCTGTATGATGTTAATGGGAATCTGAATAAGGACTGCTTCAAGACAGGTACTGCATTCAATCCTGACGGCACTTATGCAGGTACTACACCTGCTGTTGTTGTCAGTCTTGGCACTGTCACATACCAGAACAGACCTATTAACAGAGCAGGCAATCCCTAGTTCCTCAGGAATCCAATGCAGCCGCCTGTAAAATAGTGCAGATTCAAGCTCATTCCGATTCAAATTACCGTCATTACATAGAGTTGTGACGGTACTATCTTATTAGCTGAACTCATATAGCTGTTTCTTGCTATGAACAGTTAGGTTATACAGCAGGACACAAATGCTCTAAGTTTCGTCAACGTGAACTAGATAAGCAGTCCACAAGCTGTACAGCCCGGATCAGGAGGCAACGCGAAACAGCTGTATGCATCTACCATATCTGTGTCTACTATGAGTGTACTCACTTGGACAACAGATACACAAGGACCTGTGTTCAATGGTTACAGCATGCGGAATGCGGAGCTCGGCAATATTAAGGTAACTAACAGCTGATATGCCCAACAACGTGTCAGTATCGAAACAATAAGGATAAATATGATTACAGACTATAAGGATCCTAGTGTAACCCTTAATCAGGTTTACAAGGCATCCACTGTCGGTACTACACCGGCGTTGGGAGCCTGTATTATCGGTCCGAATTACTTTGTACGTACATATTCCGACCTGAAGGAGTCTCTCAGACTCGACAGTTAGGACAATTACGCAAAGTAGGACTATTCGGTCGTGTATACTCCTGCAGACGGACTTTCCTTCAGATACTTCCCTGGAAGAGAGACGAAAGACGGCAGTGTAGACGAAGATTCCGTGAAGGTGCTTGTCAAAAACGCCCAGCTCTAGTACCTTCCTGAGTTCGGAGCTTCTGACAGCATCACTACGGATGCAGTGTATGGTACAGATACGATCAGTATCAAACAGGAAGGCATCTACTATGTCTTCAACGGTGCAGGAAGCGACACATCTGTTCCGGCTGTTCAGGCTGGAGACGCAGTGAAGATCACTGTCGCCGGGGATACTGTTGACTGCTACGTTCAGGGTTTCCTCAGAGACGACGGAGGCAAGTATACCAAGTGCGTTCTTACCAAGAGTCTTCCACAGGGAGACATCACTGCGGTCAGTTTCAGGCGCGTTGTCGATTGCTATGTCAACCAGGCATATGTGACTGTCCGCACCGTCGATGGCGTGCAGCAGGTTTCCATCCAGCCTAATGCAGAGGCGACCGTAGATCTCGGTATCGGTCAGACAGAGTATCCTATTCTGACAGGTGCTTTCTATGTCGAATACAGGTGTCGGTCCAATCGCTATGTCGGTACTTATGGCATGGTCGCTGATATCGATGATGTCCAGGGAATGCTTGGCAAAGTCTGCGCGGACAATCCGCTAGGTGTTGCTGTTGCGTGCGCTGTGACTGAATCCGATGGCGCATTCGTGTACTTCACAGCCACTGCATAGGAAGACCTCAACAACAGCGCTGTTAAGGTGTACAACGATGCGGCGGATCTCATTGCCGACACTGACGGCATTTACGGCATTGTTCCGTGTACTGCCGATGCAGAAGTTACGAAAAACCTGTTCAACTTCGTGACCAACCAGTCCGGTGAGTAGGTTCCGTATCCCAAGTATCTGTATGGCAGCTGCGACATTCCGACTGAAGAGAAGCTGAATGGTACGTATCTCACTGTGACAGATTCTTCTGCTTCCGGCAACACAACTACGGTAACGTTCAGCAGCTCTCCGCTGCTTGCTATGTCTACGGTTGTTAAAGGCGATGTGCTTCGCATAGGCGATAAGAGCTACACCATCACTGGTTCCAACCACAAGGACAAGGTGTATGTTGCAGGCGATCAGACAGCAAATATTGCTTCAGGCGCCGTTGCAGACATTTATCACACGCTGACTGACAACGCTCAGATTGTGGCAAGTATCATTGCGGCTAAACCGGTTGCCGACAGACGAGCATCCATTGTGTTCGCGGACGGCCCGATGTACAACGGATAGCCGGTTCACAATTACTGTGTTGCAGCTGCTCTTGCTGGAATGCGTTCCGGAACTTATCCGCATGCTCCCCTCAGCAATGTTACCGTCACCGCTGTCACGACTTCATAGGAGCATGGGTTTACAGCCAGTCAGCTCAAGCAGCTCGGTGCTTATGGTTTCTGGCGTGTCGGACAGAATGAAGAGGGTGTTGTGATCAGTCGCAGACAGCTCACATCCGCTGCAGCCGATGATGTCAATCTCGACGAGCAGTCTATAGTCTGCAACATCGACAGCATCTGCATTTCGCTTAAGACCACCGGAAGAGATCTTGTTGGAAACTCGAATATCTCTCCGATGCTCCTGACATTGCTTAAATCTACGCTGCTTACGAAACTTGAAGGTTTCCAGCAGTATGTTACGGAGCTCATAGGTCCTCAGCTGCTCAGCGCATCTCTGGATTCGATCGAACAGGACGAGATACATAAGGATAGAATCTATGCGGACATGTCTGGATAGCCTCCGAAGCCGTTCAACAGATTCCATATGAGATTCTATATGAATTGAGGTGACAGAGAATGAAAAGCGTTTTCAATAACCCGTATACACAGGCTCCTTAGGTATGGTCTGCACAGGGTGCGGCTGTCACCTGGGGACAGACATAGGCTGTCGCACAGGCGAATCAGGCTACAGCGAATAAAGTGTTTGCTGCTCTTGGCGGCATCACGATTAATTATCAGCGTCCTGTCAGCACGAGATATCCGATTGGCGGATCTGCTCCGATTCAGCTTATCGGAGCCCCTTCCGGTGTAGTGCAGCTTAATACGCTCATCGGACCGTCTACGGAACTCAATGACTTCCTGGATGCTCTGGCAAGTGCCTGTAAGCCGATAACGATTATCGTTACCAACTCTTCCAGTACATCGGGCTAGGATTGTGCTGTCAAGTCTAAGCCTCAGGAAATTGTATGTAACGGTGCGATTGGAAGTCAGGTGCAATACAATCTTATCATTGCTTAGGGTGGCATGGCTATTGCACAAGGTACATTTGTACTGCAGTTCACTGAGATGAAGTGGTCCAGTACGAACAGCTGACACACAGTACATTGATGTTCAATGATGCGCATGTAAGTTACTACATGCGCATTTTTTATATAGGAGCCAACCTTGAGCGTTCTTAACAGCTTCACTCCATAGAACCAGCCTCTCACGTATGTGGGCAGCTAGGTTATAGCTGGTGTCATATAGGCCTGTCTGCCGAATACAGGTACAGCAGTGGTTCGCACCCAGTCGGCAGGTGTCGACAGACAGTTCTCATGTAAGATGTGTGGTGGCGGAGGTATCTTTGGCGCGAGTGTAGCTGGTCTGCCTGCTGTCGGTTCATCTGTCATAGCCTGGATAAATAAAGCAACAGGTAAAGGCTACATTCTATCTGTGAATCCAGGCGGAGGGTAGCCTAAATCATACAAACTATTCTCTTTGCTGCATACCTACAGATGGAACACACCTGTAGGCGACCTGACTTTTTCCACATAGCTGTAGACACTGATAAGCAAGTATGCAAACAGTGGCGTGAATTCGACTCCCTGCGGTGCCACGTAGGACACATATCCCGGCGACCTTGTAATCGGTGATAAGTATGGACCGTCTGCGTTCTTCGGGAGAGCTCAGATAACAATAAAGGGTTCCGGACTTGCCTATACAGAGTTCTCCGGACTGGACAACAGTATAACAGTTGTAGCTTAGCACGCTTAGTTCGACTCTTTCAGTCAGCTGATATAGCACAGTACAGATATAAGCAGATAGCTAACAGCATCTGGTGCCAAATAGGGTCTTGGTGTCCTGCAGACTAATAGCAGTAAACCTGTTGAGAATAATCCAGGAGACGGAAACACACCGTCAGTTGACTACAGTGCGTAGTCAGGTGATCCTATTTACAGAACGCAGGAATTTAAGGGCGGACTTGTATCCGGCCAGTTCAGTTCGGTACTGTCTCCTCTGCAGGATTAGTAGTATCAGGACATGGATATACCTGTGCTTGCTACTAATCATGTATCATACGATGGGTAGACAGAAACAGTATCGGCAAAAAGCATCAGAATGATAAAGACACCTGATATCTACGCTCCTCAGCAGATATCAGACTAGACAGCGGCTTAGTTATCCTAGAAGTAGATTCCTAAGTTTCAGACTCCTCAATATACCTCGACAGATAAAGCGCTGCAGATGGATGCGCTGCTGCAGCAATCAGGAACACAGTACATACTTAGGAACCAACTTACGGATTAGCAGATTCTCAGTTTGTATTCCAACAATGTACAGTGTCTTGCGTAGCCTCTGACAGCCAGGATAACGGATTGGACAGATTCTGGACAGGCGTCACAGCAATAGTTAGCTCCATGTCAGTACGCATAGATAACGGATACGTATACAGGACAGCAGAAGCGAGTGTATAAATGCGCGTCATTTATCACTCAATAGTAGGATGGGTCTATCCTTATCAAGGATGGTTGGGGAAGTTAGATACGAATGACCGGAGGCAACATCTACATATCCAGTGCGCTCGATACCTTTATTCGTCCGGGTCGTGACTGCATAGGTTTGATACCAAGACGTATGTAGCTGGATGCCAATGGAGCAGCTGTTATCGCCTCCAAGAAGTCAGTAAAGGTAGCTGCCTAGGGCAGTCTGTATCTGTCTTCTGCTGTAGGAGGACAAGATGGTTACACGGTGCTGTAGAACAGATCTAAAACATCGTCTGCCGGTATGGTGATACGCAGTAACGGCAACTTATCTCTCACTTCATCCAGAGATATGTACATAGGACTAAACGATAAGACAACTACGAACGCAGGAGATAAAGCTACCAGAGGCTCCGGTTCGATCTGCATCGATGGAAGTGTGCTCATGCTCAATGCGGACAGCTATATGAAAGCCACATCCGGATCCATAGGCTTGTATGGATATTCAGGTGGTACAGGAGCTGGCGTCGTCATAACGCCTAACGCAACAAGTGTGCTGTCACAGGCTTTCTATGTTAATGTAGGATCTACATTTGTTGGAGCACTCGGAGGAAGGAGCACTGTAACTGTCGGCAATACTGATCAAACTTTTACAGTCAGTGGAGGTTCAGGTTCAGGTATCATGCATGTCAGAGGCTCTATACAATGCAAAGATATCACAGCTGACGGCACTATGTCTGTAAATGGATCTTTCGGAGCCGCCAGCTATATGGTACTGGGAACAGAACAGGTAGATATAATACCTAAAGTAACAATAGATTCATTGCGAGCCTTCAAGCAGTCCATTGCTCGTATATTCCAATATAAAATAGATACTCCATCTATATCGTATCCAGAACAGACACAGCAATGGTACAACGACAACTATATCTGCAGCAAATAGCTGAGCTTCACCTAGTCAGGTGTGTTGAGCTTTGGTGAATACAAAATGCCAAAGATGTGCTGGCAGACAAATACCTAGTCCGGTCAGATCTTTTAGCCTGTAATAACAATGGAAACAGGTCAGGATCAGCCGACATCCAAGTCATATCCTGGTAAGTCTGCATGGTAGGCTGGTACAATTTCAACTCTAGATTAGAATTACTCAGTCAAATACGAACTGCCGCTACAGGGCAACTATACAGTGAATACAGATAAGGAGGACCAATAATGTCATAGACGAACACTTAGAAAGAACTGCTTACATGTCCGTGCTGTGGAAAACCGACATTCCAGGCTCCGGCTAAAGTCGATGACTAGACTAAACACAGGTATCTTGCATGCATTATATCAGGCATGCCTTACAAGCAGACTTACAATCTTTTCGATCGGACAGTAAAAATAACTGTTACATAGTTATCCCCTCAGGTGACTGATAAGATGGTTCGTCTCGGTGCGCTTACTTCCTTGTAGCAGGATAAAGACAGGAAATCCGTCTTATCTGATCTGTTATCAAGACTGTATAGACTGCTGCCTGTATAGAACATCAGCATCGTTACAGACACCAGTGTATCTGATTACCACGTGAGCTCCGTATGTCTGTAGATTCTGGAGAAAGCTCTGCAACCTGACTGTACAACACAGCAACTGTCTGAAATGTACGCACGGCTTGTCGATCCTTCCGTTGTTACATCATTGTCAGCAGGTATTCTCGACAAGGTTCTGGTTACACATTCAAGAACCATGGAGCTTCTGATTTCCAGTGGATTTGATGATTCTTTTTATCAGGGTATTCCGCACGCCTGTTAATGCTATCTCAGCAACGGGATACCTACGGAGCAATAAAAAGATACGCATAGCGCCCAACGGATCGCAATTTCCTGGCTGTTAAACTGCTGGCATCCTCCACGTAGATGCTGTTAAGGGCTGCTGGTATTCAAATAGCCGCATAGCTTAATATCTAGCTCAATAAGGGTGTGCCTGCTGCAATAAATGACATACTTGGAAGGGCGAGTAAAGAGCTAGAGACAGACCTTACGGTAGACGCAAAAAGTATTTATGAGAACACATTACGCGCTGCCGGATTCAAATTACCATAGTAATAACAGTTGAAAGACGTGCATGAGTCAATAGTCAAATATACTTAATCAAATTCTACAGGTGCTGTCATCTTTTGTTCAGCGTCCGCAGACTCAACTTGGAGATGACTATTGGCGCAGTGTATCCGGTATGCAGACAGGCCCATACTCAATGCATAGCCTGTTACAGTCCACAGTTACATCCGCACTTGGTCCGCTGTTTGGCGGAATTGTAAACAAGCTGATCATAGGCGACTAGTTTAACAGAGCCGGAAATTTCTCCAGTCCCCTGGCCGGTATGCTGCTTCCAACAAATGGAGGTACATACAGCGGCGCTTTTGCCAGTATGGTTCAAGATTCGATGCGGACTGCTGCATACTGGAGTAGACAGCAGAACTAGAATGCTTTGAAGCGTGATTTCTACAGATCGTATTTTAATACCTTGTATCCTAACTAGTCAAATGCGCAGATATAGCAGCGTATATATGGTGTATAGAGAAATCCAATACAGGCTGCAGGGCTTATACAGGCATTTGCCGATCCGTACGAAGTAACAAGGACAATGCAGGGCATGTAGCTGGCTCAGGCAGGTGTCCTTCAATGGAGTACAAGGCGAAACCCGTTAGATACAAGTGCTGTTACTCGTGCCAATCAGTTAGCTGCAGGTATCAGTCAGCTTTCGCAGCAGGCACAGCGCAGAGCAGTACTCGGACAAGGGGAATCTTTTGGGGGGTTCTCAGGAGGAGCTGTTGCCTAGCTCGCAGGCATAATAGCCAATGCCAGTGATCAGTTCGGTAATGTCAGCGGACAGTAGCTGGCATCAAGCATATAGCGATTCAAGACCAAAGTAAGAGACACTACAAGAGCTCTGCAGCCGTTAAGAGATATCTTTGGTCAGGACATTCGCTCTATGGTAAATGCCATACAGGGATTTACAGGTCAGAATATATCTCAACTGAGTGTGTCTGCTGTACAGAACATTTCGACAAGAATCGCCGATATACAGAGGTATGCTCCAGGTGTGTCAATGGGTCAGCTGGCTGATATGGGCGGTGCAATGCGCCGTATGCTGGCTAACAACGGAATTAGAGGATATGCCGGATTGGGAGCTGGCGTGCTTGGCGTTGAAGTTGCAGGTATGCTTATTCCGGGCAATACGTCCTATGGTATGACTCCTTAGTAGTTCCAGCAGGGAACGCTTAATGCCTACGCCAGTGCGCAAGGCAGCCGTGGCGTTGACTTCATGTCGATGGCTTACAGTCTGTGGAGACAGAGGAACAGAACAGGAACAATCCAACAGTTCAGAGACAGAATCAGCTAGGCACAGGCTAACGGACAGGATGCACTTACAGCTGCCCGTAACCTTGCTGGCGTAAGCTCCAATGGCTAGCTGCTGAGAGGTCTGTAGTACTCTGATTACAGAGAGGCTCAGATGTCCGGCGCATTTGCTTCATCCGGTATCAGATAGCAATGGAGACAGCAGCGAGACATCAAAGAACTGCAGTTAATGCAGACAGGCCGCTGGACAAGAGCACAAATCAGCGCTGCCATGCGTTAGTTCAGCAACCCTTAGGTCATGGCATAGCTCAGTCGTTCAGGTAATGTTGACCAGGTTCGTGGACTGAACTAGACATCCAGACGCATCATTAACTGGGCTGTAAGTACTGACACGAATTTCCTGGCAGGTGCACGCAGAGTATCTCAGATACAGTAGCAGTAGCAGTTCGGACGTACCATGTCCACTATACGCAATACATTCAAAGACATGGATGCCACAGGAGGAACAGGTTGGAATACATTTTTCAACAGGTTCATGACAAATAACTGGGGAGATCAGTCCGCTGTCTATAAGATGTTTGCTCAACAGGTATATGGGTAGACAGATGAGGCAAGAATAACTGAACGCAATACACAGCTGCGAAGTGCTTTAGGTTCGTCAGGGATGCAGTAGGCACTCCGATACGGGTTTCTTGGAGCCGGAAGGTCAGATAGCGACTATAGACAGCATCTAAAAACGCTCACACAAGCCGATAAGAGTACTCAATAGTACAAATAGGCGCAGAGATATGTTCTGTCCGCAATCGCAGTAGGCTAGGATAAAAAGCTTAAAGATCTGGCTGCAAGTAAATAGGGGCAGGATGCATACAACGCTTTTGCAGCAGCCCTGATGCAGGCTGACAACTAGACCGATCAGACAAAGCGTGCTGATGCTGTTCTCACTGCCAGAAGCAACTACAGGTACAGACTGAATGCTCTCAGCCGCAGAAACGCACTTAAATAGAGCACTGATTAGTAGTTCACACTGCAGACCAGAAGAGATATGTAGACTCTGCTTAAGGCTTAGTCTGAAGGCACTGTTGTCAACTAGCAGTATTTCAATACCAACAAAGGCAGATTCAAGTCAATATAGTCTTTCAGCTAGTACAGCAGACTCAGAGCAAAGCTGGGCGGATCAGATACAAACAGTGATCTGGCAGGCAAGTTGAACAGTGTTCTGTAGCGTATAGCCAACTTCCTCAAACAGATAGCTTAGAAGAAATGAACAAGGCTGCTCTATGTCAACTACGGTTTTCCCTATAACAAGTTATATACAATAGACAAAGCTGAAAGGTTACACATACGTTACGCTGAGCCTTGGATCTAAATAGCTGTATATAGCTCAGGCTCCGATAATGGGCATATAGATATCCTAGCAGATAGACTACAATCTAATAAAGTCTCTTTCAGGCAACTTTGGTATGCTTACCTTTGAGGACCATCCTGTCAGTATAACTATCTCCGGTTTGCGTATGGCCTTGTAGCCTACGTGCAGCTTGTCTTCTGCTAACCGCAATGCGACCACTATATAGAGCTTGTCTAAACTTTACATGGACTATAGAGGTTCTATAAAAAATGCTTCCCAGCAATCGCTGCTCACTATAACTGTAGGTACAGATACATATAAGGGAGTCATTGTCAGTTTACAGCAGAGTTCAGCCAGCTAGAGTATGCCCGGAGTTATGCAATACCAGCTGACCATGTACGGAGCCAGAATATGATGACGTTATACACATCCGGCTCATTTGTACTTTGTGTCAAGGTGTCCGGAGCTGTAAAGTATTACGCTGTAAAGAACTTCTATCTTCGCAAGGCTAAAGGCGCAATAACTCAGTGCCGGGTGAGCCTTATGGATGTTACCTGGCAGGTGGAAGTCAGAAATCTGTCTACATATCCGAAACTGTCGGCATTGGCATAGCTGTATAACAGTGCATGTCAGCCTGAAACTAAACCCATGTAGTGCCAGCTGCTGTAGTACAACTCCAGATAGAACAGTGGACAGCCTGTACAATGGTTTACAGGACGTGTGTGCGTCGTAACTCCGGTTCTGGCATAGCGCCCTGGAATTACATCTTAGTATACATGTTTCTGCATGGGAAAGGCGTGCTAGCTGATGTTCTCCTATGTCAGCGACTATAAGTATGTGGATGCTAAGTCTGCAAACAATGTGCCATAGCTGTAGAAAAACGGCCTTATAGGAGCCAACGCACAGGCAACCAATATATTCAGCACTGAAAAACTCGATACAGCGTTGCTGATTTCCAACAGCGGCCAGAGCATATAGGCCGACACCGTAGATCAGCTTTTTACCAAAGCATTCAATTACTTGCAGTAGATGCGGGCAAAACTGGCTCTTTTCGCATAGACGCCTACTATAGACTTATCCAAATACATAACCTCTCAGTACAAGATAAGTTCTGTAATCAAGTAGGCTATCAAGGCGCCTGTAGACTTAGGACATAGTAATCCATATCTTATAGCCTTTGATCAGATGTTCGCATCAGGTATCGATAACAGGCAGCTCATCGATGCTATAATGACTACTCTGGCCGGTTAGCGGTTCCTGACAACTGCGCCTGCTTAGCGAACACTTCCCGACGCTTAGGACAAATTGTTTATCATCCCTAATTATGTATTGCCTGTTTAGACTCAAGATGCCATCATAACACCGGAAGACATCAATCTTGTACAGGTTACCGCCAATCCGTTGTCCCATTTAAGTATACCTGATAAATTGTTTGTCAACCTGACGATGCTGTCGGCTTTCGATATGGGAACAAGATTGATACAGAATATACCTGGATTATATGGTGAGTACGAAGCGGTTACACCAGCCTCCAAGATAAAGCAGGCAGGTGCTCCGTGGTGGTTACTTACCATAGCTGTATAGAAGTCCAGATTCAAAACATATAAAGCCGATATGAAGAACATTCCTGTTGGTCAGTCGGTTGTCACATAGATATAGTAGAACGCAAGCTGGGCAGACGGAGCTAAACAGATGTTTGATACATATGCAAAGACACTGTATTTCAGTATGTATGCTGCCTAGAAGCAAGCTACTGTGAGTCTGCTGCCGACTGATAAAGCTAAGGATATGGACAGGTATATAGGTAAGTCCATAGCTTTACAGCTTCCTTTAGATCAACAGAATCTGAATGACAGGAAATACAGTAAATTCTTCGGTGTTCTTGATTCAGTTACATATTAGTACGGATGCTCTACATCACCTCAGCAGTCGTCATATCTGACAATAACGGCAAATGTGACGGCGCTGACTCCATAGAGCTCTGCCTTCGCCAAGGCTATATTTCAGGATTAGCGGACACCTCTGCTCTATTAGAAAAGCCTGGCTACATCTGATATGTACGATTACAATAACAGCTCTGATTACAGTGGTTTAGCGTGAGGTTTAAGATGCCGGGTATATTTGAACAAATTAAAGGTCTGAATACTTCTTCTCAGAATATTGCGCCTAAACCTGTAAAGCAGCCGCAAGAAGATATCGTACAGACCATAGCCGATTGGCAGAAGAAGAGCACGCCTGAAACCACCAAACAGATATTGGACTTCATCAGGCCGACTATCGACAGTGCGCTTCATACCTATACACCTGGACAATAGAACACATTCAGAATAAAAGCTACATCCTATGCCTTGCAGAGTCTGCGTAACTACGATGTGACAAAGAAAGTGTCTCCAAAGACCTTCGTGTTTTCAAACCTTCAAAGACTCAACAGACTCAGAAGGTAGCGTTAGAATATCATTCATATCCCTTAGAATCAGGTCTATATGAAACAGATGCTGGACAATAAAACAGCTTAGCTGTAGAGTGACCTGGGAAGACCGCCTACTGATTAGTAGCTGAGCTAGGCTCTGTATATCTCCAAGCGCAAACTGGATAAGCTGCGTTAGCAGTCCTCTGTTACCATAAGTTAGACAATGTCTCAAGATCCGTAGGGACACTAGATGCTTGGAGCGTCTGATGTCACGGACAGGGATTACTATAATTATGTCTACTCATCTGTATCTCCTGTAGATAAAAAGATAATGTAGTGGACATCCGGGTACAAAACAAAGCCGCTGTCCAATAATCAGATAGCTGAGAAACTGCATATATCACCTGGGGCTGTATCACAGAGAAAGAACAGGATACAGCAGCTCATGGGTTAGGTCAGAGGTCTCGTATGAGAAAACTTATACAGGAAGGCGGAGAAAAGCCAACCGGCTGCTCATTGCAGCAGCACGATAAGTTTATCAGGTATGCGATGAACCTCCGTTTAGAATCTCTATAGGATATAGTGGACGGCAGTCAGCAATACCGGGCAACTTAGGCACAGAAACCTGCATAGGCATAGCTGTACCTGACAAACCTGGATTAGATTCTGCAGCCTCAGTTCTTGTCCCATCTGCAGAGTAATAAGGATCAGTCTGCACAGGTATCTACATTTTAGCAGTACGGCTAGATATTCCGTATAAGCAGAGACTTACTGACTTGCACTTAGAAAAGAAAATCGAGACTGCTTGCCGGTGTCCAGGAAACGCTTGGAAAAGCATGGGCTAACAGTACAGCTGGAGATGTGTACTTATGAAGGATATGCAGTTCACGTAGCCTAAAACAATGCTTATATAGCCACATGTGCTTGGAGTAACTTCTGTACAGGGGCTTATTCTGTATCAGAAAATACTTGTGCTTATGCTCAGCTCGTCTTCCTCCAGCTACAGAGAAAATGCCGGAACACAATTGATAGACTTGTTATCTGGCTCGAATACGCCATCTGACTAGCTTCTTACATCTCTCGGTTCCAACGCATGTGCACAGGCGAGATCTCTGCTGGACTCATAGGATATTGACAAAATGGACTCACTTACAGCATCTGCAAGTAATGGAGTCTTAAGTATAACCCTGCGGCTCAAAGACGGCTAGACATATACTGGAGAACTGTCGTGAATTTAACAGAACCAACAAATACTCAATTTCAGCAGGCCTAGTAGACACTGACCAATTTGATGCAGGACTACTCTCAGCAGCTTGATGTAAAGAAAGCATCTACCATACGGTAGCTGTTGATAAGACCCTATGCATATGTATTCGCAAAGATAAATCAACTGATGTAGACATGGTTAAGAACTACGTCTGTAGGTTACCTGTCCTAGTCACAGCTTACACAGAACCAGACTGCGGATATAGTTGCAAGTAATTACTTTGTCACAAGAAAGCAGGGCACATACGCAAAAGGTGTTGTGACTCTTACCTGTACTGCCTCTTCTGTTCGAGTGACTAAAGGCGCGCAGTTTACTATAGACGGACATATCTTTGTTACTTAGAAGACAACTATAGCCTCTGTGAATCCTCTATAGGATACTGAAGACATCAATTACACAAAAATGTACAGCATTAATGGCCAGTACAAGACCAATGTTCCTGTTGTTTCTGTTGTATCCGGCTACATGGAGATACCGGAAGGGGCTCTGGTCACAGTATCATCGTACATAGCCAATGTCAACCAGGCGTAGCTTACATCTCCGATAACAGGTGGAGCTTAGAGCTAGACAGACGCATCTATGATGAGCAGATGTAAGGACAGGTGCGGATCTGCTATAGGAACATTAGGAGCTCTACGGATAAAGATGTAGGAAGCTCCTGTACAGGTTATGAGCTGCAACGCAATAAGCAGCAAAGATCCTGGATGCTTCAGAGCCAGAAACAACAACCTCGATGTGCCTTATGGCGGCATAGTTGATGTCTATGTGAAAACGGCAAATCAGACATCATTCGGTAAGCTTCTGTTCTAGTCTATGAAACATGACAGTGATGGCTACTATATATAGGTGTCCGCAGAAGATGACAGATAGATTGCCGGTTTCACACGCGTAACAAAGGTAATTTCTGCCCGGCAAGGCACATAGATCGGCACATACACTGTATAGTATGGTTCATCCAACACACTTGTATCTGCGTAGGCAGCAAGACTTACTGTATATCAGACAGCTAAGATACGCTTCCGCCAGTCCCTCGCAGCTTCGGTTCCGGTATAGGTGACTGTGTAGTATGTAAACGGCATTACAGACCTGCAGTAGTATATGGACAGTTCTTCAGGCGCCTTCCTTGGACAGGATTGCCTTGTGAAAGCTGCTGTACCTGCAACAGTACATATATCCGGCTACATACACAGCACACAGCCGATAACATAGGATACCTTATAGTCACTTAAGGTTTTCATATCTCAATATGTGAACAGCAAACAAGTCGGTGACTATATATTGAATATGGCTTAGGTTGGCTAGGCTCTGCACCAGCAGTATCCTGACATCAATTTAAGACTTCCATATGGTATTCAGACAAGCTTGCCGATGACTAATGGTGGCAACTATAACTTTACCACTTCTGACGGCTAGATCGACCTGACATACAGACAAGGTTTGTATATGTGGGATCCTCAAGCATATTACTTCTCAACAGTGCCAGCATATATCACACTTGAGGTACTGTAATGTAGAAATGGGCTAAACTTGTTCGCAGAATATGCGGATATTTCTGGACTACGGTATGGAAAGATACATGGCTGATCTAGCTGCTTGGCAAGTTCTTTCAGCACGTGTCTGGATAGGTGCTGTAGGATAGGCTGCTGCAAATAGACAATCAGTTGCATGTTGCATATACGGTGCAGCCTGATAAGTGGCACCCTGTGCGTATACTGGTTGATGCTTAGACATAGAGCAGCGCTGTAATACCTATAACACAGTTCGTAATTGGATCATCTTCCATAGGGCAAACTGTGTAGGGCACTAAGTACAGTACTTTGTAGCAGCTTGGTATCCCGATAAAGATACAGAATAAGGTGGACACACCTGATATCCTGCTCAATATCGATACCGACTATACTGTGCAGGACGGATGTATTAAGTTCAACCAGCCGTTGGATCAGATCGGATTCCGATCTACTGTAGTCACTGTAGCCGGTTAGATAAAAGTCTGTTACTAGCTGTGGGGCATCTACTAGAAGTATCAGACACTGAGGGATGCTTTTACCGGTATCCTGTAGGTTCCGAATTATTGGTTGTATAAGTATCCGGGAGCTGTGGAGGCGGCCTGGAGCATAAAGCTTAACGGCAGCAACAAGCGAGATGTTCTGCGGTTACTTGGAGCTGTCGGACAATGTCCTGTAGCTTGGCAGTAGGGCACTGTATCAGATGTACAAGGCAGCACAGTCATTATAGGTGACCACACATATACCGGTGAAGGTTCTCCGATAGTTACTAAAGGTCAGTATGTGCTGAAGGGTTAGCCTTTATTTGTCGCAGCTGAAAACGCACTTGACTATCCGAGAGTGATAACATGGAAAGATACCATTCCATCTGATATCGCGAGCATACCTGTTGTTACAGATGCCGGAGTGCTTACAGCTTCAAACAGAGACGGACTGAGTCCTGTAAACAATGTACTGCCGCTAACAGGTTAGAACTACATACAGTATCAAAGACTGTGTGCATAGTTAAATGCTGATCTGAATATACCGTATATACAGCTTCCAGCCAATATGAATCCAGCGCAATTCCTTCTGTCCACAGTATGGAAGCATTCTGGCTTTATCGTTGTAGCTCCGTCTTCCAACTACAAAGACATGTGTATAGCTGCTCGTGTGATTGTTTAGAACACAGCGCTAGGTGCTATACCTATAATATACAGATATGCTGCACAGACATACGTTACGATATAGCCTGACTTACAGGTGACGTCTAAAGCGATAGCTTATTACAGTGAATCCGTGAATAACGGCTTGCAGTATAAGGAGAGGTACAATGACTTTGACAAATAAAGGATCTGAGCTGTTGTTGCGGGCTCTTCTGCAGGCAGTCAACTCTTGTACAGGACTTACAGATACAGGTAAAGTAGTAAGGAACGGAACTGTCTCTGTTGAGGATAACTCTATAAAATGCTGCTTCGATACATACAAATTAGATCACTCGTAGATTGAATAGCAAAAAGATAAAATAGTACATATATGTCTGCTGGATGAAAATAGCTGGTAGCTTGCCCGCGTGCCGGTATAGCCAACGTGCAGACTCAATGGTGCTGGACTTATATTCAATCTGAGCATGAATATTGGAGGCTTACATGGCTGAAAGTTACATGGTACCCAAGTACACATAGGGGATGGCTACTGTTGATAAGCTCAACCAGCCTCTTGACTACATATAGACAGCACTCAACGATATAAGTCAACGTGTTGACCAAATTTCAAATAAAAGTGCTGTCATACAGTGGTAGGCTGTGCTCGACGCATCTGTACAGACAGGAGACCTTGTATATTTCGATTCTGAAGGGTCGTCAGCATGTTTCAAGCCTGCGAAAGCGGCTCTGTTGGGCATTCCCGGAGCACAAGGGCAGTCTGTATAGGCGCCGCAGAGCCGAGTATAGGGCATCGTGCTTTCCGCAGACCCTGCGGTTATATTGCGATCTGGATACTACTAGTCACCCATCATCTAGGCTACATTAGGTACTGGAGCTTAGGCTGGAATCTATTATTTATCTCCTTAGACAGCTGGTAAAGCTACAAAGACACCGGGATGGAATCTCAGGCAGCCATGCCTAAGCTATTACGGGGACGGCAAGTTCAGTCTGTTCTCGAACTATCTTGCACATGACAACCATCATCACGCAAGTTTGGTTATAGGGTAGTGGCAGTAGCGCGCAGCGTATGACGGAGAGTACACGGCACAAGGAAATTACTTCTATAAGATATCTGATGCAGACATACTTGGACAGCTGTCCGCAGATACGACCGCTGTGTTCTACAGAGGTCTTCTCAATACTACTGATTTTTCCTTCCAGCCTGATGCTGTATGGTGTACAGCATCTGATGCACCGCAGGCTGGATAGGTTGTCGTGTTCAATGACTATCCGTTCGCCTATGGGGACTCTGTTGTAAGGACTGTAAGAAGTTCTTCTCTCAGTGTGAATTCTCTTAACGGCACATATGAGATCAACCTGCCGCAGTACGTAAAGAACAAAGTTGTTGGTTCGGCCACAGCCGTTGCCGATATTTCAGGCAAGAATATTTCCATAACACCTATCGTTTCCAGGCTGTATGCAGGTATGGGCATCAAAGTACAGAAGCTTGGATTGGGTATATATCAGATTTCGTCTGCTCAGCACGACGGAGCAAACATCGCCGCTTCTGACATGCGTATGAACGGTACACAGAGAGTTGCGGACGGACTGCTGACGTATACTGTCTTCCCGAGATCAGCGACAACCTCGTTCATCATATCTACACCTGTTACGTATTCCGGATAGAACCTGAAAGGACAGACCAAAATATGGTTTACTACAAGAGGTCCCGGATCAGGACGTGTCAACATCTCTGTGTACTGGATACCTGTAGACACGTCTGGCACTGAATATACTACTATTCCAGGAATACACATAGGCGACACAACTGCAGTGTTCTCCAACACCAGCACGTCTATGCTTGCTTACACATAGACAGCTTACATCGGCAACTTTGATCTGAGTACACATGGCACGTTGCTGGCAAAGGTATAGGCTGTAGCGCCCGGCAGCGACATGTATGTGTATCAGACAGGATTCAAGACAACCGCTGTTGCATAGGTGCAGGAAGACGATACATCCGATGCTGTATCTCAGGATATCCTCGACCAGCTCGCCAAGGTGCTCACCTACAACGCTAATTACTGAGGTGGTAAATGACAGACTATTAGTGGATGAGCCATATGGCCGCCCAGACATATCCTCTGGCGGATTAGGTAACAGGACTGTCTGTTACAAGTCAGCTGTTGCCTAAGTATCTGATTTTGGATATGCGCATATTGGTCCCTGAAGCTACCGGAACTGTAGACGGCGATGCTTTTTATATAAGCAGAGTTCAGGACTAGGGAGCATCTCTGTCTATCTACATAGGATACAACGGTATCTAGGTTGCTGTAGGCTCAGGGATTCCAAAAACACTCACTATGACATAGCCTGCTGTGCAGCATTGGTACACATTGACTGCACTATAGGGAGGATCACTGTCGTGGGCAGCTAAACTTACAGGCTCCATATGTGTAGGACCTACGAATACATATGATATCGGCACACAGGTATACACAGCGAGCAACACTAAGCTTAACCGGAATGTCATCAGTGTAATAGGTAAACTGACATATCTTTAGGCGATAAAGGTTAACTAGGTCTATTATGATGGAGTTGTGTAGATCCAGGCAGGATAGGGGGTCAGCATATCCGCTGCTGTTGAAGGCTAGGTAACGACACTTACTATATCTGTCGACCAGACTTATGTTACCTAGACTGTGCAGTAGTCTGTGGTGCAACAGCTGAACGCCTCGACAGGAGCGACACCCATCACCTCTATCAACGGCGTAACTCCTGACTCCAACGGCAATATACAGATTTCAGGTGTTGACTGCGTTGACGTTGTCGCACAGGGACAGGGTGGGCTGATTGTGAAAAATCCATGTTCCAAGCCGTGCTGTGATTCAACCAATATGTAGAGCACAGTGATTGCTTTGTAGGCCTTGAAGCAGCAACAGAGTGTCCTGCAGAGTTACTTCACAAATCAGGCCAATACCATTAATTATATGCAGGCGAATTTATCTACGCTAATGAACCAGCACTGATATGATAACAGAATTGCGCATAGCAGGATATCCTGTAAGTACAAAATACTTAAAGATACAGGGAAAGGATGACCTTAAGGTCACACCAGGAACATCCGGACCGAAGATATCTTATATATTGACTAAGCAGGAGTCTGACAGTTAGTCGGAAGCTCCTGTCGTGCCCATTATAACAGGATCTTACTTAAGGACTATAAATGGAGTGTCGCCTCTGTAGTAGGGACAGTTCATGCTGATGGGCGATTACTGTACGTCTGTTGTTTAGGGCGGTGACGATTCAGATCCATAGATATCCAAAGTGTCTGGAGCAATAAAGATCTTCGATGGCTGTCAGGCATGCGTCGACTGCAGTTCCCAGTGGTATGTGCAGTCTATGCTCCAGTAGTGTATGTTGTGGCTTGCTGGGTTGAAGGATTGTATCCTGTACTATGAACCGGCTGCAGCCAGGCTCTGGAACTAGATGCTGCAGAAACGAGTATTGTAGATATAGAACTGCGGCAAAAGCGAAATAGATGCGGAGTACAGACAAAGAGAGTTCGGCAAGGCTGTAAAGCTTTTGTATCAATATAAAGCAGTTGTCGCCATGTGGAACTATCTGGTGTTTACAAAAGCCAGATCGATAGAAGTGGTTCAGGCGCCTGAGACACACCTGGGCTTTATAATGCAGTCAAAGCGAATCATAGACTTCTGCGATGCCGGGCTGAGTACTGTCACACTTCACTTAAAAGCGACATTATAGTCAGGACAGACACAATCTTTCCTTGCGGCGCAAGGCAGAGCAATGCTGCTCTCTGTTACCAAAGTCACATAGAACACTTACATCTAGTACGGTAAAGATACCGGAAGCCTGGGCGGAGGGCTTGATACAGGCAGCCTCAGTTGTGACATATCGGCTACGAACTAGCCTGTAATAACGTGCGCTATACAATTCTTCCCGACAAAGTAGTGCAGAGCTGTGTTCTCAGGATCCATTAAAGTGCTGCCTGTCATTGTATAGGGAGGCAGCGGCAGTGACGCACAGTTATATTCCAGCCCGCTTGTTGATCTCGGAACATATGCTGAAGCAGCTTATGATGCTACTGATATCGACAAAGGATAGCTGACAATGACAAACAGGTGGCGTATATAGCTTGCCTGGTAGTTCACACAGGGAGATATGGTGGTCAGCAAATAGGACACCTAGTAGGTAACTTATTTCACATCAGGATTTGGTTTGTATCCTTCCAGATCTGATTCAGGGTCTGGATCGGTAAACGTCGGAGACGATGATACCGGCGGTGGCGGACTTATTTAGATATAATCGGTGAGAGCAATACATGAGCTTTGTAACGACAGAGACAAGCGCACGTACAGATACGTACCCTTTCACATGTTAGGTGCCTTTCGGCAATTACTTTATATAGTCGATAAAGTTAGCCCTTAAAGATGTACAGCAGCAGCCTTCTCTTAACATATTGACATCTAAACAGGGCTAGTGCTCGATAACACTGATGTCGGGTTCTGTAGTGTTGGCTACTGTATAGTATGCAGGCAATCTGTGGATGACTTTTGATACAGCACATGCTTTCGGTTTCGTTAAGTTGCGTGTCAGACCTTCTCACACTATAAATTTTTCAGGAAAGCTGCCTCTCCATCCGCTTACATATACATATAGCTACAACAATAAAGGTATCACCAGTATTCAGGCTAACGACGACGTGAAGCCTGTCGGAGATACATTAAACATTACTGTGATAGGATCTATCCAGTGTGATAAAGACTAGTTAAACTTTACGAACAAGGGTGCTTTAGGTGGACCTGACTGGCCTTTCAGTATTCAGAGATTTGACATGGCAGGCAATGTTGTCGGCTATCCGGGAACTCTTACAATAACGCCTGTAGTTAAAAACTCATAGCTCATAGCTAACTAGTATGTTGGACAGAATATATGGTATGGTGACACTTACGGTGGTGTAACCCATGCGTATCTGCCTAGTGCTGATTATATGTATATAAGACGTACGCAATAGTCATTGTACAACTTCATATAGACGCCTATAGAATCCAATTAGGTAGTATATACAAACACATAGGTAGGAAAATATATACAGAACATCAATGGGACTCAGACGCAGAACCTGAACATAACAAGTGTATGCGAGCAGATATCTGTTACAGGACCCGTTGCTGTTGGAGACTCTGTCTATGTGATCTATGTCTCATCCAATCCGGGCTTCCCTACATGCGCCTAGTATGACAGTGATTCCTTGTCATCTACTGGAAGCTGATCTGCAATAAACAAAAGAGGTAATAATGAACATTCTTAATGCAGATACGCAGCAGGTGCGGACATTTTCGAAATATCCGTTCGATTAGGCTTCCACTATGCAGATATATAACTACATAGTAAAATCTACGTGGATACCATCTGTAGGTATTTGTGTATAGCAGGCTAGATTCCCTCTATATATAAGCGGTTTTACACACAACAGCGCCACTACATGCAAGTTACATATAAGTGACAATACAGCTACTGAAATAGCTTATGCCGTACTGTACAGATAGCGCAGTACGGCCCAGACAGCAGGTATATAGAGTGCCGATAAAGTTGTAGCTTCGCTAGTGGATGTATATGGACATGTCTGTGGGCAATTAATGTATGATGTATAGTTTTCCGGATTCATTCTGAATGTGCTTACTACGGAGCATCTCGGATAGATAGCACTGAGCGCGAACAACCTCATACTGTCTCCATAGTGTATAACATGTACACATACAGTGGGGTGTAAACAGGTCATATTTAATGGAAAATACAAATATAAAGGGAGTACAACTCTGATTTTCCAGCGCAATGTGACACTCACCGACAGCGGAATACTATCAACACCGTCTATAAATGTGTATGGGGATAAAGATACCACAGATGTATCCGCCATTGCATATCAGGCACCGAAGTACCTCAAATATGTGAACGGTAAAGACCTGTCTGGCAGCCATGTGCTGATTAAACCGATTGCTCTTTCAGATCTTCGAGTGATAACCAACACAGGAACTATAACGTTCTCAGGGGTACGGAATGCTTGATAAACTGTACAATATATCTGCTGTATATCCATTCTATAACCATACTGGATTGTCTGATACAGACAGACAGACAGCCGGATGTATAGCTTGCTGCAGAATATAGATACGAAAACCGAGACTCAGGCAATTTTTAGCAGGCTAGGATTACTACAAACCTATTCAGGATACAAATATTCCGACGCAGATAGTTCTTGAAAGAACAGAACCGGGCAAGGCTGTATTTAAAGTGCAATACGGTTACTATGAGTAGCCGTGGTACATAACATGGACAAGGGATGGGACTTGCTCAGGCACTTTTCTTGTTTCATGCTATATGTAGCTGACAGCTTAGCTGCCTACATATACAGGCAGCTCTTTAATTCTCCTTAATTAGTGCATGATAATCAGAACGCCTGGAGTAGTGCTGCATGCCGCATCGGATGGAATCCAATAGACAGGCGGGATATATCCTAACCAGACCATGTATACGAATGTCAAAGGTTTCTGTGACGGATATAACTGTCAGGTAAGTGCATAGGATTCCAATTTGATTATACTGTCGTCGGCTGCAGCAGGTAAAGGGAGACCTAAATACAATGATGTGTGGGGTTCAGACTCACAGGAGTCTTAGTTACCAGCGGAAGCTCCGACAGGTGTGCGCACTATAAACACAAGCACGGGAAGCGTAACTTTTCTATCTATAGGCGATGTAACGCAGAACGTTGTTGTTACTTAGTAGGATGACGAAGTTACAACTACAGTACAATTAAGTATCTGAGCTTATATGAAACACCTTAAGAAAGACAGATGCGGATGGAAAGAGTATTAGTGTGTAGGCATTAAAGACCTGTTCTCCGACTCTATATCCATATGCTGTGACACGACAAATTATGATTAGACTGGCGGGTAGAGATAGAACGACTATAACTACCTGAATCTGCCTGTATCTTTTTAGGGTGTAGTCAACATAGTTCCATTTGCCAACCTGTAGTCACTTGGAGGTGGCGTCGGATGTATATCCAGCTACGATCCGATGGGGGACGGCTTGCAGGACTGGTTTGACAAAGTCAGTAAAAATTCTGACTACATAGCGGCATATGGTAACTTCAGAGCTTCTCTGGCTTGCTATTTTGATTCTTAGAAGTAGCGTCCGGGGATAATGACACCGAAAGCTACGCTGAGTCCGTTTAACACAGCACCTTCAGTAGTTGTCCCGACGTCTTAGCTGCGTGTATAGCCTAACGTGGGCGGCGGAGGTACAAGTTCGTGGGATGGACAGAGTGCCTGCGCTAACGGGTTCGCTATAATACCGCTGGATCACAAGGGCTCTGGATATAGACTGTATGTAAGTTCAGGCGATGCTATACCTTCTGTAAATGCAAACGGATAGGCTGTATCCTATTACGTAGAAGGAAGATATCCGGAGGGATAGGGTGCTAGATATAAGTCTGATCTGTAGGTATACCTGACAGCCAAATATGACTTTACCACCGCAAAATGGGACTTCGGAATTGCGGTCGTGCAGCAGGATCAGGATTGGTAGACTGCTGTGGACAGATAGTAGTGGGAAAAGGTGACTCTGCTGGGCACTGTAAGTTGTGTCCGGAATGGTAACGCGAAGGTATAGACATACGTAACGCAGACAGCTTGCTCTCCTGTCGATATGCGCGACTTTGTTTCTTAGGTTCCTATGCCGTCAGGTACTGATACATCAATGTATGTATTCGCTTATCTTGGCAGCAGCAAGATAAAGAAATGGGTACAGGTAAAGGACTGTTGACTTACATGTAACTTCAGCTAGGCTTAATGAAACTAACTGAAGGAATATAACATGCCAAACTGTCCATGTCCGTAGTTCGACATTTAGAAGTACAAAGATAAGCCTTACTAGGAAACTCCTTGTGCCAAGTGTTTCCTGTCAAAGTAGACTACCAACACACATAAACACTCATAGCTGTTCGACACAGACGGTGTGTAGTCTCAGCAACCTGTCAAACGTCCGTAGCCTGTGTAGATATAGGATATCCTTCCTGAAAAAATTTCTCCTGACACGTTGGCTATAATCGTATAGGCGTGTCAGCAGAACTTTATTCTTACACTCAGCAATCTGGTGCTCAAACTTACACGTCTGTCCAAGACATATCCTGTACTGTTTTAGATTCTCACATACAAGATGCAGCATCCATAGATGTCTTACTTCGAGATAGGCAGGAAGCTTAATCCGCCGTGCTCAAAGCAGAACGTGCTGTATCACCTGTCGCACGCTGTCAGATAGTTCCCTCAACTGGAGAAGAGCATTGTTACAGATACAAGGTTCTCAGGAGGAAGATACGCACTGAAGACCATAGCATAGCTGGCATCCAGGATCAAGCAGGTGTAGATCGTGCGGCGTAAATTATACGAGCAGAACTAGTACAACACACGTAAAGAGTTCGACGAACTGAAGAGATAGCTGTAGAGACCATATAAGGTTAACATCATCAGCGAGTTCGACAGCTATCTTCATGAATCCGACAGCGGAGACGACAATGTTAAGAGCAGATGAATAGGTATTCAAACTTAATGATTCAAGAGTTAAGGCACTGTCAACAGGTAAGCTGACTGTAGCTGCACTTGCATATACTATCAAACCTGGAGACTACATGATACTGTACAAGAATACAGTATATGCACTGACAGAAGACTAGTACTATGCCGCTCAACAGATGGACATGTAGAAGTATCTGACAAAAGAAGCATTCTAGCAGGTACTCAAATAGGATATAGACAAGCTCGATACAGTAGACAGGAAAGCCGCATAGAGAATCAAGAACAGCAAGACCAATTGTTCCACCTGCCAGTACAACTCGTACAAGACTCAGCTGCTCAGAATCATGCAGAAGTATCCATGGCTGCTCAGCAAGTACAATCTTGTGAAGATAAAGCGCCAGATACGGCAATACCCATAGGTATCGTAGCCTGTTATATCGAAGGTAAGCGCTCTGTTCCCTACGTTCTTCCAGAAAGTTGAATACGACAGGAAACCGTGTCTTGACTGCGTGTAGAAGCACATAGGCATGGCGTACATAAAAGGATGCTAGGCGCAACAGGGCTATCCTGAGCATCTTGTACTTGCAGTAGCTAATTTGCAGGAAGCATATGAGGAATGCCCTAAGGACTGCTCCGCTATAAGAGAGATGCTGCTGTTCTGCATAGGCAAGACAAAGATCGAGAACAAAGCGTTTATTCCGCTGGATAATCTCCTGTATCTTATATAGATAGCCAGACAGGAAACAAGCATGTCGTAGGCTCTGGATAAGAATAAAGCGGATTAGTCGTTCGACCTGTAGCTCGATTAGCAGATGAAGCAGGAACTTGCAGAGATTCCTGTGCTTAAGAAGCTGGATATAATGAACGAACTTAAGGCGCTCATTGCACTTGAGTACAGCAACAAAGACCACATATCTGTCAAGTATCAGGGATACATGGGCAGTCTTGCAGACATGATATTGCCGTTTTCTGTGAAGGTAAGTAATCTGATCAGGAACAGGCGCCTTATGTTCAAGGCGTGTCCGTAGTTAGTGCGTCAGACTGAGTATGATTGCAAAGATTTACAGGAAGCGTTGAAGAGTCCGATGGCGAAAAAGGACTGATCTACTACAGAATATCAAATTCCATGCCGTAGATGCACATTGTTCCGCTGTTGCTTGTATCGGACTGTGATTCAGAGCTCTAACTGTAGCTTATGCTGTAGCTGGAGCTCTGTGACTATGAACCTGACAATGACTGCGAATATGACACAGAGTCGGAGCACGCTGTTCCTGTTGTAAACTAAAAGGCAGTGGCCTGTGCAGAGTTCAGATAGTTCAGAGCTTTAACAAGCGCTGTTACACCTGTCTTTATTCCGTTTATAGCATGCTGAGCCTGGAAGTCGTTACGAACTCTGAGCTTTATACTGTCTGTGCGGAAATACGCGTAATCATCCATAATCTCGGACGGATAATCCTACATATCCACAGGATCTGCAATATGACTGAATCTGTAGTCAGGCTACTTATTGAAGTTCTTCGGCAGCTTCTATATTACAAAAACATTTGTATCTACGTTACAGGCGGAGGTTGCTTTGCATTCAATATCAACAGCCGCCTTATATCCTGATCGCTGATATCTTTTGACACTGAAGTGCAGAGTTATGTTCATTGCTGCTCCGTAAATGTGACGCCGCCAATTGTAATTGGCAATTTGAAATTCTATTTAAGAAAAGCATTAAAGGCTTTATTATATTGTAAGCGCAAAGCAGCTGCTTTCAGTATAGTATGCTTATTTACCTGTTTATGCGGGCACGTTGGACAGCCCTTGATAGCGGCTGACGCAGCTGCCATAAGAGGGAAGGACTTTAAGTCCATATTGAGTAATTTTTGCTAATCAGGTGTTAAAAACATTTTGCGCTCCTTATGAGCTGGGCGCGTTCAACTGGAAAGAATAGAATGGGAACATTGAGTAAAGACTGTTACGCGTATCCTGCCAAGGAACTCTATCCTATACACACCAAATAGGCTGCGCTTAATTCTTACAAAGAGTTCTAGCACGATATTGATAAGTATTCAATTGACAGCATCAAGATGATTGCAGCCAATTTCATAAAAGCTGCGTCTGTACACGACATCAAATATCCTTGTGCACAGGCTGCGAAATCCAGACAGTGTGTAGACATATAGCTGGATAACGGCGCTGTAGTGTCTATGACCAAAATATAGAACTTGCAAGATGCGGATAAAGCTGTAGCCATGCTGGATCAGATCAGAGACAACATTGAGCTTAAATCTCTCAGAAAGGTTGCGAGGTATATTGTCAATGAATGTGAGAAACTCAGCCTGTATCCTACTGACAGCATAAAGCTTCATAAGTACGCTGGTTTTGGTCTTGGCAATGCCTAGTAGATGGCTGCATAGTTCCGCAAGCGCGGTACGCTCATACTGTTGCCTGAAAGCATCAAATCATAGTTCTATCAGGCATATAGAAACCTTGATCAGCAGGATGCATAGACCATGTACAAGCAATCTGCAGCTATTTGCGATATGCTTGATGGTATCGACAGACTGTATAAGCTCGAATCTCATTACGGTAACGAAATCAGTAAACCGTAGGATGTGTGCTTTTCGTAGACACTCGATACTATGATCAAGTAGGCTTCTGACTATCTCGGAGTCGAGTCGACATCTACCATTCTATCCAAAAAGGCTCTACTACAGGACAAATAGAAAGTAGCCAAATTCTTTGCTGATAAATACGGCGCGTAGATAAAAGATGACAATGATATGCTGAATAAGGTAGCGACACTGTCTTCAACCGGAATAAAAGCACTCATAAAGGAACTTGAATGAACCTATTCTAGCGCAAAGACTGTATGGTTCCTGTATATGCTCTTGCTGCTGTATCCAAGTTTCAGTAGTAGGCTGTAAACTGGGACCCTCTGGTACTGCGCGACGCATTTTAGGCTCAGTTCAACTGCAAACTGTCACAGCGCGGTTTTGACAAGCTGATGGCAGGTACGTCCATGATAGGTACAAACCTGTTCACAGCATCCATATAGAGCTTTTTAGCCTGTACTGCAGCTTGTGCCAACAGAAGCATACAGTCATCACAGCTGAACTATGTATCTCTGAAAGAATGCTGTTGGTCTGTATTCGTGTACAAAGATATGATCGGATACAACCAGCAGGAACAGCAAGATCAGTTCGATCCGGATATAGTGATGTATATACAGGGCCTTATGGATATATAGGGTATATCCAAACTACCTTCATACATGTCCTTTGTCTAGCTGCCGACGTAGAGGATGGCGACTATATAGCAGGCTCTGGTAGGTGACGTCACATCGTTCTAGGCCTACAACACAAGGCAGCTGAACTAGATGCAGGATATAAATGCCTACGTGATGCAGATGCAGGCAGATCTTGTATAGCAGCTGAAGCTGTTGGATCCTATTATACACTGAATTATTCTCAAAGGGAAAAGTGTGTATTTTCCTTTGAAAATAGCTAAAAAATGACCACTTTTTTGGCATAATAATATGGAGAAGCTTTTAGAGCTTTTCTATGGATGGACTTATCCATCCGGTTTCACGGTGCTGTATTGAGGTCGACTTATGTTGACTGTCAATACAGCACCATTCGAATTTGTGACTATTGTTTTCTGTTACCCTGCTTAAATTTTTACTTAGTAGTCGTATATGCATCAGCTACTGTTGCTCGCTGGTAAATTACAACCTAAGTAAGTTTAGCTACGATGTGAACAAGAAGCTGCTACGGCTTCGATTTGTAGAAGGACCGCCGCGTGTCCGTTACTGATTTCCACTGGAAATTTCATAAGCGATCTGCCTCTCGTGGTTACGAAGGCCAGATCGCACCTGAAATTACCAAAGAAAATACAAGACATCGTTATCTGAGCATGCAGTTGTTACAACTGCTGTAAACACATACTAATGGTGGTATGTGATCATATTTCCTGGTACTAGGTATTATGTACCAGGAAATCGATAGATATACAGGTGAACAGTTCGACAAGCAGTCGGCTGGATATGTCACACTATTTTATTTATGCGGATTCTGTTGCTCTTGTGTCTTGGTTCATTTTAATATTCAATAGACTTCGTATCAGTTACTGATACACTTAGAGACCATGTGAGACACATATGTGTGTCTATTACCCTCAGCATACCTCCAGAGTGATACTCTGGAGGTTAACTTTAGGGTAATAAAAGTATTGAATATGTTGCCAACAGATGACTAGTACGTGAAATAGAAGTCGTTGCGACTTCGCATCGGATTTGATAAATACCTTATCAAACAAATGAACGGCTGAGAGGCGACCCGCCAGGCCCAATTGAGGCACTTGGCTACAGCCAAGTGACCACAAGTGGGCATCGGCGTACGCCTCCCGCCTATCGTTGAGACGTTAAAGCCTGAATCTACAATCGTTACGATTGCTTGTATGCTGGCTAGGACAGTATATATGTTATAATTGGAAGGATCATGCTATTATTGATCCTTCCAATTTTAGAGGCGATGACTAGTTTATTTATTTGGTAAAACAGATGCACACTAACACGTTACGTGTTATTTTACAGCATACAATGGACAACGTTGTATCGCGGTATGTTCTTACTTATGAAGCCTGCGGCGAGCGCAAAACTCTGCTGTCTATCGACGCAGACTTCAGCGCACCGACGCAGCTTCAGAACTAAGAACAGATCAGATCTGTAAATAAAGCTGAACTCGAGTCCGTTACGGATTCACAAATGTGTATTACTCAATGCGTGATACACAACAATCCTGGTGCTGCATGGAGCACCTCCGAACAGCACCAGGATTCAGAGCTTATACCCCAACACAGCTAAAGCTTTCTCAAGCTAAGCTATAAACTTGGCATCAGGAACAACAGAATTCGCAAACCCTCCAAGCCCGTCCCACTGTCCTGCAAGACGCTGTTTAACAGCCTATCTTATCCGCACACCAAGATCCTACAGAACCAGTTTGATCTATTGGCTCTGCACATGGAAGCCTTTCTGCTCCCATCTGACCCAAATCGGGTACCACCTTGCAAACCGCTTGCATGCGGTAGGCAGAGGATATATAGTATCCCTTCTTCCCTATTTGCCGCGCAACACAACGTTGCCGTTTATTGACTAGAGTCTTCTGACCTAGTCAAAAGTGAACTTAGCGTGACTCATAGACTAGTACTGCGTTGCTTCTTTTTTTAGCCTATAGTCATTGTTACTGTCAAGTTTAATAACTTTCATATACATCCTCCTATGGGTCTATTACAACAGGGTGACTGGAGACGGCCTGCACGAACTGACTGAACTAGGATCTTGGACTGAAGTTCTGATACTAAGCGGCCAGCACAGAAGTGTCGAACTTCTAGCCCAGCACAGGAAATATTCCGAACTTATGCCATAAGGCTGAGCAGGCAAAGTTGACGGCATGTGCAAAGTCATCAGGCACACCTGGTTTCTTGCCTATGAAGACAACTGTCCTGTTGCCTATATACGCTCTTGGATCCTACTTAAGCGCAAGAAAGTCATAGGCAAGCTAAGTCTTATCCTATACATTGAACTTCATTATACGTACAGACGTATCTTTCAGCGCCTGCACAATAAGAGCAAGACTTCTGGACTTGTCTATTGTATAGTTATAATAGTCAGCCTGCTGCTGAGCTTTGTCGTAGCTTATGATGTCGCCTTTCTTAGGTCCGGTATATGTGAACGGAACAGGATACGTGCTTGTGAGCAGCAATCCTCGCTGCTTCATGATCTACATGCGCACAAAACCCGCACCACCGTTATCGTGTGCAAATATATCAGGATGCAGGATATCTATCCATTGCATCAGCTACTAGGCCTGCTATGTCGGCGTCGTTCCTTTAGGGTATCTCTTGCCGAACAATATATCTATGCGGTCTGTATCCGTTCGCAACCCTGCTACACACGCAGTTGTGAACGACTATGATACAGCGCCCCCTCCGTCCCAGTCTACACCTATGACTATGCATCTGTACATGTGCCTGATACCGAGTATATCCTGTACTGAAGCGATGTTGTAGTCATGTTGGGCTGCAACAAGATCACGCAATGTCAGAGGATTGACTGACTAGTCATACGGCCAGCCGAAAACTTCATTGTACACACGCAGCTTGGAATAACTGTCGACTTTAGCCAGAAGGTCGTACCATTTTCTAGGTTCATTGGTAGCCTAGTCGATCGTAAGATGCAGCGGATGTATCGGCTGCCCTATATGGTAGCCTGGGAAAGTGAACTGTCTCTAAGGTACGGCATGTACGAAGCCTCCGTTATGTGGAAACACAGTGCGCCCACACCTGGAACACACAAGGCCGTTCTTTCCGAGCATTCCAAGAAGATCGTGCTATGGATTGGGTATATTGAAATGGTTGCAGTGTGTGCATCTTATTATCCACTATGCCTGCGATGACTTATCCCACAGGATACCGCAAGTAGTATCTGTCGTAGTCGGAGTACCCGCATACATGGAATACCCGTGCCGCAGGTTGGCCGACATAACCTCACGTATGACAGGCACGAAACTGAAATCCACGTCGGCAAGCTCGTCTATGACTATCTGTGAGCATCCGGACAGGCCTCGCAGAGCATCTGCGTTGGCGTAAGCGGTGCCCAGATACATGAACGAGCCGACATTGAACTGCTTCAGCAGAGTTTTGCTGAGCTATACTTTTTTGATAAGAGATCCGCATATCGGACTGGACTCAAGCAGAGGTTTCAGAATGGTAGTGTGATATCGTGTCCTCTGTTCATCTCTTGGTTCGATATGAAGTATATCATAAAACGGTATCAGACTGGAACGCAGTACAGACGACTAGGCTATCTGATAGGTCTTACCGACCTGTCGTCCAGTCATCCATACCTGCTATCTAGGATATATAGTGTTGAACATGGGTGCGAACTGATAGTGCAGATCCAATGTCAGAGGTTTCCCCTTAAGAGAGAAGATACTCAACAGTGGAATGAACGTCCTCAGTTTGTCCTAGGCGATAGCATTCAAACACGATTTAACAGCATCAATTAAAGTCATAGTAATTCAAGCATAAAACAGAAAGGAAAAACGAAAATGAAAAGCAAACGGACACCGGAACCAGACGCAGAACTCGTAACAGCAATCAAGTGTGCGCCAGACAATGGGGCTTGCGTTACCAAAGTCATCAGCGTACACAAGGCTGCAGCCAATCTGAGCTCGAGAGCTGCCGCACGTAAAGCTGTACTGGATATAGTTAAAAGCCTGAAACTGAACCATGCCAAAGTCCAGCTGGATTCGGCTGCTTATTTCGATGAAGATATTTTCAGAGTCCGAATCTGGAAAGAGAAAGCAACAGCAGATGCATGGGATAAGACTGTAATTTACTGGCTCGAGACGATGCCTCTTATAAAGCCGGTCAGGAACAAGCTTGCCAAACTGGGATTCAACCTGGACTGAGCTTTACTGTAACAAATGAAAGGAATAAAAGATGAAAAGAAACAATTATGTATTCGCAGTACTGAGCTCAGGTATATTCCACACGTATATCGAAGCTGCATTTGATAGTGAGCTGTTGGCAATTGCGTACATGCAGAAACGTCTTGATGCTGTGCGGGCAAAGCACAAACGAGGATATGGTGGCAGATGGCGTACTGAACCTGACGGGTCGAGAACTGTCATGCTCAGGATGTGTAATCAGCCACACATCCAGCTGAATCTGCAGAAACTCACCATACAAACCCACCTGTAACCAACACATATACGAAATAACTGAAAGGAAAGACCCATGGCAAAAAATAAGAAATGCGCATACATTGTACTGAGAGATGACAGATTTTATGACTGCCTGTCAGGAGTCGAAGCTTTGTTCGACACAGCAGAAGCAGCTAAAGCCTACATGCAGCATCGTATCGACATGTACAAAAGGAAACACAGGCGAGGATGGGGCGGCAAATGGAACACTAAGGCGCCGATGAATGAAGAATGCGAAGCCGAAATACGTGCAGGTGACGGCTATTGGTACACACTGTATGTAGAGAAATTTATCATACACACAAAAGAAGATATAAAGGAGCTTGAATGATCGTTATCAGTCGTCTTTATGTCTCCGGACTTCCTTTAGATAAACTCGAGCAACTGGCAGATGAAATCAGCCACAAAGACTTCACAGACGGCTGTGTCTTCGCATGCTCTGTCCACAAGGATGCTGCTAGGATGTACATAGACACCTTTGAAGGCGTCGCTACCGACCAGATGGACGATGATCTCAACGAGATTGGCAGACTCGCGCTGAATTATGGTTGCCGCATTGCAGGCAAAATCTTCCAATTTGGTGAATTTGCAGTATGGTCCGGAAACTTCAATGATGTGAATGAGATCGAATGGGTTGACATGACTCTGTTCATGGAACTGCCCACACACGAGCTCAGAAAACTTGCAACATATGTAGGTGCCGACAATGTCGTACAAGCTCAACACAAATGTTAAGCCGCTTACTGCTGCACAGGAAAAAGAGGCATTCGCAGACTTCCATTCCCAAGATACAAAGAAAAGCGAGGCTGCTGCCGACCTGCTGCTTTCCGCTAACTCAAAATTGATCTTTAAATTGGCGCAGGAATTCAAGCACCATCCCATTCCTTTCGACGATCTCATAGCCGAAGGTTGTGTAGGTCTTATGGTAGCGGCTGGGAAGTTCGACATCAACAGAGGAACACGCTTCATTACATATGCAGCATGGTGGATAAAACAGCGGATGCGCAAAGCTGTGGAAACACAGAGCCGCACAGTGCGAGTACCTGCAAAGACACATGTGACCAAGTCCAGACTCCTCAGGATGCAAGACCAGCTGAGAGACGAACTAGGTTACCAGCCGGACATCTATCAGCTGTCCGAGTACACGGGCATGCCTGAATCCAAGATCAAGACGCTGCTGAACAGCCTTGGGCACGGTGTGTCTGTAGATGCGGAATCAGAAGACACTGAAATGTCCAACCTGGAGAAGGCACGTGTAGCCATTGCCGATGATCTTGGTGACCTGCTGGACGACTCCGAGCTGCTGGACGAGATGCGCAAAGCTTTCAAGCGCCTTCCTAAACGTGACCAATTCGTGCTTGGTATCAGGTATGGACTTGATGGCGGCGGCGTATCCACACTGGAGGAAGTCGCGCAGGAAGTCGGCAGGTGCAGAGAACGATGCAGACAACTTCAGGAAGAAGCCTTAAGGAAGCTTCGCAGAGAAATCAGAAAACGAACAAGTTGAGGCACTATGAAAAACGTATACACAGTGTGTGTCAGCAAACCGGGCAAAAGTCTGATGCGTTCTGTCACATGTTCTACAGCGAGCCTTGCCAGCTATTACATGCTGTACATGGTCGAGCAATACAATAAGGAACACAAAGACGTGGCGATCAATGCTATGGAAGGTCCTGACGGCAATATCGACGAAGTGCGCATTGCGGATAAGGATGGCAAGCAGATAGCCTGGATCTTCATTGTTGAAGTTCCTGTACACGCAAAGAAATCGGATACAGCCAAACTCGGTATGGCTCCCATATTGAAGTGGCTGGAATAAAACTCAAATCAAAATCTAAAATGTCTTCAAAGTAAATGAGAATGACGGTGTGCAGCTATTAAAAGGAGACACCATGACAAAGTCAGCCTTGAAATTCCTCACCAACATTCACATAGCCCCCTAGGAACGCCTTATAAGGCAGAATACGTTTGCCACATAGAGAACACAGTAGCGCAAGCGTAAGCCCACGGCTAAGGTAAGACCGACACAGGGTGTAAGCCGATAACCGGCACACCTATTGCAAGAAGACATCATCAAGTTCCTTCGTAAGCTGCTATATATAGTCACAGGTATTATTTACACACCTGAACGCAACAAGCTGATTCATAAGCTAACAGCAGAAGCATCCAGGTATTGTAAAAGACAAGTCACTGAAGACGAAATATACAGCTCCGAATGGAGTAAACCGAACAAAGTAATAAAAGTTTATAACTGTAAAAAGGAGAATAAAATGAAACGTTGGATTCCAGCACGAAAAGCAGTGCTTCTCCTGCTGTTGGTGCTGGTCGTTGCGGCATTCATGCCGACTACAGTGATAGCTACACTGGTGGCTATAGGCATATGCTGGCTCGTTGTTACAGGCAGTGACGATAAGGATGGACCAAAGCAGGCCTGAAGCAAAAGGAAGCCCGTAGAGGGCCGCTAAAGGGGTCACCCCCTCTCGTTATGTAGGGTTACCCTCTAACAGAAGCCAGAGAGGTCTAAGAATGCAAGGAACGGTCTTGGAGGAGGATATCGGAGCATGTAGAAGACAGCAGTATGCTTGCCAGACACCACTGTCGATGGTTTCGGTACTGATTTTGACGAGATTGAGGATGCACTGGCTTAACAGTTACGACGTAACTGTTACTGACATGTCGCTATTTTCAAGACACCAGAGGCAGCAGAATATCATAATCCATGCCGAAAGGCTGTTTCGTGGGTATCTTCCTCCTTAATGGTCCTCCTTCTCCTCCCCTTAAGGTTCCCTGCACCTTCCTAATCCCCTCTATAGTCTCCCCTTAATGCTCCATCTGCCATAAGGTACTTTTTTTATTAGTTTACCTAGTGTACCTTGAAGAAGTACCGTAAGGTACTCTGAAAGGTACACAAGATGGACCTGTATATTAGGTATTATTTATTATGATACCCCTAAAGGGGTATCGTAATAATATAATACTGCGCACGCGCATAATGCGCGACGCATATACACGTATACGCAACACATGCTGCGTCCGGGCTGCGCCCTGTCTGGCATGTGGAGCAAGGATTTTGATTTTCCTTTGTGTGGCACCATATGTTGCCAGAATCCCATCAAACCTAAAAGAAAGCCCGTAGAGGGCTCCCAAAGGGGTTACCCCCTCTCGTTGTGTAGGGTTACCCTCTAACAGAAGCCAGAGAGGCCTTAGAATGAAACGAAAGATATATCTTGTCAGTGACTGCCATGTGAAGTCACGATTATGGACCAACTTTGCTGCTGTGCAGGGCGACGCCTACATGGCAATGCGCAAGATGGCATCCGAAACCGACCCGTCAAGTGTGCTGATCTCCTGTGGAGATTTGCTCGACTCGAACAGACCCTCCAATGTCGACCTTGCCGAGACAGCCGAATTCCTGAACCACTTTCACAGGGTGCTGTACATAGCTGGCAACCATGACGACTGTCAGCCGTCTATCGTGCCTGTGATGTGTCCTTATGCGTTGCATCTGACACCTGATGATGTCGTTCGTGAAGGCAATCTCGTCATCTGCGGCATTGACTGGCAGCGCAGCAGGGAAGCATTCCTTGAGTGCCTTGCTCAGGCTGCACAAACACTCAGTGACGAGACCAAAGATGGCGGTCAACCCGTATTGATCATGCACCAGGCTGTGCACGATTTCCTGTCCATCGACGGCGCCAGCATGTGCACAGCAAAGGAAATCCTGGATACCGTAGGACAGGACGTCCTTGTGTACTCAGGCGACATCCATGTTGTGCAGCATGTCGCTTCCAGCCTTGGCAAAGGCAGAGTACAGTCTCCAGGTCCGCTCGTCCCTCAGGACACTTTGCAGGCCCGTAGACAGCAGGTTTACTGGGAACTCGACAGTGACACCGGGGTACCCACCCGGCACCCCGTCAGCGTGCGTTCTTTTGCGTTTCTTGACAGTGCCGCTCCCGACTTCGACCTTGCAGCGTCTCTGGATGCTCTTGACAGAAGCCTTGAGCTGCCGCCTGTTGCGATACTGCAGGTGCACGGTGACTATGTGCCGCCTAAAAGTCAGCTCAACAGAGAGGACTGCATTGTAGTTGTCCGTACGGAACGGACTTCGACAGAAGTAAGAACTGCAGATGAGTCCAGTGTAACTACACTGGAGGAAGCCATAGCTCAGGAAATTGAAGCTACCGAACCGCTGCTTGCTGACGTGTTGAAGCCGTTGGTGGACAGGCTGACAACTGCGGATAAACCTGACGAGCTTCTATCGACATTGCTTACGAATTGGGAGGTGACCACATGATACAAGTCAAACACATGGATCTGTTTCATTTCTGCCGGTTCGACAAGCTGTCGCTTGATGTACAGCCAGGTCTAACCAGAATAGCAGGTCCCAATGGCTCAGGTAAGACGACGGTCTTCAGAGCCCTGATCTACGGTCTGACCGGTTGGTGTGATCCGACATGGGGCACACAAAGCGACCTGCAGCAGGACGATGAAAGCGTTCCAGGCTATGTCGAACTGACACTGTCGGTAGACGGCGAGGCTTAACAACCTCCATTGAGGAGTGATCCTCATTGCAAAGAAAGTGAATTGCTAATAGATCCCAAGAGCCTCACGATGCCTGTAACAAGGATCGAAAGAGAAAACAAAGAAGTGAGGATACCGCAAGGCGACAGTAAGCCTAAACGGGAGTGACAACGGACGTTTAGCAGCCGAGCCTTGTATCGAGAGATACCCGGTACAAGGAAGGTTCATCGACTAGGACATCGTGTCCGTACCCGAGCAGCCGTGTGCGTGATAACGCACGAAAGCAAGGGGAAGTACTCTGGCTCAGGAATGAGTCAATGAAATAGTCAGTGCTTCATGGAAACATGAAGAGTGGTCAGGAGTGACAACCTGAAACCTGCTACTGGGCGGCAACCGGTAGTGAACAGAACCATGGACTTCAATTGTATTGTTATTTCGTCAAGTTTTATTTACCGTTTTGATCTTTACAGAACGGAGTTATAATACTCTCAGTAACTGGAGAACACTTTGGAACCAAGAGCACACATAATCAGATTGTACCCGACAAGGGCACAGGAGAAGCAGCTGAAGAATACCATCGGCTGCGCTCGTTATGCGTACAATTGGGCTCTCGAGAAGTGGCGGGAGATGTATGCCGCACATGATAAGGACAAGGCTTCTCCAAAGCCAAGTGCCTTGAAGCTGACCAAGTTATGGACTCAGGAGAAGCCTGACTGGGCACATGAGACAGCTTATTGCAGCCAGCAAAGAGCGATACATAACGTAGGCGTCGCTTATCAGCGCCTTTAGAGGGGCTTATCGGCGAAGCCGAAGTTCCATAAGAAGGGCGGCAAGGAGACGTTTTACGTTGATAATGCGAAGGTCGCATGGTACGGCAATAGAATCCAGTTGCCCGACATCGGACGTGTCCGCGTAGCGGAGCAGATCCGTTTCGAGGGCAAGGTAATGGGCTACACAGTGTCCCATTATGCCGGACAGTGGCATCTCATAGCTCAGGTCAACGCCGAAGGCGACGTGAAACCTTACTGCGCCGATCCCGAGTCCGTCGTCGGTATCGACGTAGGACTTCTGAATCCGGCTGTAGCCTCCGATGGAACCGTCTTGCAGCTCCCCATAGAGAAGCTCCAAAAGCTTGACGCCAAGCTCAGGCGGCAGCAGAAGGCACTCTCCAGAAGTCAGCGCAACTCCAGAAACCACGCGAAGCTTCTCGTAAAGAAGCAGCGTACGCAGAATAAGATCAACAACATCCGAAAGGATGCAGTACATAAGTTCACGACCACCATTGCCAAGAGCCACGGCAAGGTAGTCATCGAAGATCTGGACATCCAAGGAATGAAGGATAAAGCTCCTTCAAGAGCCGTCAGAAGGGCGCATAACAGTTCCCTCATGGGCGCCATCCATCGGCAGCTCTCCTACAAAGTCCAGCACCTGATCAAGGTGAATCGCTTCTTCCCGTCTTCCAAGACCTGCAGCAACTGCGGGCACATAAGGAGCGCCCTTGATTTAAGTGAACGTACATATCATTGCGACCACTGCGGAGCGGTCATCGACCGCGACCTCAATGCCGCAATCAACTTGATGAAATCAGGGCTGGTCAAGCCCGAAGCGTCTGTGGAGCAAGTCGGTACCGACTTGCGTTGAAGCAGAAAGTACAAACGGACGCAACGTCCGTAAGTTCATGACAGAATACGTCCTGAAGAGGTTTGCAGGGACTGGTACGAAGCTGGTCGACACATTATGTAAAGACGATGCAATAATTGTTAAGAATCGTCAAAAAATAAATGCATGGTTAGAGCAGTTCACAGGCATCTCTATGCCGGTAATGGCACAGTTGATGTGGTTGCGACAGGAAAACTCATCTTGGCTGCTGACGGCTACAGCTGCTCAGATCAACCAGTTCCTCGGTCTCATTTTCGACACCAAAAAGCTTGAGACCTACAGACAGCATCTGAAGAATGCCTGTGACAGCATACCGAAGCTGCGCGATGACTTTGACACAAGAAGGAAGCAAGCTGCAGAGACATTGCACCAGCAGTCCTCGCAGAAGGAGCTGCTGTCACAACAGCTGCAGGAACAGCAGGCACTTGTACAGGCTACACGGGAAACGCTGCAGGCATTTGGTAACAGCATGTCTGTAGCCGACCGTGACAAGATGCTGCGTCTGTGCGAACAGGAACTGGCAGTCTACAACAGAGACCTCGACAAGTATAGGGATCTGCAGGAAGCTCCTGTCGTGGATATTGAAACCGAGACAGCAGCTGAGACTGCATTGGTCTCCAAAATATCTGCACAGCGGCTTGAAAAGTCAACTTGTGAGCGGATGCTGAACAGTGCCCGTGCCGATAGAGACAACAGCAAGTGGAGGCTTGATCAGCTGCGTCATATACATACGCCTGACACCTGTGAACTATGTGGTTGCAACCTCAGTACCAGTCCGGAAACGTACCGTAACAACAAAGTAAAACTGTTACTGCAGCAGTCTTTAAGCTACGAAGAGGCCATCAGAACCTTTTCTGAGACCTACGAAACCAGTGCACATAAATGCATTGAACTGGAAAAGCGTATGGCCCTGCTTGAACATGCTATTGCTTCAGATAATAAAGTGCTGGAATCAATCGGACAGAAACGTGCTGAAAGACTCCGGTACATGGAACAGCTGCAGCATAAAACAGAGCTTCAACACAAGATTGAACAGGTGACTGCTGAAATCGAAAAGCTCAAGGCAACACCTGTGTACGATGCGTCTATATCGAAGCAGCAGATTGAAAGCATGCTTCGCAGTGCCGAAGCCAGAGAGACGGAACTGAAATCCGCATATGAGACCTGTATTGCTTCTATTGCGTCTGCACAACAGATAATACATGATGCAGAAGAAGATGCTGTCAGGTATAAACGTAACGAACGTGTGCGCCAGGTTCTGTCGACTTTGCGTGATGTTTTGTCACAAAGCAGAGCACAGGCAAGATACCTTAACAGCAAGATATCTGCCTTGAATGGCAATATAGCTCACTATCTGCAACTGTCCGAGATGCCTTTCACAGTCTTCCTCGACCCTGCAGAGCATGTTTTCAAGTACAGGATGGATGATTGTGATGTGCAGCATCAGGCAGGCATGCTGTCTGGTGCACAAAAGGCTGCCGCCGCAATTGCAATACAGATGTCGCTCGTTGTTACGGCAGTGCCGGATCTGACATTGCTTCTGCTGGATGAAGCGGATGCTTCGTTGTCACCGGAGAACAAAGTAATTGCTACCAAGCTTTACAGGGTCCTTGCAGAGACGCTCAGTGGAAGCGATGGCAGCACATTCGTCATAAGTCAGTCAGACACTGTTGCTGCAGAATGTGACAGAGAAATAACACTATAAGGAGAACAGGATGAAGTACAAGAAAGGTGAGTTCGGTTACTGGTGGACAGTAATTAAGGGTAATAAGGATATAGAAGGCAAAGTGTATGTAGGTATTATATCTTGTCGTCGCTCTAGCTTGGTATCTCTTAAAGGCGCACCAAAAGAGGTTGGCGGTAGTTTTTATTGCTCTGGCAACGCTCTGACATCACTTGAAGGCGCACCAAAAAAAGTTGGCGGTAATTTTGACTGTTCATATAACAAGTTGACATCTCTTAAAGGCGCGCCAAAAGAGGTTGGCGGTGGTTTTGACTGTTCGTGCAACAAATTGACATCTCTTAAAGGCGCACCAAAAGAGGTTGGCGATGGTTTTGACTGTTCATACAACAAGTTGACATCTCTTAAAGGCGCACCGAAAAAAGTTAGTGGTTATTTTTATTGCTACAACAACGCTCTGACAACACTTGAAGGCGCACCAAAAGAGATTGGCGATGGTTTTGACTGTTCATACAACAAGTTGACAACACTTAAAGGCGCACCAAAAGAGGTTGGTAGTTGTTTTTATTGTTCCGGCAATCCACAACTCAAAGAGCTCCTAGATAAGATGCCTACACAAGCTATATGTGGAGACGTGTATAAGTGGTGTGGAAAGATCTGGAGCTTCTTCGACGGCGTGCAGAAAGAGGTAGCAACGATACGCAAATCCGGCAGCATTACGGTGTACAAGATGAAAGACGGCACCTATGCTATGCACGACGGAGAGGCGTACGCGCATGGCAAAACACTCAAGGAAGCCAAAGCGGATCTCATCTATAAGCGCACATCAAGGGATCTCAGTGAATACAAGAAGTTCACCATGGATTCCAAGCTGCCGCTTGAGGAGTGCATCAAGATGTACCGCTCGATAACAGGAGCGTGTTCTCTGGGCACAAAGGAGTTCTGCTCGAAGAGGAAGCTCAAGAAGGCGTACACTGTTGGGGAAGTCATTGAGATCACAGATGGTGCGTATGGGAATGACAAACTTAAGGAGTTCTTTAAAGAAGGCAAATGTCTACAACAGATGAAACCGTGAAAGCGATGAAAGAAGCTCTGGAAGGTGACCCTAAAGAACTGTTCAGTGCTCTGGCACACATTATGGTGCAATTCTTCAACAGAGAACTGGTAAACTAAGGAGAACGGAATGAAAGTGACAGAACTTGAAAGAAAAGAAGTTTGTACGCAAGTAAAGTATGCGTGGAATAAGAAGGTATTTGAGCTTGACGACTGCCCTGACTGGGCTCAGTACGCAGCTGTTGACAAGGATGGAACCGCATTCTGGTGCAGTAACGAGCCAGATCTGTGTTCCTTCGGCTGGCTAACCTCTCTGAAAGACAAATATAAGTCCATATGTGACGCTGATAAGCGTCCGCTTCTGTTCAAGACAGATGGCTGGGTCTACAGTCTGATAAAGAGACCAAAGTCTGCACACAAGAACGTATCGGCACACTTGTGCAGAGACAGCAAAGGCAGGTTTGTCAGCAGGGTCAAAGACGCCACACCCGATCTGCCTCAAACCCAGTATCAGACAACAGAAGGCCACTATGCCTATGGCAGATGCAAATTGCTCGAATTCTCCGCACGTGAGCTCAGCGATGAGTATGGTAATGCAATGCTGCAACTGAAACTGCTGCTGAAGAACAAAAAGGGCGTTGTAGAGCTGGTCATAGATGTGCGTCCTGTCAGTAAGGAAAAAGGCGCACTGCGTTATTTTGTAGTGCAATCAGGGCTTGAGCATGCACTCTTCAGTGCTTTGTTGCATAAAGACAAAGAGATCGACGCGGACTTATCTGCGATATGTCCTGTACTTTATATATACAGTAATACTGACATACGTGAAATCAGGTTTCCAGCAGCATCATGCTGGAGAATCGAGCGTGAAATTGCACTGTAACAGAAAGGAGCGTGAAAATGAAAGTAACAGATCTCGATACAAAAGACGTCATAGTAACACGTACAGAAAAACGGTACGTACTTAATGAGAAAGTGTTCGAACTTGATGACTGTCCTGACTGGGCTCAGTACGCAGCTGTTGATGAGTGTGGGACTGCGTACTGGCACGAGAACAAGCCATGTCATATGTTGCACCAATGGTTTCACAGATCAGATAGCAGGTATAAGGCTATTGCTGATTACAGCTTTGATACCACCGACTGGCAGCACAGTCTTATCGAGCGACCCAAGAAGGTACTCGAGGTCACTATGGCTGACCTGGAGAAGAAATATGGGTGCAAAGTCAAGCTTGTAAAGGGCTACGATACGCAAGAAAAGATAGATGTTACATCTGACGCTGTAGCTGAGACCAGCAGTAACTTAAGTACAGATGTTTACAAGTTGGATACGCAAGTGTTCCTGCTTAACCAGTGTCCGTCTTGGGCTAAGTGGGCTGCTGTGGATCATGACGGTATTGCAAGCTGGTACAACACTAAGCCAGTTCTCAGCTCAGACAAAAGATGGCAATTGCCGAAAGGCGTTTTAGGGTGCTGTATGCCAATTGAACGTGTCGGTACTGGACAATACATGCGCTTCGATGCATCGTCTTACTATGATAGTGTAGTGGAAAAGAAAGCGTGTTTGAGTCCATACAAAGCACGTAAATCCAATGCCTGACAGCCTGACTATAAAGCTCAGCTATACTGTATGCTCGTGTACCCCGTGGCCTGTGAGCTTGCGGGATACAGCTCGTTTCACAATGCGTGAGCCAAAGACGCCGGAAGAACTTCGAGCAGAACGAGACGCCATTAAGCGTGCAGGCAGCACAGGCAAACCGAAGCCCTACAAGTTTACAAGTCACAGCTGCGTTGAAACAAGGAGTGGCTCAGGCTACTTCCTTATAGGCTTTTGGCCGCACCTCAAAGCAGAACTCGAAAAGCGCAATATACCTTACAGTGTAGACGACCAGCGAGATCGTTCACTCAGACCTGATCCTGATTATAGCTGCCTGTCGGGTATACAGTTCCGAGAAGGACAGGCAGAAGCATTGGCAAGTATCATATCAAGTGATGGCGGTCTGTTGTGCTCCAATGTTTCGTTCGGTAAAAGCTTCCTTATTAAGGTGCTCTGTCAATTATATCCTACATTGAACATACTTGTCGTATGCAATGCGGGCGAAGTCGTACGGGAGCTGTACAGAGCCATCTCTGAGGTGCTTCCCGGTCAGGTTGGCCTGCTGGATATGAAACACAGCGAGATCAATGGCAAACGCATCATCGTTACCACAACGAAGTCCATGACGAAAGTCAAACCGGAACAGGTACAGCTGATGCTCGTGGATGAATGTCATTGCGCTGGGTACAACGAGACAGGATTCCAAATCCAGCAGTTCTGCTTCTGCAGACGATTCGGATTCACAGCAACCCCGATCAGAAACCAAGGCGATCATCTGTACTTTGAATCGTTATTTGGGCCTGTGCTGCAGCAGCAGACATTTGAGCAGTCTGTAGCGGCAGGTTCGGTAACTCCGATTGAGTACACTATGGTACCGATTGAGAAAAAGCTGACATATCTTGACGACATAAAGCAGCTGCCGAATGCAATTCAGTACCGACTGATGTATACCAACAACCCTGTAAGGAACAGACTTATTGCAGGTGTGTTCAACGATATCAGACAGGCGAATCCTGATGCACAGATACTTATCATGACTCAGACTATCGAGCACTTGATACGCCTATGTGAACTTATTCCGGGTTTGCATTTCGCACACGGTGAAAGAGGCGATCTCAGTTCATATAAGCGCAAGAAGGGGCTCGAGAATGTCGACATGTTCAAGTACAGACAGTCAGCTGAGCAACTGTCGTACGTGAAAAAACAGGCCGAGCTTGGTGAGTATAAGTCGCTTATAGCTACAGGCGTCTGGTCAAAGGGCATCAACCTGCACCACTTATCCGTACTTATAAGAGCGGATGGTGCTGTATCCGGGATACCGTCTGTGCAGATACCTGGACGACTTGCGCGGCTTGACGATGGAAAGGAAATTGCGTTTCTTGTGGACTTTTCGGACGAGTTCTGTGAGTCTGCAGGTAACAGAGCAGTAGCCAGAACCAGGCATTACAACAAGGAAGGATATGCGTGCGTATCTTATATAGATATGCTGCAGGAAATAAGAAGGACAAAATGAAGTACAAGAAAGGTGAATTCGGTTACTGGTGGACCAGGAAAAATGAGGATATTGAAGGCGGAGAGTATGAGGGCTCCATATGTTGTCCTGAAAATCTTACGTCTTTAAGAGGAGCACCACGAATAGTGACAGGTGAATTCTTTTGTCACCGTTGCCGTATCACAACACTGAGAGGAGCGCCTGAGAAAGTAGGCGGAAATTTTAGCTGTGTTGAAACGAAGCTGACAGATCTGAAAGGAGCTCCTAAAGAAGTCGGCGGTAACTTCTACTGTGACATGTGCGGGCTGATATCTCTGGAAGGAGGTCCTCGCAGGATAGGAGGAAGCTTTTACTGCGATAACAACAAGCTCACTTCGTTAGAGGGCGGTCCCACTGAGATTTTCGGTGACTACAGATGCAGCTATAACGAGCTTAAAAATTTGTTAGGCGCACCAGAAGTTATTCCTGGCGATTTCATCTGCAGTGAAACCACTCTTAATTCACTGGAGGGCTGTCCAAAAGTAGTGAAGGGCTCATTGATCCTGGACTATAATTCGCTCATATCCTTGGAGCATTGCGCTAAAAGTGTAGGAGGGGACTTCAATGTAAACTTCAATGGGCTTAAGTCGTTGTTAGGCGGGCCCGTATCTGTAGGAGGATCCTATAAGTGCGTGAACAATGATCTGCGTACTCTTTTTGGTTGTCCGTCAGTCATAAACGGAGACTTTGAGTGCGCAGGCAATGCACTGAATGATCTTGCCTCCTGTCCAAGTAAAGTAACAGGTAATTTTGATTGCTGTAGTAATCATCTGGTTACCTTGGAAGGAGGTCCCACAGAGGTAGGCGGCGACTATGACTGCTCCGTCAATAATCTACAGACGCTTAAAGGAGCTCCATCGTGTGCTAACGGTGATTTTGATTGCAGCTTCAATGAATTGACAAGTCTTGAAGGCTCTCCTGATGTGGTGGCTGGAGAATTCGTCTGTCATAATAACAAATTGGAGTCTTTGGTCGGAGGACCTAGCGTAGTGTCCGCTCACTATTGCTGTTCGTACAATAACTTGAAGTCCCTGAGAGGGATTGCTCATAAAATCGGTGGAGCTTAACAACTCCCTTTAACCAGTGATGGTTATTGAACAAGAAAGTGAATTGCTAATAGATCCCAAGAGCCTCACGACGCCAATAAAATGGATCGAAAGAGAAAACAAAGAAGTGAGGATACCGCAAGGCGACAATAAGCCTAAACGGGAGTGACAACGGACGTTTAGCAGCCGAGCCATGCGTTCGACAGAACGCCAGCGCATGGAAGGTTCATCGACTAGGACATTGTGTCCGTACCCGAGCAGCCATGTGCGTGATAACGCACGAAAGCAAGGGGAAGTACTCTTGGTTGGGAACAACCAAATGAAATAGTCAGTGCTTCATGGAAACATGAAGAGCGGTTAGGAGTGACAACCTGAAACCTGCTACTGGGTGGCAACCGGTAGTGAACAGAACCATGGACTTCAATTGTACTTTAATTTCATCAAGAACATTTAACGTTTTGATCTTTACAGATACGGTGTATAATACACCTAAACTGAAGGTGTAAATTTCATGATCAGAACAAACGTCATAAGATTGTACCCGACAAGGGCACAGGAAGCGCAGCTGAATAACACAGCTGGCGCTTGTCGTTTCGCATGGAATAAAGCCCTCAGTTACTGGGATGAGCAATATGAAGCTCATCTTAAGGATAAATCCATTCCGTTACCGATTTCTTCCAAAGTAGCAAGCTGGTATAAAGACAACCGCGAAGAATGGGCGTCCGAAACATCTTCTGTCTGTCAGCGCCAGGAAATACTTCACCTTGGCAAAGCCTTCCACAGCTACTTTAGACGTCCGGACCATTTCGCACATTCGAAGTTCCACAAGAAGGGAATTAAGGACTCATTCGAGGTTCCGAATGACAAGGCGAAAATCAAAGACGGCAGACTTTCATTGCCGAAGATAGGCGAAGTCAAAATGGCTGAGCCGCTTCGCTACCAAGGCAAGATATGCAGCTACACAGTAAAGAAGTCAGGCGGCAACTGGTATGTTCACATACCTGTGGAAACAGGTAAGGACGAGAGAGTTCGTTGCATCAATCCAGAGTCCGTCGTCGGTATCGACGTAGGACTTCTGAATCCGGCTGTAGCCAGCGACGGCACCAAGCTGGAGCTCCCAAAGGAAACCTTGGACAAGCTCGACGCCAAACTCAGGCGACAGCAAAAGGCACTCTCCCGTTCACAAAGGAACTCCAGAAACCATGCCAAGCTTCTTCTCAAGAAGCAGCGTACTCAAAATAAGATCAACAACATCCGAAAGGATGCAGTACACAAGTTCACGACCGCCATTGCCAAGAGCCACGGCAAGGTAGTCATTGAGGATCTGGATATAAAAGAGATGAAGGCCAAGGCCCCCGCACGTTCAGTGCGTCGCGCCTACAACAGCTCCCTCATGGGCGCCATTCGCTGGCAGCTCTCTTACAAAGTCCAGCACCTGATCAAGGTGAATCGTTTCTTCCCGTCTTCCAAGACCTGCAGCAACTGCGGGCACATAAAGGGCGACCTCACCGTAGGTGAACGTACATATCATTGCGACCACTGCGGAGCGGTCATCGACCGCGACCTCAACGCCGCAATCAACTTGATGAAAGCAGGGCTGGTCAAGCCCGAAGTGTCTGTGGAGTAAGCTGGTACCAGCTTACGTTGAATCAGAAAGTACAGACGGACGCAATGTCCGTAAGTTCATGACAGACATATATTGCGCCGATAATGAGCTGCCTGTTGCTGACAGCAAAAGAGCAAGATACGCTTTCGAAGCCAAGGATAATCTGCTGGAGGTATGTGGTGGCTTATAACAAGAACGTCGAGTATTTGTACTCCGTCGTATTTCCTTCGTTTAGTTCCAGCAAGGCGGTGCATGATGAGCTGGTGCACAGACACAGGAAAGAGACGGAAAAGGTGGGATATGTCCGAAGCAAGTTTGACTGAGTTCACGATGTTCGGCAATGAATACGAGGCTGTCGACAGCAACATATGCGATGGCTGCGTCTTTTTCAGTAAAGAGGGGCGTAGGTGTCACAGATACGAGATTGTACGGTCAGCTTCCGTTCACGGCGATCTTTCTTGTAGCAGCGTCGAAAGGACTGACGGCAGGGATGTTATTTTCGTAAAGAAGAGCAGCAAACCCTATAAGACTGACTGCGGTTCAGTTACCAATGGCGACCTGCTCAGGCGTATGAACAACAGGGAGCTGGCAGATGTCATAGGGTTCTTTGCCCGCTGGATGCAGAGGGCCGACATAGGCGAGGACAACTACAGTGAATATATGCTGCGCTGGCTGAGCTCGTTGGGAACACCTGGAGATGCTGACGCAAAATCAAGGGGTTTTTATGAGAATCAAAAAGGTAACTGACGACTATATAGAGTTCGACACAGGTGATACGTTGCGTTCGTATCACATGCCTGCATGCTGTGAAGACAACTACGCTGCATTTAAGGAGGTCGATGATCTTGCTCTTGAGGCCGACTTCGATCAGCCTCTGATGTTTGAGGCTGTATTTGGCGGGTTTCGTTTCGGCAACGAAGGCAAGATGTTCTTTGTTCCTTGCTATTCAGAGCAGAACGGATACTACACAAACGAGGTCGATATCGAGCTCAATGGGAGTCGGGTGCTCAGCTGCGAAGGTACGCTTATCTGATGTCAGATGTGAAACATGTAAAAGTAAACAAGGACAGAAAGAGGGGACTTAAGATGCCTAAGAAAGCGGCAGGCTTACATAGTCAACAATAAGGAGCACAAGAAAGGAGAACAAAATGAAAATAACAGACCTCGACACAAAAAATGTACAGGTAACACGTACAGAAAAACGGTACATATTGAACGATAAGGTCTTCCAGCTTGACTGCTGCCCTGACTGGGCTCAGTATGCAGCTGTGGATGAGGATGGACATGCTTACTGGTACGAGTATAAACCGAACCAATATTCTGCCAGTTGGAGAAATACGGCACCTCGTTTAGTGTCGCACATACATACTGACACACTTTTCGATGCCACCGACTGGTGGAATAGCCTTATCAGGCGCCCACAGAAGGTACTTGAGGTTACTATGGCAGACCTGGAGAAGAAGTTTGGATGTAAAGTGAAAATTGTAAAGGATATTTGATATGCTGACTGCAGATGATGTCTTGTGGCGTCTGGAACGTAACGCATATGAATGTGATGCAATCATACTGGACGGTCAGCTGGAGACTGTAAAGATCAGCTGCGAATCACGTGACTATATCTTATTAGACATCTCCATAGATGTTAAGCAGAAAACCCAGCGCCTTTTGGTTAGGCTGTATTACAGTGAATTGTTCAAGCGTAAACTCTCACAGAAAGATATCAAAGACACTGTGTCAAACCTTGTATGCAGGTTGCTTGAATATCCGAATTCATATATTACTGTAAGCAGTATAGACACTGATGGAGTGGTTATCACTGATGGTAACAACAGTAATATCTGGTTACCTTCTGGTGATTGGCAGCTGCTGCCTCCTGTGAAGGAAGCATAAGCCGTGATCTTCTTGAACGGCAACAGTAAATTAACTTACAGTGATCTTTTCAAGCATGAATGCCTGTTGCAACTTGGACAAGATCAGAAAAATAAACTCTTGACAAACGTCAATTTTGTGCTATATTACCTCACATAGAAAGGAGACGATATGGAAGATACAACCTACAGCGCTACAGTCAATACACCTGTGGAAGACATCAGCGATGTCAAAACGGTCAGTGCGGATCAGTTCGACGCAGGAGCATCAGTCAGTGTTAAGGCATCTTGTGCAGGAGATATCACTGTGGATGACTTCAAGGCTACCAGAGAAACAGCAACAATTACAGTAAAGTAAGAAAGGAACAGTATGCAGAAGAGAGACAGTAAAGGAAGATTCATGAAAGCTGATAAGGCATATGGCAGAGGCTGCAAGCGCAATCACGACACTTGTAAGTGCAACAAGCCCGCTGACAGTGTCAAGGACGAAGGTCCGCAGCTCCCTGTCGACTGCTCAAATATGAGTGATGACGAGCTTGAACAATTCATCAAATCGCTTGTAGCAGAACTCGCCAATGCAGTCTATATCCCAGGCAAAACCATGACCATCGATGTTACCATCGAGGATAACGACGAAGCTGCTTGTACAGGTGACGATGCTGACGCAGATGACGACAAAGGTCACAGTGATAACTTCATGGATTCCTTCAGAGCCTTCTTGAAGGAGCGTGGAGTGGCACTTGATTAAGGCGGCAGCTGCCGGTTTCCTGATAAGCATTGGTTGCAAAGTGGCCGTTATGGAAGGATCGTTCTTAGGGGCGATCCTTTTTTCTTTGGCCCTGTTGTGTATCATTCACTACAAGTTGCCTTTGTTTACAGGAAAGGTCGGTTACAGGACGCCTGTGACGATACTCGTGGTCGTACTTGTGTTCAACATGATTGGCGCATTCTCCGGCAGCCTGTTGTTCGATGCCCAGCTGTCTGCTGTAAATCTGTATCAGAGATGCAACGCGCCCTGGTACAAGGTATTGTGCAACGGTATAGGTTGCGGAGTGCTCATGTTCATCGCAGTGGATTACGGTAAGCGCAACCCGTTGATTGTTATCATGGCGATCACCACGTTTATACTGTGCGGTTTTGAGCACTGTATTGCAGACATGTCTTACATAGCTACGAAAGTCGATACATATTGGGCATTCTTGTTGCTTGTTATTGCAGGCAACGCAATAGGCGGCAAGCTTGCGTACTATTTAACAGGAGCACATAATGACAGAACGAGAATTGCGGCTCCGACTGAAGCGTCTCCTGGGTACGGACAGGGGACTGCCGGTCGAGAAGCTCGCTGCAGAACTGACGACACACAAGGTGGACATTTTTCCGTACATGACATGGCTGTGGAAAACGCAGGGACAGAAGTTTCGAGTGCTGCTGACAAAGAAAGTGGCGGACTACGCAAAAGCAGCGGAAAAGGAAAAACAGAGCCTTCCGCAGCTGATCGTAAATGCTGGCACAATTTTCTTGCATCTCTCAGAAGGCTCGCTTGAATCCGACAGGACAATTGAGATACTAGGCGACATGTGTGAACCTTATGCACTGTACTTCTTGTTTGCAGGCGTAGGATTGCCTTGCGACAAGTACCGTGCAGCTGCCAAGGAATACGCAGCCATGTTTCCGGATGCAGTACGTGCTCTGCCTGAACCATATAAGAAACTTGGAGAGGCACTGACACATGATACCACTTGACAAGCATGACTTGACTATGCTGCATGTGCTAAGTTCCGAGAAACTGATGCTGAAGTCACTGAAGGCGGCTAAGGCAGGACAGGAACTGTTCCCTCCGAGACGTGTGCCTCATCTTGATCTGTTGTGGCGGCACTTCATACGTTTCGCCATACAGTCCAAGAAAGAAGGACACTGGCTGCAGTGGGACAGACAGGCATATGTAGCCGATTGTCTTGAAGAGCTGAAGCAGCGTGACGACATCAGCGACGAATGCAAGGCGCGATTCCAGGCAATATGCGTGCAGTATATCGGCGCTGAGCCGTTGGATGCAGCGGCAGGTGATAAGCTGCTGATGGATGCTGTAAACGAGGCAATCAGAACACAGATCAGCAGAGCTGTGTACAACTCCGAGGCCTTTGACGGTATCAGACAGCTGGTCAATAAAGGCGTCGAGCTGAAGGAATCTCTTGAGACAGCGGATGAGAAGCAGAAATTGTTTGTGAATCCGTTGCTTGACGTCGAGACTTACCTGCATGTACTGCCTAAGATGCCAACAGGTGTACGCTATTTCGACAGGGTGACTAACGGTGGTATGTCTGAAGGTGAGGTAGCGTTGATTGCTGGCTTGATGGGCGGTGGAAAGTGCCTTGGGAAAGACACACCCGTTCTCATGTACGACGGAACTGTAAAGAAAGTTCAGGATGTACGTGTAGGTGATCAGCTCATTGGTATGGACTCTACACCAAGGACAGTATTGTCTTTAGGTAGAGGCCGTAGTGAGATGTATAAAGTCACACCAGTAAAAGGTGACTCATTTACAGTTAACAGGTATCATATTTTGACGATGATATGCAGCGGTCCTGTGTTGTGGAAAGGAGTTAGATATAAACCAGGCGAGCTTATTGATATCTGTGTTGAAGATTTGTACGCGCAGTCCGACAGCTTTAAATCACTCCTTAAGGTGGTCAGAACAGGTGTGGACTTTAAATCCAAGTCTGCGCCTGAGTTAGACCCTTACTTTGTAGGTCTGTATTTGGGTGATGGCACAAAGGGAAAGGCACAGATCACAACTGCCGACACGGAAGTTGTTGGCTACTGTGTTAAGTATATGCAAGGTCTAGGGTTTAATTGCAACATACATAAAGATCCCAGACACAATTGCATTTATGTAAATATAAGTAAAGTCAGCAACAAAACCGAAGGGGCGTTAACTATAATCCGTAGGAATACGTTTATAGATGGTGAGAAGCGAATTCTGGATGTGTATAAGACTGGAAGCAGAGAGGTTCGCATGAAAATACTTGCGGGTCTAATTGACTCCGATGGATACACGCACCATGGTTTCCATGAGATAGTTACGAAGTATAGCAGTCTAGCAGATGATATATGTTTCGTAGCGAGATCATTAGGGTATGCAGCATATGTTAAAAAGTGTGAGAAAACATGCTATAATACAGGTGCTGCAGGCACGTACTATAAGGTCAGTATATCTGGAGATTTCTCAGACTTACCTGTTTTGTTACCTAGACATAAGTTGTCAAAACGTAAGCAAGTTAAATCTGTGCTGAGGACAGGGTATACTATAACCAAATTACCCGAGGATGAGTATTATGGGTTTACCATAGATGGTGATCACAGATTTCTTCTGGGTGACTTTACAATTACACATAACACAGCAACAGCAATCCAACTTGTCGGCAGTCAGTTGCTTGTAGGCAATCCAGTAGCATGGTTCACCTTTGAGCAGCCATTCGATCAGGACCTGATGCAGCGTATGGTATCCTTCATCACAGGCTACAGCCTGGACATCATACGTGGCCGAGAGTTTAAGGATCTGCCAGAGGATATCCGAACAAAGTTCCTTGCACTCAGCAACCAGATGTCGGACAAGCTGATAGCAGCAGACTTCTCGAACAACAACATGCTTGACAAGAACGATCCTGAAGACGATGGCTCTGTGTACAGTCTGTGCAAGCGACTTGACATATGGGCGGACCAAGGTAAAGTGCCAAGTTACATCATGTTCGACTGGGTAGGCGCGGCAGTAAAGAGACTGGCTGCTGTACGCAGCATAGACATTGGGCAGATCACCAATTACATCGCGCTTGCCAATGAGATCATCGATGGTCTTGTGCAGCTTGCCAAGCAGTACCATACGCGTGTGATCTTCTTTCATCAGCTGGACCCGGCGATCAAGAAGTCGCCTCCGTCCAGAAAGCCCACAACTGTAGAGCTTCAAATGATGAAGACCATGTCGAACTACACGCAGTATGCAATGGCAATCGGCAAGCGCGACGAAAACCAGCGCTGTTGGTTCATCTGCGACAAGTGTCGTAACAGTTATCCATCGGAATGCGTGATCGAACTTGATGGCGCACATGCCAAGTTCAATCTGCTGGAAGGCTATGCACCGGGTCGCAATGGTCAGTTCATCAACATCAACGAGCTGCAGGAAGAGCTCAGTGAGAACAGCGACACGGAAAACAGCTACCAGCCTATAATCTGACTTGCATTTTGTTGAATCTGTGCTATATTACTATCCCTAAAAAGGAGACAGATATGGACAGATTCAGCACGATATTGCAGACAGCCAAGGCAAACTACAGCACAACACATGGCGTTATTCTGAACCTGAGGAGCTCGAATAAACGCATACCGATCACGTTATGCGTATCCACAAGGCGCAACAGAAGCAAGATTGTACCTACAGACTGCATTGTCTGGAGTAAGGATCGCATACTGTATCAGGGAACGTTGAATGGCAAGCGACTCAGGAACCTTATAGAGAAGTCTGACTTGTGCTGCATAGAGGTGACAAATGCTGTGGACATGGATTATGGTCCTGGCAAGTATATATGTCTTAATGATAAGAATACCTGTCAGTGTACATCATGTTTGTGCCACAAGCAGGAGGACATAAGCTCAGTTCAGTGTTCAGATGCTGTATCATACAGAACAAATGTACTGGATGAACTGTGGCGGCAAGGAATAAAAGAATCACGAAAAACACTAAAAGCAAAAAGAAAGGAAGCATTGCGTTATGCAACTGCTTTTTCTGGCTGATGCCGGATCAACAATACACGCCTTTAAGAGCCCTGAAGCATGCGTTAATCATGTCTTCAGGGTTTTTGCTGATGCCGGTAAAGGGCCGCATATAGAGAAACAATTGTTCAGCAACTCAGACGGACTCCACATGGTAACAGTGAAGTCGTTCGACAAGAAGAAGGTGACAGACTTCATCAAACAGATGCACCTGCACGCCTCATTCATTGTCGTACTGAGAAACAGAGAGCTGGATACAGAGGAACGGTACACCATCCGTAAGTCGTACTTAATGTGAACAAAATAAGGAGCACTATGCAGAAAGACATTACAAGATCAACACAGACAACATCTTACATAAGAACCAGCATTGTAGACAACGAAGCTGCCGGAACTGATTTCCAGCAGGTTTTCCCATATCAGAAGAAGCTGTTCGGCCGCATTCTGTGGCCCAGCAAGGACAGCATATTGCGTATTGTGCCAGGCAATGACGGTACGCATACATTCCCGCAGGTTATCAACGCAGACACCTGGACCACAGACGGTGACCAGACAAATTACCTGTCTGACACCTTCTACATGACATATACCCTTAGTGGTTTCGGTGACAGCAAGTGCGATATCTGCAGCAACTTGAAACCCGGCAGCGATGAAGCTGCCATGTACCCAGAATCTCCGCTAAATTACTTCTGCAACAAGATACATCGTACCATGAGGTATGTCTTGCAGGGCAAGGGCACCAAAGTCAGGTACAATGACAAGTGGCGCATGTGGACAGGGCTGCAAGGTACATTGCCGTTCCCGAGACCTACACTCATGTTCCAGGCTATCTGTGTACATCTGTGCGGAAGGGACTGTCTCAAAGAAGGGGAAGGAACCGATCCGGCACCTTTGTATGGTGTTATAGGCATCAACAACAAGACATCCATTGGCGAACTTGTCAAAGCGCTTGTCGCACCTATGGACAGACGTAGACCGATCGGGACAAACAACAATACATATGGTGCACTTGCTGAGGCGTCAGGGAATGTGCTGTATCTGAACAGTGTACTGGATACGCAAGGTCATAAGTATCTTCAGCCCAGTATCCAGAGTTCGTCCGCACCGGCAAACAGCTGGGAACCTCAGCAGTACGACCTGACAGAGGATCTGTGCAAGCAGCTGTGGGTTCCATGGGACAAGGTGCTGAAATATTACACAGTAAAGGAACAGCTCGAACTGATAGCATCTGAGTTTGGCGCCGATACTGTTAATTATGTGTTCTCTCTGTCCCCGCAATGGGAAGGGCTGCAGATTCCTGAGCGTATTGCCGCTGTAGGTATGGGGCAGTATGCAGAGAATGCTCAGAGAGCCCCTTCATACAGTGCTTTCGGACAGAACATGCAGAAACAGGCATTTGGCAGTACTCAAAGACAGGCAGCGCCAGCTTCAGTATCAAGCGCTGTTCCTGGCTTCGGCAGGGCTGCCCAGCCGTCTTTTGCACCGCCGAACACGACACCGTCAGCCGGTGCTTCAGCAAGTCCTGCTGTAAGCATGGACAGCATCAAAGCAGAGCTGGCAAAGATCAGAGCGGCCGCCAACACTGTACCTAGTGGTGCGGGAGCATTGGCAAGCGCTATGCTGAACGATCTCGAACTGCCGCCTGATGATGACGTATACGAAGCTACAGGTGAGGAGAGCTTGGGAATCGAATAACTAAAACATTCAGCCGGGTACTTATGTGCCCGGCATAAGGACAAACGAAATGAAAACAGAAAAAGTGCTGAAGAAGAACGCAATCAAGGCCTATAAAGCCTTTAACAGTGACCTTACCTGCAAAGGCTTCCAATATGAAGTCGGGAAGGAATACCACCATATAGGCGAGATTACAGTATGTTGGGCAGGCTTCCATGCTTGTGAAAGTTTGGCTGACTGCTTCCGCTTTTACCCGTTCAGTGAAACTAAAACCAGAGTGGCCGAGGTGCTCGCCTGGGGTAAAGTCAAGTACGAAGATACAGGTGTAAAACTCTGCGCCTCAAATATCAAGGTAGTCAGAGAACTCACATGGAGCGAGGTGTTGTCTCTGTGTAACAGCGGCGACAATAATACCGGCGACTGTAATAGCGGCAACCATAACACCGGTGACTGGAACAGTGGCAGCCGTAACAGTGGCAATTGGAATACAGGCAACTGGAACAGCGGCAACAATAACACCGGTGACTGGAATAGCGGCGACTATAACACCGGCAACTATAACAGCGGCTACTGGAATTCCGGCAACAGTAACAGTGGCGAAGATAATAGCGGCAACAGTAACACCGGCAAGCGGAATAGCGGTGACAATAATAGCGGCAACAGTAACACCGGCAACTATAATACAGGCAACGGTAACAGCGGCAACCAGAACACCGGCTGCGGTAACAGCGGCGACTGTAACAGCGGCGACTGTAACAGCGGCGACTGTAACAGCGGCAACCATAACAGAGGCTGCGGTAACAGCGGCGACTGGAATAGCGGCAACTGGAACATTGGCAACTGGAACATTGGCGACCGGAACAGCGGATACTTAAATACTTCGGCACAGAAATATTGCTTTATCTTTAACAAACAAGTTGAAAAGTCAGTCTTGGCTCAGATTGAGTTTCCGGAGTTCATGTGCTTCACTTTGATAGAGTGGATACCTGACTACAAAATGTCACAGCAGGAGAAAGAGCGGCACCCTGAATACGTCACAACAGGAGGATACCTAAAGGAGTACACATATAAGGAAGCCTTCAGGAAGTCCTTCGAGAAGGCCAGACGCAAATCTGACTGGCCCAAGCAGCGTCAGAAGCTGCTGGATCTGCCCAACTTCGATGCCAAGGTATTCGAGGAGATATCAGGCATCACATCTGAGGAACTTGGTGTCAGCGCTAAGGAGCTGGCAGACAAGCCAAAGACAGCCATGGAAGTCACAATGGCGGACATAGAGAAGGTATTCGGTTGTAAAATCAAGATTGTAAAGGATAGGTGATATGTCCGTAAATTCTTTCTATCCACATACAGAAAGGGAGCAGCTAGCTCCTTTTGCAAACAAACGTGTGTTGGTAACTGGAAAAGTGCAGCATATTGCGGCTTGGATGTCGGGTAAAAGGTGGGGGTTGCGAGCTAACCTGGTTCAGTGCAAAGTAAAGCATGGTAATATTCAAGTAAGTGTCGACCATTTTACAGTCAATGTCGGGAAACAATTTATCGCTGTTCGAGCCAAAAGGAACACAACAGTATCTTTCTATGCCACAGTCAAGGCATATCAGCCTGACAAACAACTGAAATATGTACCTGATGACGTCAAGATCGCTCTCGGTCTTACACCAAGAGTACCATCATATGGCATCAAGTGGCCTACAAGGGTCGAGGTGGTCAGTAGATGTTAGTACGTGTAATTCCAAGGTACCTTATGGTACAGCTGTATAACAAGCATGTAGAAACTGGAGATACTGATGCCTTTCTTGACGGAAACCACTTTATTTCCGTTTACAGCACCAGAGACACGTCACCTTTGCCGGACCATCCACATGTACTTAAATTGATGTGTGATGACCTGACACTTGCTGATATGCGTACATTTACAGAGGATGGCTGGAATCATGTTACACTGTTTGACGAGGACATGGCAGACAAGACCGCAGCTTTCATAAAGAGTATTCCCAGTACATGCAATTCACTTATAGTACACTGCGACGCAGGTGTCTCAAGATCTGGGGCCATAGGCATACTTGCCAACAGATATTTTAACGAAGAAGGCAGTGCTGACGATGAAAAGTTTCAACATGACTCAATGCCCTGGCTGTCGCCAAATCCGCACATATTGATGCTTCTCAGACCAAAGTTACAGAGAAAGGAAAACAATGTCTAACTTAATCAAAATCGGACGCAACAACGAACTTAAGAGAGCCACACTGGAACTGCCTAAGTACGGTGAGCTCACGGACGAGCGTGTAGTACAGGAAATGCGTGGTGTGTTTGACGGTTTCGAGTACGACCCAGACACGCAGGTCGAGACTGTGTTCAAGACAGTCGAACAGATCGAGACTTATGCCGCCGAAGTCAGTAAAGAGCTTGAACAGGCTGACAACGACTTCAAGATGGCCGCAATCACCAATGCAGGGGCCATTGCAGCTAAACGCTGGCACTTTGGCTTTATGATCAGCAAGTGCCTCAAGGCTTCCAAGTACGGTGAAGGCGTCGCCAATAAGATCGCAGCCGCAGCCAATATTTCGCTGCCGTACCTTTATCAGTACAGAGCAGTCGGAGACAATCTCAGCATCAGAGACGCCTATATCCTTGGTATGTACGGCGCTGGCTGGGACTGCATTCGTCAGGTTGCCGCAGTAAACGATCCCGATACAAGACAGAACCTCATTCAGTACTTTGTCCAGTCTATCACCGACTGGAACAACAGTGTCGCCAAAGAGCAGGCGAAAGAGGCACTCAAGTCGGCATTGTCCATGCTGAAGCACGGTCCTGCCGAACTTGATGTTTCCAGTCCGGCCAAGATCGAGACAGCGGTCAACTTCGAATCCGAAGCGCCTGAATTCATGGAAGCCAAGAAGCAGCTGCAGAAGCTGATGACAGCATGCAGAGGGATTGTCAAAGATAACAAGTTGTCTCCGATGCTGAAGTCCTTTGGCGATTGTTACCTTGCGGATAATGTCCCTGATGCCGAGGCGCACCTCGATACACTGCACGAAGATGCGACATCAGCATTGGAGCTTCTGCAGCAGGTCGAGAGCGTGCTGCCGCAACTCAAGGAAGAAGTCACAAGCTTGCAAAATATGGGGCTCAGTCATGCAGACAGTTAAGGTGGAAGTCGATGTGTCGGCCCTTATGTGTCCTCATTGCGGTTCTGTCGACAGTGTCAAGTTGATCGACCTTGGACCGGAAAGAGATGCAGAAGGTGAATACGGTAACTTTAGGTGCACCTGTTTCGAGTGCGGCTGGTCGACATGTGACATGGATACCGCAGAGGATGCAGTGTACGCTTTTATCACGGGTCTCGACTGTGATGTCAGGCATGACATAATATGAAACCAATAGGCTACGGGAAGCTCATTAAGCTCCTCAAAGCCACAGCACCAATATCAAAGCAGTTCGAAAATGAAGTTCTGCGGGATCAGCGTCTCGCAGAACTTTTTTCTTGTGTAGCCGAGGTCGTGCTGCCGAAAGCTACAGAACCGCAGAGATGGGCGTTGTGGCAGTGTTTCAAGGGTCTGAACGGCGTGCGTGTAACACAGCGACATATAGTGTCCTGTGTGTGCAGAGCAGCAGCAAATATGCACTACATCCACGAGGGTATCGCACCCTTCTATTGGGATGGCAACAGCACAGCTGCTGTAATGAATTGCTTAGGTATAGAACAAGATGTAGCAGCTAAAGGAAAGCGCAGATTGATAGTGCATTTGATGTGTCTTCTTGGCGAACCTGCTGGACTAATATTCAAGGTGTCTCTAAGTTGTAACATGCTTGAGTATCTACTGGGTAAGCAGTTTGGCGTCTCTTTTCGCAAGTACAATGCAGCAGCCGAAGAGATCGCCGGTTGTGTCTTCAAGTGTACATTAAGTGAAGACACAGCAGGAGCCTATCTAGCGGATTTCAGCGCAACGCAAGCTATGAAAGACCATAACAGAAAGCTGGCAGAGATGCGCGTAAATCCAAGAAAATGCAAAACACCTGCAATGCCATGCGCGTCCTGTACCAAAACAAGGGCTCAGTGCATTTTGGCATGCAGAGTTGAGGACAAATGAAATGAAAACAGAAAGAGTACTGAAGAAGAACGCAATCAAGGCTTACAAAGCCTTTAACAGTGACCTGACTTGCAAAGGCTTCCAATATGAAGTCGGCAAGACCTACAGGCATAATGCTGTCTTGAAACTGTGCGAGTCAGGCTTCCATGCTTGCGAAAGGCTGGTTGACTGCTTCAGTTATTATGAGCCAAACCGAGCAAAAACTCGAATTTGCGAGATTCTGGCTTGGGGCGATATCCAGAGAAATACCGAAGACACCAAGTTATGTGCATCCAGAATCCACATTGTAAAGGAGTTGTCCTGGGATAACGTATGCTGTCTATGCAATAATATCGGCATCGGAAATCAAGGATTGGGTAACTCTGGAAATTACAACAGTGGAAACTCAAATTCCGGTAACTGGAATACAGGTAATAACAACGAAGGTAAGTACAATTCAGGCAATTGTAACGCTGGCTTAGGGAATGTAGGCACAGGCAATATAGGCAATAATAACTGTGGCCACTATAATTACGGTCATAGGAATTCCGGAAACAATAACATAGGATGTCGCAATGTAGGAAACCACAATACGGGCTACTATAATGTCGGTAACTGGAACAAAGGGTCGTTTAATATCGGCTGCTTCAATACAACAGATGCCACTGTACATATGTTTAACAAGCCTGTTATCGGAATCAGGCCATTTGATATTTTAGTCCCAGGTTTCTGCATCTTCGATACGACAGAATGGGTATCGGCCAGATGTATGACAGCTGAAGAAAAGAGGTGGCATCCCGAGTACGTTACAACAGGAGGGTACCAAAAACAATACGACTACAAGGAAGCCTTCAGAAAGTCCTTCGAGGAGGCAAAGCGCCTTCCGGACTGGCCCGAACAGCTTAAGAGGCTGAAGGCGCTGCCCAACTTCGATGCCAAGGTATTCGAGGAGATATCAGGCATCAAGGAAGAGGAACTTGTTTAAAGAAAGGAGGACAAAATGAAAGTAACAGATCTCGACACAAAAGAAGTAACAGTAACAGTAACACGCTACATACTGAATGAGAAGGTCTTTGACCTTGAAGAGTGCCCCGACTGGGCTCAGTATGCAGCTGTGGATGCTGATGGGAAAGCGCATTGGTTTGGTTCTCAGCCGTGTATTCGAGCAAAGTGGTGGAGACGCCAACCATGTAGTAGCTCAAGTCATGTATGCTTTGGTTGGCTTTTCGACGCTACCGACTGGCAGCACAGCCTTATCGAGCGGCCAAAGAAGGTGCTCGAGGTCACCATGTCGGATATCGAGAAGAAATATGGATGCAAAGTCAAGCTTGTACGGGAGGAGTGAAAATGACTACAAAAGAATTTGTTACAAAATATGGGACTCAGATTAGCGGTGATTTGGTCGATGAGCTGTCGCATCATTCAGATGTACGCAGTTTCGTTTACTGGTTGCTGTATGCGTGCGGTTATCTTGAATCTCTGAAACTGGAGTGGCTGGTCCAGTTGCTTAGAACCAGAGATGCAGACAGCTTGAGACCTTATGTTGCCGAAGCTGTACTCAAATCCTGGCAGCAGCCAGTGTCCATCGGTATTCCGTCATCACTGTCGACTGAAGCTGAAGCATTGCTTACGACAATGATAAATGACCATGAACATACGCAAGATGTATATGCACATGCAGTGAGCATGAAAGAGCTCTCTGTGCAGAATGTACAGGTGGCCTATTGCGCCTCACCAGATATCAAGCGGTTGCTGTGGCAAATCCTGCATGGTATTGTTGTCTGGAAATCTCTTGATTATCGGTTATCAGAAGCTTATGTAACAAATCAGGTGCTTAAGTACATGCAACCAGTTGTATCTTTGTTCGAGGAGAACCTGGAATGACTGTAGACGATTTGGTTATGTTCGATAACAAGAAGCTCCTTGATTTCTTTAAGCTCGATCAGTGCCCTGACTGGGCAGAGTGGGTCGCTGTAGATAAGGATGGAACAGTCTGTTATTATTCTGGCGAACCTATTATATTTACTTGTGCGGGTGAATGGACACGTAACTCACCGAGCCATACATTGCAAGCTGTCAAGATAAACGGCATTAATATCAAAATTACTGTCGATGACTGGACAAAAGCGAAAGTCAAGAGGCCTCCTACAGGCAATGAAATGTTTCTTGGTAAGTGCAGAAACATCCATGTTCTCATGAAAGACTCTAAGTATGTAGTTTCTTTCGAGTGCCGTACAGAGGACACCCACGACAACGATAGCTATTATTTGGAACTGACAGTCGAACATAGATTGGCAGCAGAGATACTCGAGAGAGACTTAGGGCATATCATTGCTGAGTGGCTGGGTAAGGATGTGTCTGTAGAAACCATAGGTTCATATATTCGCAGTGCTCTTCAGTCCAGTATACCTGAAGCTTTCTTAGCCGCAGTCACTGATGTTCGTCTGTTTCAGGGCCAGGCACGAAAGGTCTGTGAAAACTATGAAAACACTCAAAGATTTGATAATGTACAGCAACGATGAGCTCCTGGCGTTTTTCGAGCTGAACATATGTCCGACATGGGCGACTTGGCTAGCAGTCGATATTGATGGGTTGGTGACATTTTTCGACGCTGAACCGGAGATGCACTGTGGTTATTGGCAGCCAGCACAAGGGCGTGGTAAATTTTATACGTTGAAACTTAATGACGTGTATGTACGTATTTATGTCGCTGACTTTAATTTGGCAAAGGTCAGTCGACAGTTGCAACGTACAATAGAAAATAACAGAGAGGAGAATACATGAAAAAAGGACTCGGAAACCTGCTGGATGCACTTAGCAAGGCAGATGGCGGCGTCAGTATGTCCATCACAGAATTCAAAGAAGCCCAGTATGGTATTCCACTTAAGCATTACTGTCTGCAGTATCTTTTCGGCAGCACTGGGCTCAGGTACGGCGGTTTCTATCTGCTTGCAGGTAAGCCGAAGTCGTGCAAGTCGCCGTTTGCTTTCTTTCTCGCACATCTCAGCTGTGAGAATGATGGCATTGCATATGTGTACGAACTTGAAGGCAAAGCGTCACCGACGTTGCTCAACAGCATGTTTGCAGACAAGCCCGAATGGCGAGAGGATGGCGGCCCTTTCAAGCTCATCAGAGGATTGACCTTGGATGGTGCAGAGAAGCACCTTACAAAGTCCGTGCTTAAATTATTCAAGCAGTATGAAGTCTACGACACTCCGCTGCTGATCGACTGGGACTCCATCTCAGGGGCTGCGATGTCAGATGTCGTGTCCAAGATCGAGAAGGAAGGTGTAGCCAGTAAAGGCTACTACGAGAAAGCACACATCATGAAGCATCTGACAGAGAGCTGGGTGGCACTTACCAATAACCTGCCTGTCGTATTCGTCGGCGTCCTGCAGGAAAAAGAAAAGGCTGCAGAAGGATGGGCACCTGCAGGCGGACCGCAGAAGTCATATGGCGGCGGCGATTCGCAGCTGTTCAAGGCAGGTACATTGCTGTCATTCTCTCACAGCACGCTGCAGAACGGCGCAGGCAAACTTGTGCGTATCAAAACTGCACTGAATGGGTTCGCAGACAGCAGAGGCATTGAAGTCAAGTTTGTCTGGGACCAGTTCGGAGATCTTGAAACTGATTCACAGGGACATAAGTGGCTCTTCGCAGAGGCGACGGCAAAGTGTCTCGCACAGCCGAAGATCGTCGGCGAACTCAGAGACATCATTGATGTGAAGATCAACGACTCCGGCGACAGAGTGACATGCAAGACGTTCGGTCTTGACAAGGTTACAGCAACAGAGTTCGAGGAGGCCTTGTTCGCACCTGAGAACGCCAAGGTGCTGGAAGACCTCTACAGGTATCAGAAAATCGAGAAGATCAAGCTGCCCTCAGAGTACGCAGCTTACGCCGAGAAAGCAGGTGACAAAGAGGCTGCGTACAAAGAGGCGCAGAAACAGGCACAGCTCGAAGAGCGTGAGGCCAAGGCGGCTGAAGCTGCAGCAAAGGAAGCAGCCAAGCAGGCAAAACGAGAGGCGAAAGCCAAGAAGTCAGCTGCGGCATCCAACCCGTTAGCTGCCTTGGCAGATATGGCTAAGAAAGCGGAGGCATCCGATGCAAAAGCTGAATAACAAGCGCGTGTTCTGTACACCTTACGACGATCAGCGTATCGTGACAGCAAAAATCAAGAACGAAAAGCACTATGTACTGAAAGCATGTCCGTTCTGCGGCCGCAAGCCTGTAATCGAGACAGTAGAACCGATATTCCATGCCGATAAAGTCCAGTACTTTGTATCATGTGCGCACCACGGCTGCGACTGCTACACAAGAACCTATCGCAGTCCGGGTGAGGCAATCGCGAAATGGAACAGACGCATCAGTCCACTTGACCGTATTGTAGCTTCTGACTTGAAACGCAGTCTTAAAGCAGCACAGAAAGAGGCGACAAATGAGTGACACACCAGAGTGGCCCACGACAGCACAGGCTGTCAAGGAAATGATGACCGAAGTCTGCGACAAGAATTTGTTCGACTCCGGCGGAGCTTACGGCTACGCTTATGAACGCAGAGCCAATTGTGACAAGGAACCTGAATTCAAGGTACATTACGAGCTCCTTGATACTGGGAAATTGTGTATCGAAGTCACAAAGAGCATGTACTGGCATCTTGTGAACACCTGCCAGTACAGACACGACCTCACTGTTATGCTGGACGCATATGCAGATCTCAAAGACGAGCGCTACGGAGCATGGCTTGGCGAGGATTTCTTCACCTCGTTTGGTCTCAAGTCAGGATCCGACAATACATGCAACACTGAAACGATGCTAGACGGTACGTTTCTGTTCACACAGGCGTACACCAGCGATGAATCGACAGACCTGTTCGTGATCAGCACACACAATGGCTGCGATGTGCGCTCTGGTTACAGCAGCGCCAAAGTCTTTGAGAGTCCGGACGCTGAAGTTCTGTATGGCTTGGACAGTGCAAGTCTTATGTGTCACGGTTGTGATAGACAGTTCTATCTGTCAGCCAGCGGCACTCTGACACTCGATCCTGACCAGTTCAGCCTCGAGCAGAACGACGACTTGCCGTACTTTGTTGACGGCAAGCTTTACTGTCCGAAGTGCCATGAGCCGCTGGAGGTGTACTGATGCCGAATGCACAACTCATGGCTGCGCTGCATGCGAGTACTAAAGCGTTGCGAGAAATGGCACGTGACGACGCTACGTACGACTTCGTATACGCGCACAGGAACATGTTCGTCAGCAACAGAGAGTCCTTCAAGGCTGCTGTATCTGCATGCCAGGAGCGCTCAGGCAGAGAGCTGTTGGACAGATTGGATCTGCAGGAGATCTGCATCGAGAAAGTAACCGAAGCGGAGCTGCTGCACAGCTGCTACTACTTTGTCGACAGTCCACTGTACAAGCGTTTCATTCAGCTCGTCAGCAAGCACGGCGGCATAGGTACGGCAATCTTCGTCGTCAACAAGCGAGGCATCGTCGTTACCAATAAGTACAGTCTGGACGCCTATGTGCGGGTCAAGCATGTACTCGGCAGCACAGGTAAATTGCCAGACATCATGTGGGCGCCCATAGAAGACCTTAAAGGCTTCACGTTTTACAACTAAGGAGGTTGAATGCTGGAAACAAAAGTCATGTTCAATGCTACAGAGATCACGATCAAAGTGTCTGTGTGGGCGCGGGGTGATCCGTTCCCTGCTATTGGACATGCTGTAGGTATAGACACAGAAACCGAACTGATTACAGACGCCGAGCTTACGCCTCCGTTGGTTGTACTCGGCGTTTTTAATCCTGCTGACATGACCTGCTACCAGATATCCTGGACCGACGCGCAGTACTTCATGCAGGAACTGCTTAAGCGTGACTGCAAGCTGTACTTCGCCAATGCAGGATTTGATTACTTCGAGCTTGAAAGCGATGAACTTCGAGATGCGGTCAGCAATGACCGTCTCGTAGACTTGCTCATCAGGGCTCCGCTGAAAGAGATCGCTACGATAGGTTACATCAGAACGCACAGCCTGAAGGATGCCTGCCAGTGGCATCTCAATTACGAGATGGACAAGCACGAGGATGAAGGCGACCAGGCAGCTCGTGTCACGTTCCGAAGGAACAAGGACATTACAGATGAGCAGCGCATTTACCTGACAATCGACTGTGCGTCCACCTATTATGCATGCGAGGCGATCGGGCCTCAGGCGACAGAGTGCACGCATACACGTGGGCAGATCGTCCTGTATCATATCAGCAAGAACGGCTTTCCGTATGATCCGTACATGTTTGATTACTGCGAGAAGCTGTTACAGCAGCATATGGACCAGTACCGTGCAGAGCTCATCACGTACGGGTATCCTGATCCATACAAGAAGGACATGCCGACAGATATCAAGCAGCTGCAGGACGGCTGGCCGATGTTCAGGGACGCCTGGTTCGCCGCTCATATCAAAGAGAAGTACCAGTTCGAGGACTCGCTGCCAGGCAAGAGCACTGTAAAGCGCATATTGCTGTACGGCACTGCGTATATGCAGCACGGTACCGATAAAGGCACTCTGGCACGAGTGTTCGCAGCATTGCTGCTGCAGGACAAGAACCTGTCCAAGAAGGAACAGGCTGCATATGACCAATTGGTGGAGGAGCACGACTTTCTGGATGCCTGCAACGGTGTTGGCAAGAAGGAGGTTTGGCCGACGCTGCTGGTTGCGTGGATGCGTGCCGAGCTGGATGGCAAGGACATTGCTGGCATCTGGCAGGCAGTGGACGATGCGGTGCAGGACCACCCGCAGTGGTTCTGTACTGAGGAGCCTGTCAAGCCCAAGGCGTTCATGCAGGACCATCTGCGGGAACTGCAGGAAAAGTACCCTGGACTGGAGTTCGACAAGACGCTCAAGTCAGGTGAACTGAAGTGCTCCAAGAAGGACGCGTGGAAGTTGGCGGATGCGGGAGTGAACGATCCGCTGCTGACCGCGTACGTAAACTTTGGCCATGTGCAAAAGTATAAGTCGTCGTTTACCAATAGGGAATACCTGAGGAGCGACGGCAGAGTGCGGTGCCGCTTTGGCATCGTGGAGAGCGGTCGGTTTGGCCGCTTCACACCGCGAGGTGTGTCGAACAAGAAAGTGAATTGCTGGGACACCTTAACGGGTAACGCCGAAGGCAATCAGCAGCCGAGCCATGCGTTCGACAGAACGCCAGCGCATGGAAGGTTCATCGACTATCCCGTACGTAATGGGAGTACCCGAGTAGCCATGTGCGTGATAACGCACGAAAGCAAGGGGAAGCACTCTGGCTCAGGAATGAGTCAATGATATAGTCAGTGCGCTTATGGAAACATAAGGAGTGGTCAGGAGTGACAACCTGAAACCTGCTACTGGGCGGCAACCGGTAGTGAACAAGATCCTTGGTGTGTACAATATCAAGCCTGCGTACATCGGCATCTAAGCCGAATCTCCAACAATATCCGTCACACGATCCGGTGTTTGCCTTGAAAAACATGTACAAGCCACCGGATGGAACCATTTTTGTCAGCGTAGACTATAGCTTCGAAGCGGAGCCTTCACACCGCGAGGTGTGTCGAACAAGAAAGTGAATTGCTGGGAGTGCATAATGCCTGCGAGGCTACAGCGTAACCGCAAGGTAAGCGCGACAGCTGCGAAAGCAGAAAGAACACGCAGGATGGCATAAGGTGACAGTAAGCCTAAGTGCTGTGACAATTGCTGATCAGCAGCCGATCAAGGGATCTCCTAAGGCGAAAGCTATGGAGCCCGGAAAGGGTTCAGAGACTAAGCGCTCCTTCTCTGGAAACGGAGAAGATGATATAGTCCGATTGTATTTAAATATTATTGCTGTATAATTAGAATATATAAGGCATTAACCACACAGAATTAACATGGACACAAAACCCGTTGGTTTCATTTACAGAATATATTGTACGTTGTAGTACTGTAGCAAAAGCTATATAGGGCAGACACGACACAGCATATAGAAAAGGTTCGCTCAGCACTGTTGTCCTGGAGCGAAGCGAAAGACTTACATAGACAGAGCTATCGCATATCTAGGTAAATAGCATTTTTGTATCGAGTAGCTTGCAGAAGCACAAACGCTTCAGTAGTTAAATAAGCTGTAGATCTAGTATATAGAGAAGTACGGTAGTTTGTTTCCGGGTGGATTTAATATATCTAAAGGAGGTACAGTACCGTAGTTTACTTACTCTGGTAAGCCTGTAGTGCATTACTAGACCGGTATTGTATATAGAAACAGTCAGTAGGCTGCATAGGCTACAGGTTGTAATGCTTCAGATATTCGTAGTATAGCCAACAAACGTATAAAGTCTACAAAAGGGAATCACTTTTATTGGTAGTTTACAGCTTTATAGGCTTATTTGGACTTTTGGAATACTCCGGATAAGAATGGTCCGAAGCGTATTATCAATGTCAGTACTGGATAGGTGTTTTAGTCACAGATAGCTGTATGCAGAAAATACAACCTAACTAAGTCACAGGTATCCAGAATGTGCCTAGGCAAAACAGCTAGTCTGAAGTCGTGTCCTTATGTATTTGAGTTTTACCAGCAATAAGCAGTTAGCGCAGAGTTGGTCGCGCTGGCAGAATCGTGCATAACAAAGTACGGCGAGTCCGTATTAGGCACTATTATCAACGCGGATGTATGTCCGCATTACTTCTTCGCCGGTGTCATGATGGGTCTCATAGACGCCGACGTCAGCTTTTGCAGGGATCCCCAGGAAGTGGATCGTGTCAAGAAGTTCCTTAAAGAGCACGTAAGCAAGGAAGAAAGACAGAGAGCAAAAGCAGTTAATTTCGGTTAAATAATGTAAAGGAATGTAAAATGTAGTATAGATGTTTGGAGTGTGGGTGTCTGTTCTAGGCTAAGCAACCGGCTAAATACTGCTCGCAAGCACATAAACAAAGGAAACAGAACCACAAAAGATAGGTGTATATCTGTTTAAATTGCGGTTGTAAATTTTAGAGAGCAAAGCGTTCTGATTATGTTTTTTGCGGGCATAAATGCCGGTGTGCATATAGATAGAGTCATCCTTAGTTCGACTAGAGATAGTTCGTAGTTAGTAGAATGCAAGCGGATAACACACTGAAGTTCAGTAATAGATAGGCAAAAGCTAAAGCTAATGACATATATTGTGGTAAAACCCGGTTACGGTGGTCATAGGAAGCTTTAGATGCTTAGCTGTAGAGACGTGGTATATCAGTAACAGATTTTGGTCATAGGTGCTACAATAAAACTTTAGCCCAATCGCCCTACGCATAGGTAATTGCGTCTAAATAGAAAACTTTAGATAAGCGTAGACGTATATATGCAAAGAAGAAAGCACTCGGCCTTATTGTTACTGAAAAGTCTACTAACCAGAAGGTAAGATAGGCTATAATTAAATAGAGATATGGAATATGCTAGTGCTGTGGTTACTGTCAAAATGTCGATGCTTTGCAGTTACATCATGCAGATATGGATAGAAGCCACAATAATAAAGCTAATCTAGTTCTCTTATGCGCTAATTGTCATCAGATACTGCATACACGTATAAAGCGCAATTGGCATATGTATACGTAGCCTAAAGTCACATGTATATTACAATAGTTGCAAAGTATGTAGGCCGAAGTAAAAGAGCGGAATAAAGCGGGAACTGCCGACAGGCAAACCCGAACCGAAGGCACGCAGGAATGCGTGTCAGGGGCAACGCGTAGCAGTACGTCCAGCTCGGATATGAACTGCCAAGAGGCCGCTCCTCTGCAGCCTATGCTGCAAAAATGTACGCTGAACACCGGTGTATGGACAGAAAGACCGGGAGCTATGGGATAAAAAGCCCGTAGGATAACAAATTGCTGCCAGGTGGCATGAAAGGCAAACGCCTATATCAGCACCTGAGAGAATGCGGCATCAAGGCTACGTTGCAGGAAGCCTTTCAGCTCAGGGAAACCTGGCTGCGAACCTTTAAGGAAATGAACCTGCACTTCGCCAGAACGCCGCTAAGACAAGACCCAAGGGAAAGGTACGCCTGGATACCTGCAAGTGACGACGACACAAGTACAGAGGACGCTGACCCGAAGGCAGATAAGCGCAAGGGTCGTCAGCTGTATGAAGTCACAACAATTACAGGCTTCAGACGTAACCGTACCGTAATCAACAGCTGCCTGAACACAGAGTTTCAGAACCCAGTTGCACATCTTGCAAAGGAGGCTCTATGGAACTTCGAGAGGGCAGGACTCGGTAATCGTCTGCTGAATTTTGTCCATGGCATCGTGGACGTTAAAGAAAGTGAATTGCTGGGAGTGCATAATGCCCGACTGCCTGATACAGGAGCGAAAGCAGAAACAAGTGTCGGGATGCCTCAAGCTGAAACAAGTACCCGTGAGGGGCGCTAAAAGGTGGTGCAATTGCTAATCAGCAGCCGATCAAGGGATCTCCTAAGGCGAAAGCTATGGAGCCCGGAAAGGGTTCAGAGACTATCCCGCAAGGGAGTAGGGCGAAAGTCCGAAGCACTCCTTCTCTGGAAACGGAGAAGATGATATAGTCCGAAGGATGAAGCAGACTACTGGGCCTACCCAAAAGAGGTCAGGCAGCTAGCTCCGATAGTGGAGCGATTGTGGCTGGAGCCTGGTCGCCGTGTGTTCCCTCATGTCATGCTCAAGTGCGAGACATCACTGAGCCTGTACTGGGACAAAGGCGGCGTCGAATTTCCAGATGTCAAGTGGAACGATAACGGGGAGCCGATACTGGAACTCCCGCCGTTCGTTCAACAGGCGTATGCCGCAAAAAGTACATAAACATGGTCCCCCTGTGAGGTAACTCTTGCAGGGGGCTTTTCTATTGAGGAAACGAGCATGAAAACAATTACAAAATGTACGTTGCTTGCAGCAGCTGCAGCTTGTACCATGTTAACTGGCTGCGATAGCGAAGAGGATTTGCAGAGATATAAATGCGAGGAGATTACGCGTCTATGCGAAGACCTGAAGGTGATTGAGTACGACGGATGTGAGTACTTGCTTTTTGGTCCGTACTCCTATGCTGGACTTCTAACACATAAAGGTAACTGCAAGTACTGTGAACAGCGAAGGAACAAAACGAAATGAGAACAAAAAGAGTACTGAAGAAAAATGCAATCAAGGCCTATAAAGCCTTTAACAGTGACATGACTTGCAAAGGCTTCCAATATGAAGTCGGCAAGACCTACAGGCATAATGCTGTCTTGAAACTGTGCGAGGCAGGCTTCCATGCTTGCGAAAGGCTGGCTGACTGTTTCAGTTTTTACCCGTTCAGGGAAGCTGAAACCAGAGTGGCCGAGGTGCTAGTCTGGGGTAAAGTCGAGTATGCAGATACAGGTGTAAAACTCTGCGCCTCAAATATCAAGATAGTCAGAGAACTTGCATGGAGCGAGGTGTTATCTCTGTGTAACACTGGCTACGATAACAGCGGCCACAGTAACAGCGGCAACCATAATAGCGGCAGCTGGAACAGTGGCAGCTTTAATAGCAGCAACTGGAACAGCGGCGACTGGAACAGTGGCGGCTTTAATAGCGGCAGCTGTAATAGCGGCAGCTGTAATAGCGGCAACTGGAACAGTGGCAGCCGTAACAGCGGCGACTATAATATAGGCAACTATAATATAGGCTACGGTAACAGCGGCAACCAGAACAGCGGCGACTATAATACAGGCGACTGTAACAGCGGCAACAATAACACCGGTGACTGGAATAGCGGCGACTATAACACCGGCAACTATAATATAGGCAACTGGAATGCAGGTATATTCAATACAGGGGCTTGTGAATATGCTTTTGCGTTCAATCAGCTTGTCAAGAAACAAGACTTAGAATGTCTTCCAAGTATACCATTCCTACGTTTTAAGCTTGTCGAATGGATACCGGAAAAGCATATGTTGCCGGAAGAGAAAGAGCAGCACCCTAAGTATGCGACAGCCGGAGGTTATCTCAAGAAGTACGACTACAAGGAAGCCTTCAGAAAGTCCTTCGAGGAGGCAAAGCGCCTTCCGGATTGGCCCGAACAGCTTAAGAGGCTGAAGGCGCTGCCCAACTTCAACTTCAAAATCTTTGAAGAGATATCGGGTATCACTGCCGAGGAGTTAACAGGCAGCACTGTCGAGAAGTTGACTACGAAACCGAAACGCAAACGGGAAAAGAGCACTAAGGGTGCTTAACTTAGAAGGATATTCATATGTATGTAAAACGTAAAGACGCAATCATAGCGTTCAAAGTGTTTTCTGATGCGGAACTGAATATGCATCATATTGTTCCAGGTACAATTCTTGACACTAAGTCCATGACCTCAGATGATAAAAGAATGTTCACTGTGTTCAAACATGCTGAGGATGCAATATCGTTGGCAGTGCATATGTGTATGCAGACTGTTTGCAGAGTGCGCGTATCAGGTAACGTACGAGAGCTGGAAGGTGGAAGGCTGTTAGTGCAGCATATGCAAGTAGACTGCGATGGACTGATACCGCTCAGAAAGCTGCTTGTTACAGTGAATAAAGGTTCTGCCAACTACGGTATATACAATGAAGGAACTCGGAATGATGGTAACCACAATGTTGGCTGCAATAATGTCGGTAACTGGAACTTCGGCTCATACAATCTGGGCTCCTTTAATTTTGGCACTGGTAATATCGGCAATCATAATAGTGGCGACTATAACTATGGTGACTTAAACGAAGCCGGATATTGCAATGTGGCTAAACGCACACGCTCGTGCGTCTTTACCACAGTAAATAACACCGGATATTTGAGCTTTAATAAGCCTTATACAGTTAATCTCTATACTTGTCAAATTCCTGATTTCTGCAGAGTAAAAGTCATTGAATGGATTCCTGTTTCCAGCCTGGCTACAGTTAAGGATACAAAAGAGAAATGCATGTATGCATGCTGCGGAGGTCGATTGAAAATCACCAGTTATCGGGAAGCCTTCAGGATCTCTTTTGAGGTAGCCAGACGCAAACCGGATTGGCCCAAGCAGCGGCAAATGCTGCTGGATCTGCCCAACTTCGATGCCGAGGTATTCGAGGAGATATCAGGTATCACACCAAATGAACTTGGATTGTAACAGAAAGGAGAACGAAATGAAAGCAGCAGATCTTGACACAAAAGACGTCACAGTAATACGTACAGAAAAGCGGTGCGTGCTGAATGAGAAGGTATTCGACCTTGACAACTGCCCTGACTGGGCGGAATGGGCGGCTGTGGATGAGGATGGTACGGCGTCTTGGTATGGAGCTAAGCCGGAGACCGTTGGAAGCGTTTGGATTAACGATGGTAGTAGCGGTTTAATCGGGGATGAGGATAGGATTGTAGCAATCATTTTCGATGCTGCCGACTGGAAGCGCAGCCTTATCGAGCGACCCAAGAAGGTGCTTGAGGTTACCATGTCGGATATTGAGAAGCAGTTTGGTTGTAAAGTGAAAATTGTAAAGGAGGCAGAATGAAGCATCAGGAAACTATTATGTGGTGTCTCACAGGACATACTTGCAGTATATCGTACAATGCAGGGAAAGACAGGTACGATTGGGATATCAGGAAAGGCGAAGAGTTGCAGGCAAAGGGATCAGCGGTGACTCTGTCGGAAGCGCGCAGTACAGCCATGTCCGCATATCAGATTGTCCGTGACGGCGCAGCATTGTCGAGGTGACTTATGATTGCAAAATTTAAGTATCCCGATATGTATGTTGGTTACGGCGTATGGCGCATTGTCGGTAATGCTGTGCGTAAAGATAAAATCACATTTGCGAACTTTCTATATGGTCCTGACGGAATCGAAATTACAACACTGTACTTCGACAAAGAGTGTACTGATTTTGAGCGTCCTGAAGATCTCTATATGACCAAAGCGGAAGCTGTCAATGTTTTGCGTAAACGCACCGAACGTGCATATGAGATAAGCAAAAAAGAGCTGTCAGAAGCAGAGCAGGATATGAAATTTGTTTCCAGCTACTGCAGCAAAAAGTATCCGAAAGATGCGTAAGTGCAACTGCCGTGTGTGTAAGAGATCTCGGAAGCTCGAAGCTGTGCTGAGCAGGTACAACATGAAGCCAAAGGATGTAAATTTCCTGCACGCCATACTGACCAGCCTGATGACAGCAGAACTGGACAGAGACTGGGCACTGGTCGAGCTGAAGGAGGTGGCGTAGAAAATGACACAAGAAAAAGGAAAGCAAAATGAGAGTACTGAAAAGTAGACCGATGACAGGATTCAAGGCAGTACAGTCCGATATGGCTGTCGACAATCCAAGAAGAATGGACGTCGGAACTGTGTACTCAACGAAATCTATGGCGTTGGCAGATCACAGTATGTTCTGTTTCGATGAGGAACTTGAAGACGCTGTGCGTGCATGCCTGTACAGTACGGCATTTAAGGTGTACAGATGCAAAGTCTGGGGCACAGTGCTGGATGTTGAAGGTCGCAAAATCGCACAGCACATACAGCTGGAATGCGAGTTGTCTATGCGCAAGCTTCTTAAATTGTGCAACAAGGGCGCAAGCAATTTAGGTCTCCATAACAGCGGCAGCTTCAATTTCGGAGACTGTAATGATGGCAACCAGAATTACGGGGACCACAATTTCGGCAGTAACAATGTAGGAAGCTACAACGATGGAAGCGGCAACTGCGGCAGTCATAATTCCGGTAACTACAATTTAGGCAGCTACAATGCGGGCGGTGGATGGAATGCTGCCTGTCACACAGAGAGTTGCTTCTTTACAACAAAGAGTCATGTTGCGTTCAGGTTCTTCAATAAGCCGTACAGGGATGCCAGCATTACTGTACACACGCCTGATTTTCTTAACATCAGACCTGCTGTGTGGATTCCAGGTAAGTATATGACTGACAAACTCAAAAGGCTTATGCCAAGAGGCGCGGATGTAGGCGGCTGCACTGTGTACTTTGACTACAAGACAGCCTTCATGAAGTCCTTCGCGGACGCCAGACGCAAACCTGACTGGCCCAAGCAACGCCAGATGCTGCTGGATCTGCCAAATTTCGACGCAAAGATATTCGAGGAGATATCAGGCATCAAGGAGGAGGAACTTGGATTGTAACAGAAAGGAGAACAAAATGAAAGCAGCAGATCTCGACACAAAAGAAGTAACAGTAACAGTAACACTGTATATCTTGAACGAAAAGGTCTTCGAACTGGACGGGTGCCCGGACTGGGCTCAATGGGCTGCTGTAGATAAGGATGGCAGTGCATACTGGTACGAGGATGAGCCGGAAACAGACTGCGTCTACTGGACATCTGCGTATGAATGTAGCCGCTCCAAGTGTATTGTCGACATATCCTTTGATGCTACCAATTGGCAGCACAGCCTTATCAAGCGACCTGAGAAGGTACTTGAGGTTACCACAGCGGACATTGAGAAGAAGTTTGGTTGCAAAGTGAAAATTGTAAAGGAGAAGTGAAATGACAGAAAGTAAATCAGAATTGCATTTCGTACGTATCAGAGAGAAAGACTCCAAAGAGCCGTTCTGTGATCCGTATGCGGACATCAAGTTTGTTGTTACGTCTTTCTTTAAGGAGCTGCCTCAGTTGTATGGAATCAAACTGCAGCCTGCCGAGGACAAGATAGACTACTTGAAGGCATGTCTTAAAGTGTTTCTCACCAGGTTGGAAGAGGATCCGCAGCCGGTCAAGGCACAGCTGGAAGCCTTTATTGCAGCAATGCAGAAGGCGTTTACTCCTGCCGAGATTCTGTTCTTCGGAGAGGAGTTCCTGTCCTATGTGTTCTGCACCTTTGTGCTCCATTACAGACGCGACGCAAAGGTGGATAAACCGACCACTATGCGGCTCGCAAGCCTGCTGCTCACGCTGTCGGGATCCGTACCTGCTGATGTGTGGGCACGCATGATGAACGGTACACAGGAAGAGCTTAAAGCCAAATTGGAGTGTGCGGCCTCACATCTGGAAGAGGTGCGTGCAGAGTGTGTAGAAGACGCCTCGAAGACCATTCCTGACATCAAGGATCTGGCAGCTCAGGCAATGGGCGCTACAGGAAGCCAGAAATGGGAAGATGTTGCGGCAGCATGCGACAAGTATGTACAGGAAGCTGCAGAAGATGACGACAAGGTTATTGCAGCTGCACTCGCGTATCCTGACTATCCTACGCCGTACTTTGAGGTCACAAAAGATGCTTGAGATGTTGTTGCAGAAACTGAAGATCGCGCGCGAAAGCAGTTCGCGTGTTGTCTTCTGCTATAAGTATGTCTGGTCCCGAATCGACGACTATGTGTCACTGACCAATCTGAGACTGGAAGCAATACAGGTCCGCGACGGCAAGGTCTTCCATACACAGGCCGCTCCAGTGCTTGATGTGAACCATGGTAAGCCCAGAGTCGCATTCGCAGATTCCGGTATCGTGCAGGTCACCTCAGGACCCCGATCGAACATTGTCTTGAGAGAACGTCTGCTGCACGCCAACGAGACAGCAGCTCCGGTTCCCTTTTGTGGAACCAGGGAAATTACAGAAAGCAGCGATGAGAAGGATCTTCAGGTAGTCTATGACTTCCTGACATCCGCAGCCTTTCCTGGCGTGGATATGCGCATGCCGCAGTTGTTCCGGATCACGAAGAACCCTGAAAGGCTGCGCCTGAACATCACACCTGACTTGCTGCAGGCTCTTGATCTGGATCCCGGAACACCCAGTAAGGAGATACAGGATGCGTTCCTGAACAAACTGCCTTCCATTTCAGCGCAGACATCCGAAGGATACGTGTTGCCGTTCAACGTGTGCCGCATGTGTTTCACATGCTGACCAGCACACAAAGGACTCCTTGGCGCGTGAGCGCCATTGAACAAGAAAGTGAATTGCTGGAACACCTTAACGGGTCATGCCGAAGGCAATCAGCAGCCGAGCTTATGGATGCCCAGACCGGGCGCCGTGAGAAGGTTCATCGACTATCCCGGAAGGGAGTACCCGAGCAGCCATGTGACCGGCAGGTCACGAAAGCAAGGGGAAGCACTCTGGCTCAGGAATGAGTCAATGATATAGTCAGTGCGCTTATGGAAACATAAGGAGTGGTCAGGAGTGACAACCTGAAACCTGCTACTGGGCGGCAACCGGTAGTGAACAGAACCATGGTCTCAAAATAGCAACATTATTTTGACGTTTTGATTTTCATAAAGGTGATGTATATTATCTGTATACAATAAGGAGCGCCATGTACAGAGCCCATAAGATACGCATAGATTGCACAAAAGAGCAGCACAGTCTGTTAATGCAGACTGCAGGCTGCGCTCGTTATGCGTACAACTGGGGACTCGAGAAGTGGGGCAAGCAGTACGAAGCCTGGAAGGCTGATAGCAGCTTGGAGGAACCCAACTGGGTTAACATATCCAGACAGTGGACACAAGAGAAACCTGAATGGGCAAACAAGACAGCACGCAGTGCTGTTACCTGCTCACTGCGTAATCTCGGCACCGCCTTCAAGAACTTCTCAAGGCGCAAAGCAAAGTACCCGAAGAGGCATAAGAGGTCTCAAGGAATCTCCTTCCAGCTTGGAAACGATACCTGCAGTATCGAAGGCAACCGCATCAGGCTGCCTATCATAGACTACGTAAAGCTCCGTGAGACTCCACGATTCCAAGGCAAGATAACAGGCTACACAGTGCAGCTCATCGCTTCCCACTGGTACGTGACAGTCGCCTTCGACTGTCCAGACGTCCCCAAAGAAGCTCCAGAGTCCGTCGTCGGTATCGACGTAGGACTCCAGCACCCGGCTGTAGCCTCCGATGGAACAGTACTCCAGCTCCCTCTTGAGAAACTACAGAAGCTCGAAGCCAAACGGCGCAGAGCTCAGCGAGCCCTTTCAAGGAGCAAACGCAATTCCAATGCGCGAGAGCGCAAGCGTGATAGACTCCAACGTATACAGCAGAGGATCACCAACATCCGACAGGATGCAGTTCACAAGTTTACGACTGCAGTGTGCAAAAACCACGCCACTGTAGTCACCGAAGATCTGGACATAAACGAGCTCAAAGACAAGGCCCCCGCACGTTCAGTGCGCAGAGCCTACAACAGCTCCCTTATGGGACTCATTTTGTTCCAGATCTCGTACAAGGCGGTGCACCACGTAAAGGCACCCAAGTTCTTCCCGAGCACCAAGAGATGCTCAACTTGTGGACACATTAAGGAGGCCATGCCTCCGCAAATCAGAACATACCATTGCGACCACTGCGGAGCCCATCTCGACAGAGATGAGAACGCAGCTCGCAACTTGATGTTGCAACCGTGGGTCACACGGTAAGAGGCGCGGTGATGGTACAGGCAGCGTCAGCTGCAGGTACCAGATGATCCGCGAAGACAGTCCGGTGCAACGCCGGATGAGATCATGACAGTGACTGGGTATATGCAGGCGGCATGATCGCTGCAAGTATAACAGGCATCGGCAAGCATAAGCCTAAGGTACTGTACACCAGAGGTATGGACTTCTTCCGTAACTGGTGCGCCGCAAAACAGTGGAGTATCCAATGCTGCTGACAGAGTTGTTCGATACATGGGGAACCAAGCCTCTGCTGATGACGACTGCGACCAACGGCTTGACACCCGGCAAAGACAAGCTGCTTGGGGTCTGTGTCAAGGACCCTGAGTTCAGCTCAGGTGACAGGCTGCTGCTCAACTACACAACAGGCGTAGAACTTCAGCAGTCGTCGAAGTTTCATGGCATCAGTCAGCAGGACATGCAGAGCGCAGGCTTGCAGGAAGCCCAGTTCAAAGACGAGTTGGACAAGCTGCTATCAGAGAACAGCGTCGCGGTACTCACTTATAATGTACCTTTCCAGAGCAGCTTCTTAGGCGAATGTCTTCCGGAACTGGAAAGCTTGCCCCTCTATGACCTGACGATCATCGAGAAGGCAATCAGAAACGCCTATGCCTTCGACACTGAAGAGCTGGCGACGTTCAGCTCTTTCTACGCTGCCTGCTGCCACGCGGCTATGCCTGTACCTCTGGCTACACTGTGCAGGAATCTGAAGATGACTCGACAGCCTCCGCCAGGACAGCTTCCAATGGAACGGATGCTGGACGTTTTGCAAGCGCTTTACAACGTAGCTTGCCTTGAAGATATTTCTGTGCTTCCGAGTTGAAGCTGGGAGTGACGAATCCTGTACCCAAAGCAGTCATCTATATCTGCACCTGGGTACAGGGCTTAATGACAGGTGTGCAGGTCTAATCGATTTGCAGCATGCTGTCCTGTTTGTCAAAATTAACCCACAGGAATGTCTATCCCACCGGACAATACAGAAGTACGAATCCCTAGCAGGCATCAAGCAACAGTGATTTGTCCGTGGCCTGATCAGCCGGTTTGACAAATTTGGTTTGAACCTACACGATGCAGCCGGACTTGGAAACTGTGCAGTTAGTCTGTGGTGCAGGTGTCACATAGTTGACCGATAACTGTACCATAGTCTAAGAGACAGAGGATACCTGCTATTCGGGATACAGAGGGTATGAAGCTATCATCCCTTTAGTCGTTACTTCCTGCTTCTGTACGTGCGCAGCCTTATACTTGCTCAAGTCTATGCCGGATGAGACTGCGCCATCTTTAATTGAATACAATTTATGATACTACATAGGAGCTCCTATTGTGTTGGATACATCTATCAGACCTCCGGATAAATGGAGGGCAGCAGCAATACCAAAGAAAGACGGATCGTTCAAAATATACTACATATTAGGTATACGTAAAGGACGCCTTGGCGCGTGAGCGCCATTGAACAAGAAAGTGAATTGCTGGGACACCTTAACGGGTAATGCCGAAGGCAATCAGCAGCCGAGCTTATGGATGCCCAGACCGGGCGCCATGAGAAGGTTCATCGACTATCCCATATGGGAGTACCCGAGCAGCCTGGCTGCGACAGCAGCGAAAGCAAGGGGAAGCACTCTGGCTCAGGAATGAGTCAATGATATAGTCAGTGCGCTTATGGAAACATAAGGAGTGGTCAGGAGTGACAACCTGAAACCTGCTACTGGGCGGCAACCGGTAGTGAACAGAACCATGGTCTCAAAATAGCAACATTATTTTGACGTTTTGATTTTCATAAAGGTGATGTATATTATCTGTATACAATAAGGAGCGCCATGTACAGAGCCCATAAGATACGCATAGATTGCACAAAAGAGCAGCACAGTCTGTTAATGCAGACTGCAGGCTGCGCTCGTTATGCGTACAATTGGGGTCTCGAGAGGTGGGGCAAGATGTACGAAGCCTGGAAGGCTGACAACAGCTTGGAGAAACCCAACTGGAAAAACATATCCAGACAGTGGACACAAGAGAAACCTGAATGGGCGAACAAGACGACACGCAGTGCTGTCACTTGCTCACTAAGCAATCTCGGTACTGCCTTCAAGAACTTCATAAGGCGCAAAGCAAAGTACCCGAAGAAGCACAAGAGGTCCCAAGGAATCTCATTCCAGCTTGGAAACGATACCTGCAGTATCGAAGGCAACCGCATCAGGCTGCCTATCATAGACTACGTAAAGCTCAGAGAGCTTCCGCGCTTCCAAGGCAAAATCACAGGCTACACAGTTCAGTACATAGCTTCCCACTGGTACGTGATAGTCGCCTTCGACTGTCCAGACGTCCCCAAAGAAGCGCCAGAGTCCGTCGTCGGTATCGACGTAGGACTCCAGCAACCAGCTGTAGCCTCAGATGGAACCAAGCTAGAGCTACCCATAGAGAAGCTCCAGAAGCTCGAAGCCAAACGACGCAGAGCTCAGCGAGCCCTTAGCAGGAGCAAGAGGAATTCCAATGCGCGAGAGCGCAAACGGGCCAAGCTTCAACGTATACAACAGAAGATCATCAACATCCGTCAGGATGCAGTTCACAAGTTTACGACTGCAGTGTGCAAAAACCACGCAACTGTAGTCACCGAAGATCTGAACATAAACGAGCTCAAAGACAAGGCCCCCGCACGTTCAGTGCGCAGAGCCTACAACAGCTCCCTTATGGGACTCATTTTGTTCCAGATCTCGTACAAGGCGGTGCACCACGTAAAGGCACCCAAGTTCTTCCCGAGCACCAAGAGATGCTCAACTTGTGGACACATTAAGGAGGCCATGCCTCCGCAAATCAGAACATACCATTGCGACCACTGCGGAGCCCATCTCGACAGAGATGAGAACGCAGCTCGCAACTTAATGTTGCAACCGTGGGTCACACGGTAAGATGCGCGGTGATGGTGCTTGTGACATTCGTCACGAGCTCCAGACGATCCGCGAAGACAATCCGGTGCAACGCCGGATGAGATCATGACAGAAGGTACCTGTTGATACCTAACGACGAACTGAAACAAAGACAAAGAGAAATCCTCGACTACCTGTACAAGGCGCATCTGAGAGTGCACGAGGCTGCTGTCGGCTTCATGCCGAACAAGTGTACTCTCAACGGCTGCTTGCAGCATGCTGCCGATGCACAGGTAATTATCAACCTTGATGTACATGATTTCTTCCCCAGCTTTCCTGTAGATAAAGTCAGGTCAGTGTTGACAGCCCAGCTAGGCGCGGCAGTTGCAGACTACATTGTCGATATAGCAACTTTTAAAGGTAAGCATAGACAGCAGTTGCCTCAAGGTGCGCCGACTAGCCCGTATCTTACCAACATTGCACTTTACAAGTTCGATTGCAATATGGCGGCAAATGCGAAACGCAGAGGATTCACGTATACGCGATATGCGGATGACATCACATTGGCGAGCAGCAGCGAGATGCGTGTCAACTACATCAAGACTCTGATTCACGGAACTGAAAGAAGGTTGCGTGCGCTCGGTCTTACGCTGTCCAGGAAGAAAACAAATGTCATATTCAGGAACAGTCCGCGTGTTCCGAGACGCATAACAGGGGTAACTGTTCGTAAGGATGGATTCGGATTCAATGCACCTATCGGCTTGCGCAAGCAGGCTCGGGCAATGATACACAACCTGTACACAGCACTTAAGAGCGGTGTGCCTGCACAGGAACTTGTACCTGAATATCGCAGTGCAATGGGTACTGTGCAGTATTGCGACTTTATTCGCAGTGCCAGTATTGTTCCTGAATGTGCAACAGCCGACCCGGCTATAAAAACACATGAACTCGAATATGTAAAGGGGGTCTTCCGTGCCTATAGACATTATTGATGGCAATACATCACAATCAGAAATACGCGTTGGCGAAATCTTCAAAGAGTATGGCAATGTAGCTATAAACTTTAATGTCAGCGGCTACCGGACTATGTCGCTTGACGAGTTCAGGAAGGACGTGCTGCCGTCTTTACAGCCAGCAAAGTGCAGCCAGGCTATGTCGTATTATGTAATACGCGACTTGTCGCACAAAACCTGCTATTGTCTTCTTCCTGACTGTGTCGAAGAATTCCGTGTCTCATCCTGGTATGAGATCACAACAGACAAGGTGAGAGAAAAGCTCCTGCAGGAAGCCGGACCAAGTGCAGAGACGGAAATTGTCTTTGACTTGCCTGTGCCTTTGCTCAAGTATCGGTACAATGAGACCTCATGGACCGCGATCGTAAAGATCCCGCATACTAAATTCATGTACAGGTCGACATTGCTGGCAGAATGCATTGGCGACGGCATTCTCATCAACTTGCCTCCGTGTATCTTCAAAGTCAAAGCCAACAACAATGACGTAGTCCAGCAAGTCGCAGTATATGTCATTAAAGCAGACAGTGTTGTTTTTGACAACATCAAACTGGCACATTTGCCTTTACCGAACATATACAACGATGGCAGCGTGTGCATGGGCAGCACACGCATTGAGGATCAGGCTAGCATTAAGTCAAAGGGGCAGTTGGTGATGGCTGTATGGGATTTGTTCATCAACTCTAACTGGAACTTGGATCTGCTGACATCAAGTATATTGCCGGACAACTTGATCGACGTGTATGAGTCATTGCCAGTACATGCAGTAGATACAGGGTGCAGCGCCGGACGTGTTTTGTCCTTGCTGCAGTTGCTGGATTGTCTGCACGACGATACCGCTTACCTTAATTTGAACTGGGCAGGTCTATATGTTCACGTCTGATCTGTTTGCACGCGCTCCCGAAGCTGCGTTTAGGCAAAGGGCAATGAAGCCGATCAGACAGCGCCCACTTAAGTACATCATCCTGTCCGGTACAGAGATTGATGGAACCATGAGCGGTACCTTGATACGTAGCTTAGTCGTGCTCCAATTACGCTCGAAAAGATCAAAGGACGTTATGCGTGCTGTGCTGGAAGTACCAGTCAACGATGACGGCCTTAACATTAAAACACTTGAAAACTGAAAGGAAAAACGATGGTAAAAATCTACACTAAAGGGCACGATACTGTGCATCATCCTTCGCATTATGCAACACAGGCACTCCCATGTCACATAGAGTGTCAGGATATCAGGCGGCATTTACCGCAGGCGGTTGCGGACGCTTTCAAGTATGTATGGCGTTCCGGCTCAAAGGGCACACCTAAAGATGCAGAGACAGACATCAGGAAAGCCGTCTGGTATCTTGACGATTTCTTTGAGCACTTTACAGTCAGTCAGTTCGACTTCACAACAGCAAAAGCTGTATTCGATCTGGTTGCCCTGGTATCACAGGAGACATGGCGAGCAGAGGCATTGACATACCTTGTACATGGCAAAGTCAATGAGGCACGTGAAGTTCTTGTGAAATATCTTGATGAGAAGGAGAAAGTTTATGCGCAGCAAAGTGTTTGAAACCGGCGGGTACATTTACATCGACAGCCCCAACGCAAAGGGCTGGCATCAATGCGAACCGGAAGAGTTCTTTGCCAACCAGCGTCCATACGATACAGAGCTCAACAAGGATCTGCTGAAGTGGACAGGCGCCAAAGTCGGAAAGGATCTGCTGCTGCAGGTAGCGGCACTGGCAAACTGTTTTCCCAGAATGGAAATCATGGTCTGCCTGTATTACAGCAGCGCAGAACAGAAGTGGCTGGCGAATGTACCTAAGCAGAAGGGTTCCGGTGCGCACGTCAAGTACGATGATGAGGATTTTGCGCCGCCGAAAGGCTACGAGTTCCTCGGCACCATACACACTCATCCTGAAATGTCGGCTTTCTGGTCATGTGTCGATCGCAATGATCAGAACCGTAAGAACGGGTTGCATCTTGTACTCGGTCTGAGAAACGGAAAGATCAACGAGGTCCTGTGCAGCCTGTTCTACAACGGTAAGCAGTACGATCAGCCTGATGCGTATGAGCTGCCTGCAGCGGATGACCCGCTGCCTGAAGTCAATGAGGACTGGAAAGCGAAAGTGACCATACAGGAGCTTGCAGAACCTAAACTGAATATCATAAAGGACACTGACGCATTTCTCGAACCCAGATGGTTGCCTGATGCAGATGGCAGGTATAAGTTCAGTTACGACAGTGACAGCATCAGTCCATGCCTGTCAGACACAGCCAGTTACTTCGATGTTCTGCACGCTGCAGTCAAGCTCAATGAGCAACAGATGTATGATCTTTGTGGCCAACTGCTCGAGATACTTGGTCAACAAGAACTGGCCGACGAAGTTGATGTAGCAGCCTTTGATGCAGCTCTTGGAGATGAAGATGATACATGTTGTGAGGCACGGTATGATCAGGAATCCACTTAATGTCGTAGTGATTGGGTGCGGAGGTATCGGCGGCTATCTTTGTCGACTGCTTCCACAGACAATGGCATGCCTGTATGTCGATTCCCTGGGTGCCGACCAGGCTCAGCAGCTCATGCAGTCGGAAGGGATGTCTGATGACGTGCGAGCTTCAGGCGCAGTCTTCAGCTCCCTTACCCTTATAGATGGCGACACGTTCTCAGGACATAACGCACTTAGGCAGGAAGGAACGGCTGGCAGCAAGCTGGCAACTGTCATGTCTATGATACGCAGCACAGACGCCTTCAGTACCTGGCTCAACGCCACGGAACTTGTCGGGTATAACAACTACATCACGCCCAGGAACATACATAAAATCTTAGATCCCTTGTATAACGTCGTCATATTCCTGTGTGTCGACAACCATAAAACAAGGTACGAAGTGACCAGATGGGCAGTGGATCAGAAAACACAGAATATCCTGATCATTAACGGCGGCAATAAGAAAACAGCCGGGAATGTCACGGTATTCCAGAATAACGCAGGCAAGCTTCTCGATCCCCCTATCTACAAGCTGTATCCTGAAGTGACGGACAAGTTTGATCGTCGTCCCGACGAGATAGACTGCGGCTCAGTGTCGGTAACCAACGACCAGACAGCAGTGACCAACAATATGATAGCATCTATAATGCTCGCCATGTTCAGCAAGTATGTTCGCACAGGGGGCTTCGACCAGAAAACCAGACATAAAGATGCCAATGGAAACAACATTGTAGTCAGGAAAAATGAAGTCGTAGTCGACTTCGAAACCATGACTATGCAATCGTTCGCACATTCACCGGACACAGACAATACGCCTTTGCAGTCGGCACTCGAGGGAGTTCCGGAAGGCGAGACAGAAATCATATAAGAAAGGAAACACAAATGCACAAACTCACAATCAACGGATCCACCTCCACCCAGATCAAACTCGGACGTTACACCACAGTGCTCAATCTCAGGAAGGCCCTGCAGGAAGTAGGGTACAACGTTAAAGGCAAGGCGTGCCTTATCAAGCAGACGCACAGCAGCATGCCCGCCAGAGCCAGAGACAATTACGTCATCCAGTACGGAGACGAGATCGAGTTTACCAACGTGCCGCCCAAGATCGGAGCCAGAAAAGAGCGTGGTTCAGGAACCACTGTCACTGTAGGACGCAACACATTCACGTTCAATGACGGCGTTCTCATCATCTGCAGCCTGTGATTACAACTAACAAACTATAATACGAAAGGAAAACACATATGATCATCATTGCAACTGCTAACAACAACGAAAACCTCAACAACATCAGGATCAACCTTGACAACAGCATCTCTCTCGGTCAGCTTCTCGACAGAGATGATGTTCGTGCATTCTTCCACAATGCCAGCAAAGAGAGCATTCTGGCAAGCCTCGTTACCATTGACGGACTCGATGCCTATGCCATTACGAATGCGAGCTCTCTGACTGTTGACAATACTATGGAATTGCAGTTCGACATCTACGGCAGAGCACCGGAGACCGCACATACAGCTGCTGCTTCCGCCGGGTTCGTCACAATTACTCAGGGCGGAGGTTTCAACAGCAAGCGTGTGCCTATTGTGTCAGATACGACAAGAGCAGGGGATGTGCTTACACAGGATGTGGCCAATTTCTTCGCCACAACTGTGGATACTCTGCACAATATGCGTATTCTTATCAATGATGTCGAGGCGGAAACAACAGCTGTACTGCACGACGGCGACGCGATTACTCTCATGTCCAGAAAGTGCGGCGACAAGGGGGCATGTGTACCCATTCTTGCAATTACGCATACTGACGGATCTGTGACGAGACATGCAGTCCTTGCAGGTTCCAGGCTCAAGGAATGTCTCTCCAGGATTGTTCCCGGTGCGGTAGTGCTGTCTATCGACGGTACAGCGGTACCCATGAACTTCTATGATGCTATTGTAGAAGGCAAGCTGGTTGACAAGGACATGCAAGTGACTGTCAACGATAACAAGAAGTGCACGGTGCATTGCTGCGCCAATGACGGCAGTGATCCGGTCGACATGATCCTGGATGATGGCAGTTCTGTGATGGACCTGCTTACCAAAGTACAGGACAAGTTTGAAAACGCTGAGATCTATGTCTTTGACGTGGACGGCGATCTGGTACCGGAAGCTTTCGCCGATACCATCCTGACTAATACACTTGTCGTTGATGGTATGTATGTAACTTTCAGTTCGCTGCGTGAGATGCCTGTTGTACATGGCTATATGAACATGGAAGACGACAGCGAAGAAGATGAAGAAGATGAAGAAGATGGTGCTGAGTATGCAGATGACGAGCAGGTACTTGAAGGTCCTGCAGAAGATGCTGTAGGCGCCGTAACAGTCGTTCTTCCCGGGGGCTTCAGCACCTCTCAGGTCGCAATCAGGAACAATGTGACGAAGCTTCGTGATGTTGTTCTCAGCGCACGTATTCTGAATATGTCTGCGATGAACGAAAGCCAGGCGCAGACTCTCGTATACACAGTGAACGATGTCGAGAGCAATCTCGATGATACTCTGAGCATCGGTGATGTGATCCGGATGTCTGCACGTAAAGCAGGCGACAAAGGAAGTGCATTGAAAGTTACTGTCAAGCTGATGGATGCCACCGAATTCCGGTATGACGTGGAGCCGGGGACAAGGCTCGAGGCTTAACAACCTCCATTGAGGAGTGATCCTCAATGCAAAGAAAGTGAATTGCTAATAGATCCCAAGAGTCTCACGACGCCTTTAACAAGGATCGAAAGAGAAAACAAAGAAGTGAGGATACCGCAAGGCGACAGTAAGCCTAAACGGGAGTGACAACGGACGTTTAGCAGCCGAGCCTTGTATCGAGAGATACCCGGTACAAGGAAGGTTCATCGACTAGGACATCGTGTCCGTACCCGAGCAGCCGTGTGCGTGATAACGCACGAAAGCAAGGGGAAGTACTCTGGCTCAGGAATGAGTCAATGAAATAGTCAGTGCTTCATGGAAACATGAAGAGTGGTCAGGAGTGACAACCTGAAACCTGCTACTGGGCGGCAACCGGTAGTGAACAGAACCATGGACTTCAATTGTATTGTTATTTCGTCAAGTTTTATTTACCGTTTTGATCTTTACAGAACGGAGTTATAATACTCTCAGTAACTGGAGAACACTTTGGAACCAAGAGCACACATAATCAGATTGTACCCGACAAGGGCACAGGAGAAGCAGCTGAAGAATACCATCGGCTGCGCTCGTTATGCGTACAATTGGGCTCTCGAGAAGTGGCGGGAGATGTATGCCGCACATGATAAGGACAAGGCTTCTCCAAAGCCAAGTGCCTTGAAGCTGACCAAGTTATGGACTCAGGAGAAGCCTGACTGGGCACATGAGACAGCTTATTGCAGCCAGCAAAGAGCGATACATAACGTAGGCGTCGCTTATCAGCGCCTTTAGAGGGGCTTATCGGCGAAGCCGAAGTTCCATAAGAAGGGCGGCAAGGAGACGTTTTACGTTGATAATGCGAAGGTCGCATGGTACGGCAATAGAATCCAGTTGCCCGACATCGGACGTGTCCGCGTAGCGGAGCAGATCCGTTTCGAGGGCAAGGTAATGGGCTACACAGTGTCCCATTATGCCGGACAGTGGCATCTCATAGCTCAGGTCAACGCCGAAGGTGATGTGAAACCTTATTGTGCCAATCCAGAGTCCGTCGTCGGTATCGACGTAGGACTTCTGAATCCTGCTGTAGCCTCCGATGGAACCGTCTTGGAGCTCCCTATTGAGAAGCTTCAGAAGCTCGACGCCAAACTCAGGCGACAGCAGAAGGCACTCTCCCGTTCACAAAGAAACTCCAGAAACCACGCGAAGCTTCTCATAAAGAAGCAGCGTACACAGAATAAGATCAACAACATCCGTAAGGATGCAGTACATAAGTTCACGACCACCATTGCCAAGAGCCACGGCAAGGTAGTCATCGAAGATCTGGACATCCAAGGAATGAAGGATAAAGCTCCTTCAAGAGCCGTCAGAAGGGCGCATAACAGTTCCCTCATGGGCGCCATCCATCGGCAGCTCTCCTACAAAGTCCAGCACCTGATCAAGGTGAATCGCTTCTTCCCGTCTTCCAAGACCTGCAGCAACTGCGGGCACATAAGGAGCGCCCTTGATTTAAGTGAACGTACATATCATTGCGACCACTGCGGAGCGGTCATCGACCGCGACCTCAATGCCGCAATCAACTTGATGAAATCAGGGCTGGTCGAGCCCGAAGCGTCTGTGGAGCAAGTCGGTACCGACTTGCGTCGAAGCAGAAAGTACAAACGGATGCAATGTCCGTAAGTTCATGACAGATTTCCTTATGTCTAATTATCCGGACTCCATTGTACTTGGCATCAATGGTGTCAGGGTAGATCCTGAGTTCTATGTGCCTGTTCTTGATGGCTTCACCCTGAACAGAGATACTGTGCTGATTGTGAAGGCCAGCCCGAAGATGACAGTGCACTGTTACTCCGGACATGTCGAGCCAAGCCTCTACTGCACATCTTATAAGATGAATTACGACAGTACCGTACAGGACTTGCTTAAACTGGTACAGAAGGACTTCGGCAATGAAGACATACGCGTGACGCAGATTGATCTCAAGGACGTACCGGAAGACTTTATGCAGGTTATCCTGGCAGGCACGTTTATTACAGAGCAAATGGTTGTTACTTTCAATGAGCTCAATGGAGCGGGAAAGGCACGCAAGACACTGTAAAGCAAGGAGATCAGGCGCCCTGAGATATGGGCGCCTTTACCATGGAAACATATACGCCTAAAACATTCACATTTGATATTCCGATAAGGGCAAAGGCAGTACAGAGCACACGCTTTGCCAGAGGCCACTCTTTTGTCGACGCAAAGACAAAGAAATGGAAAAAGGCTGTCGGAGACTGTATCAAGTTACACGCTCCAGATGTACCCAGCGAGCTTCCTTTTGAGGTCGTAGAGGCGGTATACACATTCAAGCTGCCTCAGGCACTGACAAAGAAAGCTCGTGCTCGCATTGAAGGTGCATGGGCCAGAGGAGAAGATGTCGCGTACATCAGCACACCGGACCTCGATTCCAACATAAACAAGGGTCTGTCTGACCTGCTCACCGACATGGGCGTGTGGGCAGATGACAGGCGCATGTGGCGTGTGGCAAAGGACGCTGTCATCAAGAAAGTGTACGGAAAGGTGGACAGCATCCGCATCACAGTAAGAGAGACGCCATTTGTTCTTCTGAGCAACGGCAAGACAGCCTTGGAACACTTCTATGGACATCCTGGAACTGCGTAAACGGCTGCACGAAATGCTCGACCCGTTGTGGCAGACAGGTCAGTACAGACGCGATGATCTGTATCAGGAGCTCAGCAGCCTGCTGAAAAAGGATGCACATGTGTCCAAGATGACTGAGCAGGAGATATCAAAGTGTGCGGAATATCTTGCTGCCAGAACAGCTGTAGCGTATCCATGCTACAGATGCGTCCACCATATAACAGACATCAATAACATACCAGTGTGCGCTAAGCACATAGAAAGGGGGAATCGTTGTGAGCGTTTCTGCGCTTCAGAAAATTTTCGATCAGGCACTTACAACAGCAACCGAAGCACAGTATTGGGTTGACAGCGGCCAGAAGTGGCAGTACTGCAAGACGTGTATCTATGCAGTGCCCACGCAGACAAATGACAGCAGGCCCACAGCTTTTGCGAACAAGAAAATGAATGCCAACCTGGCAGCCAATCCTACGCTGTGTTATCCTGAGAACATGGTAACGCAGGTATGTGAACTGACAGGAGAATACACAGACTTTATTTTCGGAGGCGGCTTTGTTGTTGCTGCAGGCAAGGGCAGCATAAGGCACGAGCTCTTGAATGACCTTCCCATAAGGCATTACAAGTTCACACAGCCACGTGCATTTTCATATATGCAGGAACATGGCGGCATGCTGTGTGTTGTAAAAACCACAGGTTTTCCAATCGTAAGGCTGATGGAAGGCGACGAGATGCTGTTCGTACTGCCTGCATATGAGAAAGAAATCGAAGATATCACATTCGAACATGAAGGTCGACAATACAAGTGCATAGGCTGGATCGATGACACAAGAAGCTATGCAAGAATAGAGGAGGTAACAGTGGCAGATTTCTCAAATCTTATCGGGCTTGGCAACAAGCAGGTAGCCGAGGTTCTCGGGGAAACACAGGAAACTTTGCAGGAGCAGGGCGTCATCCCGTCTGATTCCGGCAGCAGTGAAATGTCCTTCGCAAAGGATAAGGATGCGATGCTGAAAGTACTCAACAGCATTCCGACAGGCGCAAACAGAGCTCGCAAGAAACCTGTACAGGAACCAGAGCAACCCAAACAGACAGAGAAAGAAGATCCTGTCAAGGACTTCAAGCAGGTTGAAGCAGGCAAGGTGACAGGCACGATTGTCACTTCAGTGCCTTCCGACTCTGCAACACCTGCCGAACAGGCAGAAGCACCTAAAGCAGAGCCTAAGGCTGAACCTGTGCAGGAAGAAACAAAGAAGAGCACACGCAGGAAGACACCTAAGGGAAAGTGCACGGATCTTACAGACATCATTGAACAGGTTGCACAGGATGTTCCTGAAGATATGCCTGTCGAAGATGTGCTTAAGGAAATCAGACAGCTCAGAGACCTGATGATCGCGGCTTCAAGGCGCTCGGCGAATCTTGCTCTGAAGTATCTCGACAAAGCGTCTGACGCTGAGATCAAGATCACGCAGCTCAAGGAATTGCTTAAATGCTGATATCCGATCTGCAAAGGGCGGTGACGCGCAGTGCCTTACAGCGTAACGACTATATGCTGCAAGACATATCTATGCTACCTGAGGTTAACAGTGAAGTCATTGCACCGCGTTCAACAGCGGTACGCTATATGACCAGATATGAGCACATAGATTTTAGTTCTGCCGACGATGGTCCAGGGTGCGTCATGATCCCGCATGAACAATATCTTCGCATAGGTGAAAATGGGCAGTTCACATTGCTTGATCAGCACATACCAGAGAGGCGCTACATTGAGTTCGGCGACAACTGCTTTTTCAGTATGTACAGTGTAACTGAGCATGCCAAGAATGTTGTCATTACCGGTAAAAATGACTGCAGTGTCATAATCAAAGACCGCTTGTGCGATGATTTTCGGCTGGAAGGCGACAGTTATGTATGCAAGATCCTGAGGGAAGATTTAACAATAATAGTAGTGTTGAAAGGAACTCTGACAATGACTATAGATGGGGAATCCTTGATTTTCCCCGAGCATACGAGACACACGTTTTATCCTGGTTTTATAGATACTGGTAAACTTGATGCGGTTAAAGTCCGCATAAATACTGATCTCGGCATGCAGAGAGCTGAAAATAACAGGTTCCGCTATGCCTAATGCTGAACACGAATCAGATCGGCACAGCAGCAACCGGCAATCCGAGATGCCCATAGAGCTGTATGATCCAGACTATCCAGAAGGTGATCCTGAAGAGGCGGCCAAGGCCAGAATAAAGAACGAGGATCTGGTGCGACAGCTTACAGCAGCCAGGTCAGAGTTCTGCGGCATAGGTACGAACAAGGTCAAGAGACGCCTCAATCGGATTGCTGTCAGAGATCCCGATGCTATGTACGTCAGAAAGCTCCTCGAAATAGAGGACACGAATATACGTGCAAAGCAGTGCAGCAAGTATAAGTACAAGAACAAGATATACGGCACTAAGGAATATCTGCTGAAGGAACTTGTGGCATTCTGCATAGAGCACAATTATGTGCACGGCATGCAGGAAACAGATAACTTCAGTACATCCAAAGTGCTGTACTTTGAGCTGCCCGACGGCACTCAAGTGTCTTTCCACTGCAACGATGCCAGAGCCAGACCCTATAAAGGTACATGGGACGGTCTTGTGAACTCGACGCTGCCCAAGCTTGAAAAGTACATAAGGCAGCACTACGGAAAGGAACTCGATGTCCACTAACCTGGAAAAGGAAATAGCAAGACTCGATATCAGGCAGCAGCCTGTGGACGGCCTTGAAATTGCCCCTGGCTGTGTGCGCACTTCAGGCGGGTTCGTTATTCGAACACCAAAATCCAAGCTGAAGAAACAGACGATAAAACAGCAGACACAACCGGAGGCGCCGGTAACCAAGACTGCAACACGGTCTGTGCTGCCTGCACCTGAACCCGCAGCTCCTGTACATGTGCAGACCGAGACGCGTCCTGTGTACAGAGAGCCTGAACAGCAGGTCACTTTTACTACTCCTGTAGGAAGCATATCCGGCAAGTACTGGCCGGTCATAGATGCAGGTGACTATGTTGTTCTTGGGCTGACGGAGCAGTCGTTTGTTCCGTCCACGTACAAGGATGCGCCTGATATGAAGCTGCAGTTAAAGTCCGGCAAGATGGATGCTTGTGTTGTTTACACAGGCTGCAGGTTCACTGATCCTGATATTGAGAGAGAATACATTGTAATGCTGAAGGTAAACAATGCTTAACAAACAAAGTAACAAAGGAATTCCCTGCACATATTGTGACGAGAAGGCGCTGCCGGATACGCAGCCGCCAGTGTGTGCAAAACACAAGGGAATCAAGAAAAAGGCTTCCGGAGCGGTAACGCTTAAGGAACTCGAAAACAAACCCGCAGGTCAATAATGTTGGCATACCTGACGGTCGTAGGCACTCTGCTTATCATATGGATACTCGCAGCACCTCTGTATTATTGGATCGCTGCAGGCATAGAGTGTAACGCAAAATACGCTTCCGCAAGGGAGCGCAGAGAAGCGGAATACGCATACATGAACGAACAGTTCAAGCTGTTTGAAAATGCTGTCCGCGATGAAGCTGATAAGCGACTGTCAGGTCTTGACCGGGAACAAGACAGCCGCCGCAATGCTTTAATACGTGCCAATAAGGCGCACAAAACACAGAGCAATAAGGTGTACCAAGGTAAACAGGATAAGGCGTACTCAGATAAGGCGCACAAACAGAAAAAGCATATGCGGCAGCTGCCCAAACCACAGAAACAAGGAAAGGGCAACAATGCTGGTAAAAAGACCAAGTGCAGCAATAGTAAACGAACCGGACATCTTCCGGCAGATGGAATACGCGGGCAGGGTGTGCACAAACACTCTGCACAGAATGGACGAAAACAAGGCGCTCGACTTTGTAACAAAAAGGGCGCAGACAAGAGAGTTCAGCGTTCTTGAGCATGCAGGCATCGATGTCACAAATGAGATGCCGAAGCTTGACCTGCTCGACGAAGATTCGCCTGAATTCGGCCTTGTAATGTCCAGAGCGGTGCTGGGCGGTATCAGATGCAGCGACCTTGCACAATACAGCTCACATCACAGAGATCCGTCCACATGGGCAGACCTGCCCAGAGACCGTACAATTCTGACATTCGATGTTACATGTTCAAGGGCTACAGCTCAACAGCTCGAAAGACATAGGAACCTGTCCTTCTGTGAGAGATCGCTGCGATATGTCAAGCTGTCGAAGGATACCTTCGAGATGTGCACGGCAGATCCGGAAAGCAACTCCAATAACAAGGCATTCATGAAGGCGGCGGAAACGGCGCTTGACTGTTATCTCGAGCTGCTTGATTCGGGGTACTCTGCAGACGATGCAAGAAAAGTGCTTCCTCTCGGAACAGCTACACGTGTCGTAGTCACTGCCCAATGGTCATGGTGGTTAGACGTGCTCAGCAAGCGCTACCACAGACGTGCGTCCAGAGAGATGATCCTGCTGATGCAGGAACTGTACAAGCTGATGCCTGAGCAGATCAATCACGTCGTCGACAACAACTTGCAGAAGCAGTTCGACGAGGCCGACAGGTATGTTTGACCGACATCGTGATTTTGCGGTAGTCGGCAAACCCGGAATGTCAGGTCGTGTGGTGGGCGAAAAGTCGGTGAAACAGGAAACGCAGCCAAGGTCGCAAGACGTGCTAAGTGACATCAAGGCTGCGATGTTATCTGTCCAACCGACTGATATAAGTGCAGGTATAAGCAACCTGCCATTCACATACATAAAGAAACTTGCGTATCTGCGTTCCGTTGAGACCTTCCTCAGCGCACAGCTCAACAGCGTGCGCAAAGAGATACAATCTATACAGGAAGACTCACTGCTGGATACAGACAATTAAAACATTCAGCCGGGTACTTATGTGCCCGGCATAAGGACAAACGAAATGAAAACAGAAAAAGTGCTGAAGAAGAACGCAATCAAGGCCTATAAAGCCTTTAACAGTGACCTTACCTGCAAAGGCTTCCAATATGAAGTCGGGAAGGAATACCACCATATAGGCAAGCTTGAGCTGTGTGAGTCGGGTTTCCATGCCTGCCCAAAGCTGACCGACTGCTTCTACTTTTACCCATTCAACAAAACTAAAACCAGAGTAGCTGAGGTGCTGGTCTGGGGTAAAGTCGAGTACGAAGACAGAGGTAACAAGCTCTGCGCCTCAAACATCAAGGTAGTCAGAGAACTTGCATGGGGCGATGTGTTGTTTCTGTGCAACAGCGGCTACGGTAACAGCGGTTACGGTAACACCGGCAACGATAACACCGGCAACTGGAATAGCGGTGACTGTAATAGCGGCAACCTTAACAACGGCAACAATAACACCGGCAACCGTAACTCCGGCGACTGTAATAGCGGCAACTGGAATAGCGGCAACTATAACAGCGGCGCCTATAATACAGGCGACTGGAACAGCGGCAACCTTAACAACGGCAACAATAACAGCGGTTACCGTAACAGCGGCGCCTATAATACAGGCGACTGGAACAGCGGCAACCTTAACAACGGCAACAATAACAGCGGCAACTGGAATAGCGGTGACTGGAACAGCGGACACTTAAACACTCCGGCACAGAAATATACATTTATCTTCAACAAACAAGTTAAAAAGTCAGTGTTGGAAAGTACTGAGTTTCCGTCATTCATGTTCTTTGTTCTGACAGAGTGGGTTCCTGCCCGCGACATGTCACAGGTGGAGAAAGAGCAGCATCCTGAGTATGCTATTACAGGCGGTTACCTAAAGAGGTACGACTACAAGGAAGCCTTCAGGAAGTCCTTCGAGGAGGCAAAGCGACTCCCGGATTGGCCTGAACAACTTAAGAGACTGAAGGCGCTGCCGAATTTCGATGCCAAGATATTCGAGGAAATATCAGGCATCAAGGAAGAGGAACTTGTTTAAAGAAAGGAGGACAAAATGATAACAGCAAGTGAACTTTATTGGATTTTCAGATGCGACAGCATACATGACATGCTGACAGCAAGTCTTATCGTGCTTGGTATCGCATCAGCAATAGGTTGTATCATTATCTTAGCTATGTGCTTTAGCAGCCCCTGGGATGATGACGTAAGGTCGTGGTTCGAACCTGACAGTGATACAAGTACCGAGCGTAAACAGATACTTACAGCTGTTAAGTGCGTTGCATGTCTGCTTGGTATTGTATGTATGCTGGCTGTCGGCAAGATTATGCTGCCTACAACGAAAGAGCTTGTGCTGATAAAGGTACTGCCTGAAGTGGTAAACAGCAAGTTTGTCCAGGAAGATCTGCCCAGTGATATCCGTAAATTGTACACAGCAGCGGTACAGTCAACTTTGAATACATTGACAGACTCACAACAAAACACAAAGAAAGGAAAAGAATATGCTGACCATTGACGACTATTTCGATAACTGCGAGAATCCCGACTACACATATAGCTGTCCCGAATGTGGAAGCACCGTTGAGCGCGATGACATTGAATGTCCCGAGTGCGGCTATCGGTTTGAAGACCCTGCAGATGTGTCAGAAATAGACGGCATGATATCTGACTCTGTCTCAGGTCAGCTGCTTGTAGACAGCGCATACAGTATGCCTGACAGTGAGGATCTTGATGATATCATGGATGACATTATGAAAGAGGCCCGAAATGAAGCATAAAGTCGGCGTACCGGTAGTGGCTCAGGTGCGTAGGTTTCTTGCACTCTCAATCAAGGAACATACAGACATCAAGCGTGACTATAGAACTCGCGATTCCAAGTGTGACGAGCATGCAGAAAGCTGTACGAAGTACCAACGACGCCTATATGCTTCAGTATACTATGACAGCTGCAAGTTTATTTGCGCAATGAATGGGCTGCAGAGAGCAATCAATTACAGGCTCAGACATAAAGATATGAGCGGGTATGTCGACAAGATCACCCAGGATAAGTGGTACGCCGAGTTGACACGAATTCTTCTCCGATCACTCTTGGCCGAAGACACAATAGAACAGTTCATCAACTACATGGAGGGAAAGAGCACAAAATAAAGGACACAGCCTATGTTGCAGGCAATCAAACGACTCATCAAACGTATCACAATCAACCTAATCAGAGCAGTAAGGAAACTATTCACAACAAACACAACGGCAAGCGTTGCCACTAAAACAAAGAAAGAAGAAAGAATGAAAAACACGAAAACAACCGCAATCACTCTCGCATCCGCAACCTCCTACAACCTCCAGTTCTTCCGTAAGGATGGACAGCGCTGGTTCGCCCAGAGAGACGTCACGTGCGTCTACGGGGCCAACTACTATCCCGGTGCTAACATTGGCCGCCCTGTGATAGTGTCCAAGACAGATTTCGAGTACTTCGCCAACAACAAGAGAGCCTACAGAGGCCGTGTGTACCTTCCTGAGAAGGAACTTGTACAGTACATCAAGGACAGAACCGAAGTCGCTCTGGACGCACGCAAGATGCACATGAAAGGCAACCACACAGCAGGCTGGTCGACTTTCGCAGCTGACGCAATCGAGCAGCTGTTTGGTATGAAGGTACCTGTCAGTGCTGTGGCAACCAAAGCACTCAGCCCGTCCACTAACCCGGAGAGAAGGAGAGTGGAGGAGGCGCTCGCCAACGACAGCAACGCACGCAGAGCATATGTCTCCGGTCGTCGCGCACGCGCGTACGCGAGAGCGATCACGTTCAACATGGACAAACAGGAGTCGCTGCTGTACAGCGTCTTCGGAAAGGAAAGTAATGACAGTAATAGAAATCGCAATCGGCAGACCAAAGGAAAATGAAGCTTCCGAGACTGTATTCGTCAGTGATACCTATGTAGCTGCAAATTGGCTGCTGGCAAAGGCTGCGCGTACATTGGAATCAGGCAGCTTCAAGAAACTGGAGGGCAGACGGCGCTTCAATGTCGAGCTGACTCAGCAGTATCTTGACAAGCAACTGGAAGAGGACAGTGTGTATCTTGAATTCGGGAAGCAGAACGACATTCTGTTCTGGGTCAATCTGAATGTTGTCGAAGTGATCGACACAGCAGAAGTCGCCGAAGCTTAACAGCACCAGTCGTAGAGATTCACTGTGCACACGTATAAGTGCACAATTCCTGCAGGGGCATCGGATACAAGTCCGGTGTCCCTGCTCTTTAGTACGCTACAGCATTTGTTACCGGCCAATAAGACCGGCAGCAACAAAAGAGGTATTATGACAAAGACTATTGTCAAAAGAGACGGACGCACAGAAGCGTTCGATGCCGCCAAAATCAAAGCAGCAATCGAAGCAGCAATGGTAGCTGTGCACAAAGGGCTGACAGGTGACCTCGCACAGAAAGCTGTGCAGCTGTCAGAGCAGATCGCACAGAGCACAGAAGACGGTGCCAGCATAGAAAGCATCCAGGACAGGGTCGAGAAGGGTCTGATGGATGCAGATCTGATAGAGGAAGCCAAAGCCTACATCAAGTACAGAGCGGCGCGTACGGATATACGTGAGGCCCGCACGCACCTGATGAAGATCATCGACAGCTTCTTCACAGAGAAGCAGGACGACGGCAGCTCGCACAAAGAAAATGCGAACATCAATGCGTCCTCAGTATCTGGAGCCTTCTACAGAATCGGCTCGGAGGCAAGCAAGGACTATTATACCAGGTGTCTGATTCCGTCTGAATTCGTAGAAGCGCATACGAACGGATATTTGCATTATCACGATGCAGACTATTATGGTCTCAGTCTCAACTGTATGCAGCATGACCTCGGTAAGATGTTTAAGAAAGGTTTCTCCACAGGCAACGCCTATATAGGGGAGCCTCAGAGCATCACATCAGCAATGGCGCTGACTTGTGTTATTCTGCAGAGCGGGCAGACGGACCTGTTCGGCGGCGAGAGCATTCCGGCATGGGACTTCTACATGGAACCCTATGTTGAGAAGAGCTTTAAGAAGGCGCTGAAGAAGCATCTCGAGAACATGGCCTTTGCGCCTGCGAACATGCAGGAGCTGTGGGTCAAGGAAAACGGGTACCAGGAACACACACCTGTGTTCGAGAACGACGACTTATACAAGGCCTACAAGTGGGCCAAGCGTGACGTCGAAGCTGAGACGTACCAGGCTGCACAAGCCATGGTGTATAACTTGAATTCCTTAGCCAGCAGGGCCTGATTGGCCCCTTCACACCGCGAGGTGTGTCGAACAAGAAAGTGAATTGCTGGGACACCTTAACGGGTCATGCCGAAGGCAATCAGCAGCCGAGCCTTGTATCGAGAGCTACCCGGTACAAGAAAGGTTCATCGACTATCCCATAAGGAATGGGAGTACCCGACAAGTGAAGGGGAAGCACTCTTGGTTGGGAACAACCAAATGATATAGTCAGTGCTTCATGGAAACATGAAGAGTGGTCTCGAAAGAGAAACCTGGCGGTACGTAACGAGTACCGTTGAACAGAACCTTGGTGTGTACA